ATGACTATATTTGAATATTATAAATCTTGTTCTGATCAGATAAAAAGTAAGGGAACAGATTATAAAAATGAATCAGAGAAGGAACTTGTAACTCAAGAAGATTACGTGTTTTCCCTATTAAATATGGGAAGAGCACTAGGACTTCAAGATGCACGAGATATTCTCATGAGTAAAATGGAGGAAGTCCAACAGGAACATTTGCAAAGAATAGTGATTCCTCTAGAACCTGTTGAGAAAAAATCTGAAATAAAAGATAAAGGATGGTTATGGAAAAAGTTAGATAATATGTTACTAGTAGAATAAAAGTAGAATGAAAAAGATTAAAGACTCATTTTTTTATCCTTCAGAAAATTTAAATTCATTGAATGTAAATAGTTGTTACTTCTTTGACGTAGATTGTTTTCTTTACGATGAAGACGCAGGAGAGGTATTTTTTCCTGAATATTTAAAGTTGGGGTCAAAACAGATTTTTGTTTTTGATGTTCTTCCAATTGGATTAGTTCATTCTTATAAAGTAGTAGAAAAAATACAAGATTCAGATTGTTTTCGTGTTCAGTTTATTTCTTCTTTTGAAAAGGAAGAATTTTATAATCAACAATTTATAATGGAAAATTTTAATATAAATTATCCTAATTTATTGTTTAAATTGAACTTAATTTTAGATCAGAAATCTTAATTATAATTACTATAATTCATAATTGCAAAATGCCATCAAACGATGGCATTTTCTTTTTACAAGATAATACACGTTCTTCTGATGGTGGTGAGTTGTTCAATTATAATAGATTTAAAATGGATACAGTAAATCCAAGTAATCTCTGGGAAGCAGTTTTTATTACTGGGATCTCTGAAGAAATGAGATCAATAGTTGTTGAAAACAATAGTAAACCAACAGAGGAAGAATGTTTAAACTTAGCTGATTCTCTTGGAAAATTAGAGAAGCATCGTATCCCTTATTATGTTATTCGTGTTTATCCTCTTCGTATTTATAAAATGTCTTAATGTGAAATGTTATAATTGTAATTCTGAATTAGATCCTAATTTTTTCTTTTGGTTAGCAACTTCAAGAAAAATTCCAGATCAATCTTGCTTAGCTGTTATGGATTTAACAGAATTCGATATGGAAGAGTTTTTTGGAAAAGATAATTTCGATTTATTTAAAATTCAGTGTTGTTCAAATTGTAATGCAGAACAATAAATGACCTTATTAACTGCTATTGAAATTGCTAATAATTATCCCGATAATATAGTTATTTCAGCCCGTCAGATCAGTTCTGGAAAATGGGTATCGTTCATGGGAAGAACAAAAGAAGGATCATATCATAAAGATTTAATTTCTTTTGATCCTGAAACTCCGTTCTCTTCTGAGAAGGAAGCTATTGATGCCATGCATGATACTGCGAAAAGAATAATAGAATACGTAGTAGAATTAAATTCATCTAAGGAAAGAGTTTAGATATGATTACTATAGTTGAAGATCGTTACAATGGGTCTTATTCAAATGCTCGTTGGACTGCATGGGATTTAGATCCAGAATTAATACCGGATGACATCGCAGGTAGTGATTCCATATGCAATACATGGTGGCGTGAATACGAGAAAGAAGAAAAGGATGAGTACTCCATTTTAGTAGGGAAGGGAAATACTCCGCAGGAAGCATTAGATGCTTTATTGCTTCTAAAGGAAGAACGGACTAAAATCAGGATTGCTGAATTTCGCAAACAGTATTGATTATGAACATTTACAAAATATCCTGTTATTCTGAATGCGGAAGTTATTTTCAACCCTATCTCAAGAGTCTTACTATAAGAGCAGAAAGTTCTTATGAAGCACTTTTATGCGCAAGAGACTATGTTTCAAATCCAAAGAATGGTGAGTTTATTTATCCAGAAGAAAAATGGAAGATAACTCTACTTTCCTCTGAACCAAATTATGCAAGTGTTATTGATTTTGAAGAAGACTCAGATTATTAAAACACTATGAATACTCATTATTATCAAACAATAGAAACTGTACTTGGTAATGCTTTAATAGCAGAATTCATGGGAGCAGTTTATATCCCTGATTGGACTTCAGATATTTATACTGATTCTTATCCTACTTTTGATTTCAAGGACAATCACCCTACAAAATCAAGTTCTAGATTTTGGAGTGCAGATGGGTTATGTTATCATTTTGATCCAGAATGGCTAGATTCCATTTGGAATAACATATTCCCCAACGAACCCTATGATCCTAATATTTTTCATAGATGGGGAAAGGTTGTTGATCATATCAAGGGTTACAACGAGTATTTTGGATTAAATTCTTTAGAAAAATTTAATGATCTGATTTTATGTTATAGAAAAAAGTTCAAAGTACCAGGAGATAATTAAATGACTGTATTAGATCTCATAGCATCGCCAAGATTAAAACTGATAGAGGATGTTTTTGAAACCACTACTATTGAAGGTGTTTTTCAAATAATTCAAGATGTTCTCAAAAAGAATCCAACACAGTTTTTTATAAATTTAAAAGTAAATCCTGAAATCCAAAAACTTCAGAAAAAGTTAGAGGATAAACATGGTTTCGATATTTCGTATTCATATTCGCAGACTACTATTTGTTTGAGATTTCGAGGTTATGCTCGATGGGTTTATTTCAGGAACGGTGTTCCAGTTTATTTTACTTCAAGTTGCAGTGGTATTCTTGGAAAATCACCTCACGAAACTTTTGGATATAAGAGTGAATTTAGCAAGTTGAAATTTGATGATTACAAACGGCTCGAATTTGTGAATTCTGAGAACAACAATGTTCGTGAGTATGGGACTCGATGGTAGGTTCAAAGATCTTACCAAGTAGAAAACGTTCTTCAGAGTGTTAGTAAAATTTTCAACCAACATTCTGAGAAGAAACACAATGGAAACCCAACCCAAAACCACTGTCCTCCAAGGAACTTGCAACCGTTGTGGCCAAGACCTCTTTGAAAAAAGAGCCATTTGGCTCGAGTTGTCCATTACGGATGGTCGTTATTATGACGAGATCCCAAAGGGTCATGAGTCACAAGGGTATTTCTTGTTCGATGAATCGTGCGCTGCAAAATTAATATCTCAACCAGCACAAATAGAAAAAATCGAAAATCTTCTTTCTAAATTAGAATCAGATCTTTCTGTACGTCAATGTAAGCTCATTGAAAATAGAGAAAATAATTTCACTCATTTTGTTGAGTGGCAATTAGATGAATTTATAAAAAATGAATTTACATTAGAACAAATATCTATTTTGAAAGAAGCATGCAAGGATGAGAAGAACGGGGAAATTGGAAGAGTCCGAGAATGCTTAGATTCTCTTACCAATACTTGGACAAATGAATTACTTAATTTAAAATTGACACCTACAAATCTTCCCTACGCGAATTGCGTAAGAGTTTCTATTTTAGAAGCAAAAGCAGAAACTCTGAGGTTAATTAAAACGTACTTATCGTTCTTGAAATAAGTTCAGTGGATACTACCATGGAGAAACTGGCAGACTCACAAGACTTAAAATCTTGTTCCTGTATGGGAGTGTGGGTTCGAATCCCACTGGTAGTACTTTTATAATCAAGTAGTAATTTAAATGAATAATCCTAGAACCAAGCACTTAGTTTTCATAAAAGAAATCATTGAAAACTTTATTAAGAAGTATGATTTCAATCGTTATTATTTTTCTATCAAAGGTGAAGTTAGTGTTTATAGCAGTGGAGGAAGACTTAAAATTTCCTGCATGCATGAACTTGATGCTCTCACCTTTGGTGAAGTGAAGAATCTGGAAGCGGGTATCTATGAGGAAATAAGAAAATACTTAGAAACTAACAATATAAAAGATATTCTTTATATTGAAGACAATTCGTATCAATATAAATATAAGAAGATCCATATTTATTTTCGTGATGAAGTTGTTATTTATTCATAGATACAATTAAAATATCATGACAAATATAAAGACATTAAATTTTGCTTTTGATTTACCAGAAATAACAGATGAATTACTAGAAGAGTATTCAAGGGTTCTGCCTGTTGATGAGTACAACTATGTTTGGACTATTGATGAAAACCTCGAGGTAGTCAAAGTAGAAGGTGCAGTAGTAGTTAAAGGCAGGGATAATCGTAAATTTCTTGAAATTGTTATTAATAATTATATTTATATAAATAGATGGTTTGCATTGACGGAATCTTGGGCTAGAACAATTCAACATATTTTACTGGATGAGTATCGTGAATTTTTAAAACATGAAATGGAAAACCTTAAGAATCAATATTAATCATTAATTAGGATCCGGTATTTTATGAATTTTCTTGGGAAAATACTCAGGGTCACTGGAAACTCTAACATAGCACATAAGCATTACAGGGTCACAAAGGTAGGGGATGGGGAAATAGTCCAAGTGCAATCATTAGAACCTAATGATCCAAAAGTAGGAGTAGGATGCTGGCAAAATAAAAATACCATAAAATTTATGGGTTGGAGAGAGTTCTATAAATTTGAGATTGTGAAATAATTATAAAAGTATGGAAACATTTTTTATTTATGAAGTAGATGAAGGAAGACCGTCCAAAATAGATTTAGAAATAAAACAAAAATCCTTTATATTAAAGGATTCTTCATCTTTGCAGGAAGAACTCGAAAAAATAGATTGGGGGAATAAGAAACAAGAATGGATAATCACAAAATGTAGCCCCGAGTCTTTAATTCGGAGAATGTGTCTTCCCCCAAATACTGAGTTTTCTTATTTAGATTTGTATGATTTTTCAAAACTTTCTTGGGAAATGTATCATGAAAATTGGAAAGACTGAACAAGTTAAAATAAAAACAAGATTAAAAGATTGTGCGATAGGAGAAAAATTCTATCAGATACATCCTTGGGATAAAGCATTTCCCCCGAAAGAAGAAGGATTGTTTTACTATACTGAATACGATAGTGAGGGTTGGGGATTGTTCTATTTTGTTATAGAGGAGGGAACTAAAACAGATAGAATTTCTTATACTACTCGTACTTTGAAACCCAATGAAGTTACGCCTGAGATACTTCAGGTAGTCAAATTGGAAGAACGATTCTGTTCTCCGGAAGGCACAAAATTTTATGCAAGAATCAAATGAAATTAATTCATATAGTTTGTGATAAATGTGGTGGAACATTCCCACAAAAATTGACCTTGGATGTTTCTAGAAAACTGAATCATTCGGAATTTATTCCAATGGTATTATCAAATCCCCTGATAGATTTGACGTTTGGTTTTTATTTTGAAATACACAGCCACATCATTGAGGGATCTCTGACAGAAGAAACCTATGAAGTGGATACCCATGATACCCATGTTTGTTTGAAGTGCCTTCGGGACACAATCAGTTCACATATTGATTCTTTAGAGAAAAATATTTAAAGAATCTTAACAATCTGAAAACGTTCTTTCCTCTACTTAGGAAAGGGCGTTTTTACTATTTAATACTTGGATTAAACCAGAACTCATGGAATCCCCTATTTATTGGAAGCAGAAGATACTTGAATCTAGGATTCTTTCCGAATCCTGGAAAAAAGCCCTACGACCTGCATTGAAAGAAGACTATGCTATGTGGCTCAGAGAGTACCTCAATAGAGGTGGTGAAGTTACTCATAATTTTAATAAGAAATTTCCGATTTCTAAGTTTTGGACAGCGACTGATAATATCACTATAACTCCATTATATGGTTCAGCTTTTTTGTTCATCATAATCCGCAAAGATTTTCAGATTTGGGGTGATCCAGGGCATAATTATATTTTTGAGTACGAGTTCTCTTCGAAAAGAATTTTTGTTCCTAATTATTCTGATTTGTTTGATTAATATGACAAAAGAAGAAATACAAAATAATGCACTTTATTGGCAAAGTCTTGGTTGTCCAGGAGGCAGCAAGGAAGCAGAGTATCGAAGATCCTATCAAATGATCCGAGATATCTATGAAGAATATGGAACATATTTTGTTCTTGCATTTCTTTATGATTGCCAATACGGCAATGAAGACGTAGAAAGAATGTTAATTTTATATGAAAATGATTACCCTAATTTAAAAGATTATGGAGAAGTAATTTATTATGTGAAACTAGATTACCATAAAACTATGGAGATAATTCCAAAGATATTTGCAGAGCATCAGAAACATTCAACGTATTTTGTGCTTTTATATCTTTATGGGTGTGAATACAATAACGACGATTTTAAAATAATGGTAGAACTTTTTAAACCAAAAATTATGAAAGATTGTAATATATGAAACTACGATATGTGATTCAAAGAATCCCGATGTCCGTGACTATCAACAGCAAAGAGACTGTTGCGCCAACAGACTACGTATGTACTTCGGAACGAGACGACTTCAATACCAATCGTGTTTATGTTCATTATTCCTTTGAAAAATGCATAACAAAAGCCGATAAATTCGACAGCGAGGAACAGGCAAAATATCGGGTATCAGAAGTCTATCGTTGGGAAAAGGAACGAATATATGGGGATCAAAATTACTATCTTACTATTTTACCTATATACACAAGATAATCTATGAAATATCTACTAAAATTATTGATTGCATTTAGTGCCATAAATATGGTCTTTTATGCTTTAGGGATAGCTATAACATTTGATCCGATTTGGATCCTACATACGGAAGTGTGGCAACGAATAATTCTAGTTTTTATCGAGATTTTCATTCTGCAAGGTGCAGCATTGTTACTAGAACAATTCGGGAATATTTTAAAAATGAAGGGAAATACTTCAAAATGAAGAAACTTGTTTTCATCGAGAACTCTTGGAGAGGTGCTGCCGAATCAGATGCTAAATTATTTCGAGAAATAGCAGAGGACTCAGGTTGTGTTCCGAAGTCATGCTTAGATGATATGGTTATTGTTCCAGATTTTGCGAGCATTCCACCGGAAGAAGTCCAACGAATACTATTTGATCCTCAGAATTGCATTTGCACTAGGTCTTCCTATATTGGTAGATCTCGAGATCAATTCTTGAAATTCCTAAGTCTCGTTGGTAGAAATGAAATCAAGAATTTAATTTATATTGATGGTTCTAATTTTTTACTAGATTTCCTGAATAAAGAAGTTCCGCGCTTAGACTCCTATGCGTTGTTACACGTTCTACGTGCTATAGAAACAAATTACTTATTGAGGTTTAGTCTTTCAGAAAGAAAGACTTATAGACTCCGATTGGATTTTACTCAAAAGTTTGATTCGTTTATTCGATCTATAGAAGAAGTAAATCTTCCCATTTTATTAGAGGAATAATCATGACAATTCAACAACAATTAGATTCAAAAATATGGGATAGTGTGAATTTAAATCATCGAGATCCAACTTATATTATTGTTCATCCACAAACATATTATGAATTGCGTGGTGCTATACCAGATGTTGAATATCATAAATCTTACAAAGGAATAAAAATTATTGAGTCTCCTGATATTAAAATAAACGAATTTATAGTAACATTTTAATTTAAAATTATGAATACTATTCAACTCGAAATAGGATGTTCTCAAATATCAAAAATTACACCAGAACATTATACTGGATTTACTCCAAAATTAGGTGTAGTCTTAGAAGATGTAAATCCAGAAGATTTATTGGATATTGTACTAGATGCTAGTTCTATCCTTGATCTTTCTAATTTTGTAGATAAATTAAAAGATAATTTTGGGTATTCAGATATCTTAGATCAAATTGACTACAATATTCTAAAAGAATACGTGGAATCAAAAACTTCAATTTATTCCTAACATTTATGTTCTTAGTAGTTTACAAGATTCTTACTCCGTTTCCAGTAACAATGGAAAATGCTTTTTCAGGAGACAAAGAAAAGGTAATTTTGAATTCAGGTCATATTGTTTGTGTCCGTCGGAATACGTCAATAGTCCCTATTAAAAAACCTGATATTGGCAGCCATTTTGATTTTGAAACTACGACGAGTCAAACCGGAGTGACCTGCCTTTTCCATGGTGAAGAAAAATGTTATCATAAACGCACAGAGGATTCCTTTTGTGTTGATATATTTGATTTGAATATGGATTCTTTACGAGAATTAGAAAACCTCAAAATAGTGGAACGAATTGATATTAATTTTAAACTTTTGTAACAGAATAAAATGACTCCAGAAAAATATGCTGGAAACCTCATTATTAAATTTTTTGATTTACTTGGGGATTCTTTAGATACTTCTGATAGATTTCAAAGAGCAAAAAAGTGCGCTCTTATTTCAGTTTCAGAATCAATAAGAAATATTGAGGAATCTTGTGATTCACTTTCTGCTATTCTCAAAGGAAATGTTGATTTTTTCTTTTCTGAAAAAATTAAATTTTTGAATGCTGTAAAACAAGAGATCATATTTTTCTTCTTGGAAAGCATTACGCAGGAACTCGCCTACCCACCACCATCTATTCCAAAAGATTAAGATGAGTTTTAAGAATTTCTAAACGTTCTTAGATTGTGTAAGAAATTAATTTATTAAAAGTATATTTACCAAGGAAATGTTATGAACTCAGACTCAACAACTACACCAAACGAAGTTCTTGAATTGGAATTTAATTCCAATTTTGCTTACTTCACAAGAAGTAAGAAACAAGTTTACCTTTCTTCTTTTGTAAATTCTCCCAGTATCAGTTTTCCATTCAGAGGATATTTAGGGGAAAACATGCCTAGCATCCAGGATAGTGGGAAGGAACAAGACAGAAAGTATTTTGACTGGATGCGCAATGGGGAGCATAGCTTCGAAGAAAATGAATTTGATATTATTTATAAAATTCCATATCCGGAAAATGTTGTTATTGATTTAGGAAAAGAATACATAACGAAATTGGGTAGAAGAGTTGAATTGGAAGGAACAATCCCAGAAGACGAATTAGAAATGTATTATGAGCATATTCACGATTACCCCGTTAAAGGTACTATTTTAAATGATGATAGAGATGCACGAAGTTTAGAATTTTGGAACATGAAAGGTGAAACACCTTCCAAAAATAATCGATCTAATGATATTGTACCTATTGGTTGGGAACTAGAAATATTGAATAATCTATGAGTTTAGATTTTCACAAGAAATCAATGAGTAGAATAACTCCAGAATACATAACTTCAATTTCAGAAAATCAGGTATTTGTTTTCGGTTCTAATCTTGCTGGACGTCATGGAGGTGGTGCAGCGAGAACTGCGCTAGAGTGGGGCGCAAAATGGGGTCAGGCAGTTGGCCTAGCTGGTAACACTTACGCCTTACCTACGAAGTCTGCGGACGTAGGATCAACACTTCCACTATCAGAAATTCAGAGTCATGTTCTCGATTTTATCGAGTTTGCACGTTCTAATCCAACACTGGAGTTTTTGGTAACAGAAATTGGATGCGGATTGGCTGGATTGGATCCGAAAGATATTGCTCCAATGTTTCAGGAATGCTGTTCACTGGAAAATGTTTGGTTACCAGAACGATTTTGGCAAATACTAAAAGATAAACGTAAATGAATTCTAAAGCACTAGATAAGAACAATGAGATCATTTGTAAGAATGATCTCATTAAAATTGGAACACAGATATTCAAAGTATTTGATTCTGGTAATGGTTTGTTTATTAAATTAGGTTCTGCAAAAAATTCTGATTTAAATATAACATTCCTTCAGGATATTCGTCGAGATTATATTGAGTTATTTTACAAGGATGAAGAGCCAGATCAACCTACTAAGAATGGTGTAAATCCTAAGTATAAGAAAATATTACAATGGTCACGGTTTTCAGATAATAATGTTGCAGATATTCCAGTTTATATCTTTCAATACTTTCAAGAGAATCAGAATTCCTTTACTCCGATGCAAGCATATGAATTGGCAATTTTAGCTTGTGAATGCCAGTATAACTTGAGAGTATTGCGGAGTCGAGAATTGAAGCAACACGTTACATTGAAACAACATTTTACAACCGAACAAATCAATATCAATAATACGTGGATTGAGTCAATATTTAAATTTGAAGGGTTAATTGATTATGTTCTTGCTAAGAAAGTAAATAATGGTAACTAAATTTAATATCAAAGATGAGATTGTTTTACTGAGAAGTGTTGAGTTGCAGGTTCGTTGCCATACTTGTGGTTGTTCTCATGCGGAATGGAAAGAAGTAGAAATTGAAGCAGAAATTAAAAGTATCTCTATTCTTTCCCCAAAGCACATTTATTATAAATGTCAAATTAATTATTCCGAATATTTTGAGGATCAGGATGAACCAATTCTCATTGACGTAGAAGAGTGTAAAATACTTCATAAGAAAAAATAAAATGGATCTTAAATCTATAAAAACAATAATTGACCATTCTCTGTTTTCTACAGAACAAAAAGAATTAGCAATACTCTCAATCCTATCTCAGGATCCGAAAGTAATACCATATTTATTGGCGATGATCCAGTCGGAAAGAGAGTCTACCAAGACTTTAATTCAAGAATTAAACGTTCTTGTTTCTCTGAGTCAAGCTGCTTTAACTAATCCCAAAACTTTATCGGCTTGGGGTAGGAAATACTATGGATTCTTGGCAGGAAGAATCCAAACTTTCTATGAGGATTTTACGGATTCAATTAAAAATTGTTTTAAACAGATTTAATTATGACTACTATTTTGATGAAAGACTTTGGAAGGGATCACTGGTCTCTTTTATTGTATGTTGAAACTTGTATTCTGGATAACCAGCGTTCTCCTGGAATTGGTGGCTTGGATGCCAAGTTTATGAGAGTAAATCCGAGTTCTCATCCTTTGCATTGTTCTACCAATTTTCCATATTGGATAAAATGGGATCCAATGTATGGTTCTCGTCTTAAAAATTACAAAGACAACTCCCATGAAAATATAGTTCTAGACCATGATGATATTGATTGCCTGGAGGACTTGGAATCTGCAGGTTTATTGAAAATTGTATCATTGATAAATCTCTTTGTTGAATTGACAGAATTAGGAAAAACTATGTGTTCCCAGATTAGAAATTGTAAAATTTCTGGAGGGTCTTATAGTACTTTTGAACCTCAGTTATCAGAACAGGTAGAAGCATGATTACTCCAGAATTTAGCTCAAATTGGAAATTATATTCGGAGTTCCAGCCGTCTCCGGATGACGGTGAGGTTCTTTGTTATTCTCCTGGTTGGGTTCATTTGGATTTTAATCCAAGAGGATTGAGAACCGGATTCATGGGTGGCGAAGGTTTTATTTCAGCATTTTGGTGGGATAATCAGGATACTTATGTTAATGACGAGATTTCAGTTCCATTATATTGGAGACCTTTAGATGATTTTAATACGTTATAAATCTATAACTTAGTTATATTGCTGTTGATTTTATTCATACAAAGATTGTGTTCAATGGAGAGTTCATTACTTGTTAAATTCATTATTGTAGTATCTGTTATTTTCTTTGTTTTTATAATATTCAGAATATTAGAAATTCGTGAATTTAATCATAGCTTTTCTTCTTTTATAGAAGAATATAAGCAGATATATGAAAAGTCTCGAGACTCGAATAATTTTGATGAATTTGAAAAATGGTGCGTTCCTGAATGTCCATCATTCCTGAAAATGTTCTTTTCTTTTAAGCCCTTGACTCTCAAAAATTTCCTGCCTCCATTCCCTTCTGAACTCAGAAAGAATCACTCACCGTCGATCTAATCTGCTCTGATACGTTCTTCTCGATGTCTGAAATTTTTTAAATCTAAGGATATTGAGAACCATGAATGTTGATAATCAAACCAGTATCAAGAATGCTTTCCAGTCTATAATTGGAGACGTTCTTCTACTTTCAATGAAAATGAACTACATTATTGGTTTATTCCCAGAAAATATTCCAATGGGAAGTGTGGCTATATCGGATCAAGATATAGTTATTCAATGGAGTTTCCGCCAACCCAAAGAATATTGTGTTAATTTAGTTTATATTAAGGTTGATTCCAAAAATCAATATGCTGTTATTCGAACTCCAGAAAAGAAGGATCAACACGTGGATATTGGACTTTTGGGTGGGGACAGTTGTGACTCAAATATGAATATTATTTTTGATGCCATTCGGAATATTCTTCAATTAAATGCAGTTAAATCTGCTTCATGAAATTCTATTCAATTTCAAATCTGTTAGGAGATTTCATTGGAATCGTCGTAGGCACGTCAAAACAATCTGCCCTAGAGGAAGCGGTGAATATGAACCTAATCCCATGGCAACCGTTCGAGACCGACTACTATGAGGTAACAGAGATCAGTAAAACAGACTTCAAAAATCTAATTCTCAAAACTGAAGAGTCTTTGAAACATTATAAAATTACATTTCGAAAATATTCAGAATTTATTAAAAAATCTTAATTTCGTATGAAAGCTGCAAATTGGTTTACGTTGAAGCAAGTATTCAATATTGTGGATGGAAGACTGATGACCAATATTCAGGATATTGATGACCTTCTTGGGGCATCAATGGGAGAAGTCATAACATGTGATTCCCATAGATTATTCGCCATGGAATTCGTTACAAAAAAGAAACCAGAATGGTATCAGGAAGCATACAAATTATTACTTTCTATTTATGACAAAGTTGGATTTAATGTTGATCAGATAGAAAAATATATTGATGAAAACTATTTCAATGCTAAATTCTTAGTAACCAAGGAGGAGTGACGCAATGTGGGTGAACTCTTATGAACCTGCGAAGACAGATTGGTATATTGTTTTGATAGATACTATTAAAATTCCAATGATGTGGAATTCTCATAATAAGTTCTGGTGTGACTTGTCAGGCACAACATATAAAATGTCAGATATTTTATGTTGGTTAGATGATTCAAAGTTAACAATACCGGAATATTGTTTTGTTAAGTATACTTAAAATATCAATGTTATGAAATCATTATTAATTGTTTCTATGATATTCTTAGTTTCTTGTGCTAGGGATATAAAAGACATGAAGGGGGATGGTAAGGGTAATTTTAGAGTTATTATTTATCACCCAGACCGATACCCTGATACCACGATTTGTTCCGGATACTTACAAGAAGATAATAATTATTATTTGGTTAGGGAAAAATTTATAAAACAAATACGCTTAGGCGTACATTCTACAATAATAATTGAGAGCATGTCCAATGACCATTGATACTATTTCAAATGGAGATACTATTGTTTTGGAAGATGGAAGAAAAGTGATTATTCTTGGATACCTTAATTCCAAAGAATTGATTGCTCAGGAGATATTCATAATTGATGGAAAAGAAATACCTCATGGTGAGAATTTTACCATACCGACACCTACTCGAATTGTTCCTCCAATTTCTTGGAAAGAAAAGAAGGTTCAGGAATTAGAAAATAGGATTTCTACTTTAGAGAAAGAATATGAATTCAAGCGGGATAAATACCGAAAATTACAGGATGAGTTAGAGGAATCTCATAGAATCCAGAATGATACTTTACAGAAGGTATTTGAATATAATTTCAAACTTTTGAAAAAATTAAATCCTAACATTTTTACTACTCTCATTAATTATTTAACAGGGAAAATAGAATGGATTGTTATAGGAGACTATAGTTTGAAGGTTATGTCCTGGGAGGATTTTTTCAAAGAAAAAACGTATGAAGATCAAAGAAAACAAAAGTTGAAATTATTGAGTCTTTATGGGGATGATTCTGGAGATATGAGTTTCAGATTAAACCGATATTCTGATGGTTCTGGTTCAGATTATCATACTATGTATTTTTGTAATTCTAAGGAAGATGTACGAGTTCTTCTTCAAAAACTGATGGAAGAACGAGAACTCAGATACGATGACATAAAATTATACAATGATTGGGACGTAGAAATTAATCCAATAAAATTAGAACAATATAAAAGTTCTAAGGTAGCCATGTTAGAAAAGACTGAAAAGAAATCCAGAGAAGATCACCAAAGAAGTTTGGAACATTTAAATAAATTCAAATCAGAATTTTCTATTATATGAATATAATATTTTTGGATATTGATGGTGTATTGAATTGTGACGTGTATTATGAAGGTTTGAGAAGACTTACGGATAATGGTGGCATAGCACCCGAACACCCATTAGAGGATCTTTGTCCTGAACGAATAGAACTCTTAAATGTTCTCTGTGAAAGGGTTGATGCAAAGGTAGTGATATCGAGTACTTGGCGTCTCTCGGGCTTAGAGTATTGTAAAAATGCTCTTCAGGGTAGAGGTGCAAAATTCGATATTATTGATGTTACTCCAAAGTGCAGAGTTCGGGATTACATTGTTCGAGGAAATGAAGTTCTTGCTTGGATCAAAAATAATGAAAAATTAGTAGGGTGTTGGAGTTCAGATTTTAAGACTTATGCAATAATTGATGACGATTCAGATTTTCTCTATGAACAACGTAATAATCTGTTTCTTGTTGATTCCTACGGTGGCTTGACGCCAAACACAATTTACCGAATTGAAAGATTTTTCAAGAGTATACGAAACATAGAACGTTCTACTGTTGGAAGTCAAAATAGATAACTGGTAAAATTCTAAATGAATAAAAAACAATTGCAACAAAATTCGCAGCCACGTCCATCACCTCCGATGCCATTGAATGCTCAATTAAATGCAAAGATAAGAAGGGAAGTGCAAGTTGCATTCGAAATCCATCCAAAATTGGAAATCCAAGTTGCGCACTTGCTTTACAATAGTGGAGAATGGAATGAAACAGAAATAAAAAATGAATACGGAGCAGAAATGCTAACTTTATTAAAATATTTTTCACATTTTCAAAAGGAATACAATGAGTTATCTTAATTCTAACGAAATAACTGAATGGTTTAATACCCATTTAGAACAAGCAAACAATGATCCCGAAGCCTATGCATATGGGATTATACTACGAATAGTAGCGCAATTTCAGGTTAAATTGCATGATAATAATTGGACAATGGATGACTTGGCTGCCAAGTTAAATTGGCCACTACCAAAATTGGAAAGAATATTCAGTGTTGATGGCATTATTGAATTCAAAGATTTAGTAGAAATAGCATCTGCATTGGAGTATAAATTAGATTTATTCTTTGCTTGAGAAAGAATCACAATGGCATCTCCTAAAAATGCAAGGGTATCATATTACAAGGAACAGAAAGACGCAGATTTTAAATTAATTTCTTATAATGATACCCTTAAAATTTATCGAGTACGGAACACATTAGAAAAATCAAAAACTCTTTCAAAAGAAGAATTTGATTATTTGAATTGTGAAAGAATAAAAAAGCATCAATTCAAGGAATTGTTAAATGCCTATTTTAATTCTTGCAAAGATTCCTGGGAATATCTTGGAGTTAATTATCGGAAATTGGATAATTTTGGATCAGGGGATATATCCTGGGAATCTGTTCCTCAGCATCAGATAACAGTACCAGAGACTTCCTATGGATTTTGGTATAAAATCGTCTGGCATCAGGGAAATGTTTATCATGCCTTGGACAATGGTAATTATTTTCCACAGATACCTTTGTTTGATATTAAAACAAACAAGGCAGTAAAATGGACAAACGTCAAGAACTTAGCACCAGTGTTCAACGTAGATGACAAGGTTATCATATGAAAAGGAAGCACAAGCATACCAATTACGGGTTTAGTAAAACAACTAAGCCCGTAACAATTAAAGATATTAAAAGAGTTATTCAATTTATTAAGAGGATTAGCGAAAGTACTATCTTAAATTTTAATTTTGATTTTCTCAAGAATATTAAATAGCCATGCCAACATATGATTTGAAAAATACAAAAGAGATTTCTTTTGAAAAAGACTTAGAACAAAACAAGAAATTTTATAGAAGAAAGTGTGGGATTGTTATAGGTCATACGAAAGATCATGGTGCAAGATTTCCCATTGCTTACGTTCATAAACCCAAAATGATTTCAGAAAAAGATTTTAACGAGTTTTTAGAAGCAATGCAAATATACTTTGTATCTAAATATGATACGTAAAGAAGATTTACTAGAGATCCTTTATCAACGTGGTGAATTGAAACGTGATCATGGATTTTCTAAAATAGCACCAATTAAACCTAATCATGGAAGTTGTTGTAGTTGTCAGGACTGTGGGCAATTCTATGATGACTGTGTTTGCACTCATAATGAATGGATTGATATTATCACTACTTTGGATACTAAATGAAAATAGACATTGCTACTTATAAATTAGAATTAACATTACGAGAATTAAGAACTATTTTAGATGCTCTCGAATTTGAAGTAAAATCAAATTTAGAAGTGCATTGGATACATCATCAGAATCGTTGGAAAGAATTAGACGAAGAATCATTGTATATGATAAAATCTATTTCTGATATTTTAAATTCTACAAAATACTATGACCTTTTAGAAGAAGCAAAGGCAATATTTGAAGAATATAATAATTCAACTACGAAAGATCAGTCTCATGATTGAACTCATAAAAGAATATAAATATTGGAAGTCAAAATTAACTTCAAACTATGGTTTTGAAAACTGTGGTGAAGAAGTAATGTGGAATGATGGAATCCAATGCGTTCTTGATTCTTTACTGAAAGGTGTTGATTCTACGTTAGCAGATTTTATTCGTAAAGGCTATATCTAATCTGAACATGTTCGTTCTTGGTTGTGAACATAATTCTTAGTACAATAAAAGAAAACAGCCATGACAAAAGTTCATCACGTTAAATCGGCTCGTAAGCCGATACCATCCATTGGAGTTGAAGTCGGACAGCCCTACTATTGGTGGGCGTTTAACTTCGGAACAAAACAGGTCAGTAAAACATACCCTACTCGTAGTCAACTGACTTCCTCTTCGTTCCTGTCTTCGGTGTATGACTTGGAGGATAGTCTTCCTACTATCAATGCTACTGATGTTGATGAGTTTGAATCTGCCAAAGAGGATTTATTGTCCTCCATCGAAGACCTCAAGCAAGAATGCGAAGACAGCCTTTCGAATATGCCGGAGCAACTCCAGGAGTCCTCTATTCATAATGAAAGAATAGAAGCCCTGGAAAATTGGATTTCTGAGGTTGAAAGCATCAGTTGCGATATTGACGAGGATTCTATTCGGGAACAAGTAATTTCTGAATTTTATCCAGATAAAGTAGATTTGGATTCTACTGATGAGGAAGATATCACTCAGAAAGTATCAGAAAAAATTACAGATATAGTTATGGATTCCATTGAGGAACTCCGAGGAACATCATCAGGGTTATAAATAAAATGGAAAATAAAGAAATCAGAGTAATAGAATGCGTTTGTCCTTATTGTCAGGGACAAAACTCTATAAGTTTTCTCAGGAGATCTGCATTGATTGCAACGGAATAGGGAAAATAACATATGAATACAAAACGACAAAAGAAGAAACAACAGATAACATCTGATTCTTCTTTGGCAAATTGGATTCAGGGCGTAAGAACTGAACCATTGAAAATAAATATGGAGAATTTTGTTTGTTCTTTGGAACAATCAAAGAGATTTCTAGAATTAGGGATTCGGCAAGAATCCCAATTTTATTGGAAAAAGAATAGAGTGTACTCAGAAGCTGAACTAAAGGAACTTGGCATTCCTTTGTATTACTTGGTTCATTCTGGAACTCCAAATGATTGGATTCCAGGTTATTATAATTTTCTAGAATTAGCACTAGAACCAAAAAATTACATTGGGTACATGTGGTCTGCGTTCAATCTGCATGAACTTATTCTTTTGAATAAAGGCACTATTCCAGAACATATTTTGAGTTCTAAAAACTTAGTCATTGATTTTGCAGATTATGTTTTAGGAGTTTTAGAAAATCAACCAGAAGTGGAAAGGCGAATTCAAAAAATATATGAGGATAAAGATTTTGTAGGAATACGACCACAAAATTGTAAAACTGAGTTTCTTCCTTTTCCAGAAGAGCAGGAACTGAATATCAAGTCACTTTTAGCTACGTTAGAACTCAATCAAGAAAACCTCAAAGTGTTATTTGGGTACGAGGAACAACCCTAAAAATAATTCTAGTGTTTGATAACTCTCAGTCATTCCTAGAATTTAGAAAAGACTCTTGAACTTTTGTTCCTGAGTCTTTTCAATTTTATCGGATTTTATCTGATGTCGTACGTTCTTGTTTCTATAAGTTTGCGATCACAACTTGAGAACTGAAATGTATAAAATGCAAGTTATGTTTGTTTTGGGTAATATAATAAAGAATGTTGATTTTGAATTCGATGAAAATGATTCTGGAACGTTCATTGAAGACGTCATTGATACCCAATACAATGATTGGGTTGAACTGAACGGAGGAAGTTATTGGAAAGTAATAAAAGAACCAAGAAAAAATAACAATAACAACTAAAGGGAAAACAATGATAAAATACTATTTTGTCAGTAGAGCTAAAAGAAATTATTCCCTGCAAGGAATCAAAAAAGGGGAATCGTATTGGTGGTGGCATGGAAAGCGTGGAAAAAAGGTTTACAGCAAAACTGAACCAAAGTTTACCCGTTCATGGAATATTGAAGATAAAATTTAAGTATACTATTTAAACTACTAGGAGTTATTTTTAATGAGTTACGAAATCTATTTTCTAAATTTCTCAATTACAAGATTAAATGAAAAGAACAATTTTGAAAGTAAGTACTCAGGATTTAAAAGAAGTAATTAAAAATTCCCTATATCAAAACAATGACGGATTTGAGAATTGGGGCGTTGATGTTTTTATTGAGAAATCCGGAAAAATTTGGGTTTCTAATTTGAATGCGGGTAACCAATCTTATCCTGAATTGGACTCAGTTGCTTGGTGTTGGGTTGAGAAACAACAATATAACCAAGACGAAGATGATTTGGAAGAAACTGTTCAGAATAACCTTGAGTATTACCAGGGATATCTGGAAGGTTCTCTCATGGAAAACGATAGTGATCTTGTAATTGATTGGATCTAAAATTTGTAAGAAGTAGATTTTATACTTTCTTCCCCGTTCTCTAATGTGTTACTAAAATTTTTAATAAAATGTTTCAGGAGTAAATCATGACATCAGCAAAAACAAAAGTATTTTTGAACATAAGCAACCATGCGGTTGCTGCTTGGACGGAAAAGCAAAAGAACGCTGCCCTAGAATTAGGGGAATCAATTGGAGAAATACCGTTTCCTAATATTTCCCCATCAGCAACTTCCAAAGAAGTTCAGAAGTTAGCAATTGGTTTAATGCTGCGTATCGTAAATGAATACGGCAATGATGTTTGTTGCATGGTTGGTGGTGAATTCACATTTACCCATTCTTTTGTTGAAGCATGTTATACTCGGAATATTGAGTGTTATGCCGCAACAACAGAAAGGAATACAGTTGAAAATCCTGATGGAACTAAAACTGTTAAATTTGAGTTTGAACAATTTCGTAAATACTTGAGTCGGGATTTTCAAAACTAATATATGGCAACTCAATATATAATAGCATTGGCTGGATTGAAGGATATTGAACCTGCTGATGCCCCAATTCCAAGAGAGGAGTTAAGAATTGTTTCCTGGAGTCTTTCCAATGAAGGTAAACAAGTTACAAAGGAATTGAATCGAGTAATAGATCAATTTTGTGACTATACGAAAGAACATCCTACTATCTATATTAGTATTGAAGTCGAATCCGATGATTATGGGGAAGTATTTCTTCTCTGTTTTCAAGGGGGGAAAGTTGGGAAAGGAAAGATTAATATTTCAAAATCATATTCTCTTCCTATAGATTCTGATTTTGTATTTCCTAAAGAATCCTTAGATTCTGAAATTACAAAAAGAAAATATAGAAGTAAACAACTTGCATAGATGATTTATAATTGGTGGAGTCTGGACGACGTATCCCAAATAGGTTGTGCGTAATGTTGCAACACGATTTACGCTAAATGCATTAAGCAGTTGAACTGAGGACAAGAGTACTATTGGCCTCGATGAGGCACTTAACGATGAAAAGCTGTTGAAATTTGGGACAAAATATAAACAGTTCGATTCTGTTTTCCACCACTATTTTCAAATATATTTATTAATTTAAATTATGGAAGAAAATTCAATACAAACACTTTATTGGGGAAGTTTCCCCGACACCTCTATGAAATGGGAAGGTTACGACCAAACCCAAATCCCCGATGCTACTCCAGCAAATATAATGATCTTGATAAAGAAAATTAATGAACTTGTTGAGATTGTAAATACGCTTGAATCCCGATTCAATTCCTTTGTTTCCAATATAACTACTTCTGAACATGAAATATAATTTTCAAGAAATTGCTCAAATTCTTTATCCAACTCTTTTATTATTTCGTAAAAATTATGGGACAAAAAATAAGATTTTATTTCACCCCATAAGAACAACAGAAGAATCAATCTTAAATCTTGCTAGGGATCTTGAGAAAAATTGTAAAGAAAACTCAGGGGTATTTAGTGTTTCATATACTGACATGCATTCTATTCTTGTAACAGAGTCTTCTGTTGAGTACTCAGAATTTCAAAATCATGCCTGTAAAATTGCATGTTCTTTAGTTAATACTTTATTGAATTTAACATAAAATAGTTTTGTTCTCTATCCCTAAATTGAGAAAACCGTTCTTTGTAGTGTAATTGAATAAACTAATTTTAAAATACTATTATGTTAGAAAATTTCTTTAAGACCAAAGAACATTATTTGGCATTTATGGAATCCTTAGAAGAATCTAATGGAAAACTCGAATCTGGAAAACTTACTGAATCAATAGTTTTAAATTCCATTAAAAAATGTGAAAATGATTTTCAATTAAAAAAGACAGATTATGATAAAGGATTACAAATCGAATGTTTTTGCATTATGCCCAAAGTTGCAAGTAGTTATCAACATATGAGAGTTCATGCATCTTGCATGCTTCGATTTTCCAAGGGTAAGATATCAAAATATTCATTTGGTAGAATGAACTGTTCTACTCATGGGAACATGAATCAATATACTTTGTTTTTAACAGAGGAAATGCTTTTAAAAATTTCTAAAAGAATTTTTCAAAAAGTGGAAATACTAAAATGAAATCTGAGATTTATGTCATTCTCGCACATCGAAATGGTGATAAGAATGACCATAGTTATGTTGTTACCTTTTCCCGCAAGGAGAGCAGAGCAAGGGCTATTGCGAGTAAGCATTGTTCTGATCGGGGTAGAAAGTATTCCTGTGTTGTTTACAAGCTCACAGAAAATACCATTCATGACGCTAATGAGATTATCTTTGATACTGGATGTTACATTACTGATAAGTAACCAATGACTTCTACCCTTTCTTCTGAATTTACGCAGATTCTTCTTACTTCCTATAAGGAATACCAGGATAATAATCCATTAGTTAATCCAAACTTAGATTCTATTGTCTGTGCTATTCAGTTTTTTAATATGCATGACTATTTTTTATTGCCATCTGGTATATATTTCCTAGAATCAGGGGATTTAACTATTCAGTGGTCTTCGCCGGAGAACTTGTCGGAACATTCACGGATGTGCCAGGTAGTATTTTCAAGAAATAAAACTATTTTATTTTCAACATTTGATTTTAATGCGGAGAGTCATACAGAGATTCTGAACTATGAATCTTCTTTCGAATATGGAAAAAAGGTCAGAGAATTAGGAATTAAGATCCTTAATTATCTGGAAGGTGATATAGGAATAAAGGCATTTAATAATTTATAAAAATTTCACGTTATATCTCAATACATTATACTATATGAATCCTGATATTAAAAGAATTGTTGTCATCGGGGACATCCATGGGGATTCAGTTTGGAAAAAATTATTATCGAAAGATAAACTTGAAAATAAGTTCTCAAGTACTCTCTACGTATTCGTAGGGGATTACTTTGATTCCTTTGTTTATATACCACCGGAACAAATAAGAAATTTTGATGACTTATTATCAGAAAAATCTTACAATCCTGAGAACATAATTTTATTATTGGGTAATCATGATTACCATTATTTGCCCTATGTTAATCAACGGTATTCGGGATACTCACCCCACACTGCCATTTTGGCTGGAGGAACATTAAAACTTTGCGTAGATCAGAACTTACTTCAAGTTATTTTCCAGTATAAAAATCTTATAGTAAGTCATGCTGGTATAACAAAGACGTGGTTGGCAAATTCCCGATTAAAAATTAAAGATATAAATTCTTCATTTTTAGATTCCTTCAAAAAATTTGAGTTTCAAAACACAGGTGATATGTATGGTAATAGTATTTACCAATCACCTTTGTGGGTTCGCCCTGAATCCCTGAGATCTGATAGTATTCCAGATTGTATTCAGATTGTTGGTCATTCAGGAGTTCCAGAAATATTAATCGAAGACAATATTGTTTTCCTCGATTGCCTGCAAAAAAAGAAAGAAGTATTAGAAATACTAATTTCTCAGGAAGAAAGTTTTACAACAGAACCTTTTAGAACAATTACAATAGAACAATGACTTCCCTTTTAAATCTGAAAAGAAGTTTCCATAGATATTTGTTTTGTTTCTCTGGACTTTTGTTATTGTATTTCAGCAGCACAATGACTTTTCTTAATACAGTTTTATTTGGTTCTTTATTTATAATTGTTGTTTTGATTCTTCAGACACTTATTAGTTATATTATCAATAATCTTTCTTACTCTAGTTCTGAATATGAAAAATTGAAGGGAAGTTTACGATCTTAGTTTTCTTTGATGATACTTATGGATATAATTTATTTTAATGGTCTTCAGTTTGAAGGTGTTTTTTCAAGTTCTTTCAATAAGATCGATCTTTTAAAAAATGCGCCGTTCATTGATATCCGAGATAATATTTATCCTATTGAAATAGATTATTATAATAATTTGGAAGAGTCTATTCAATTAATAAAGCATTCCCTTTCTTACGAGAGATTTGATAAATTTTATCGTCATCGGAATTCAAAATTTATTTTCATCGGTACTTCTCTTGGCTCATTCTTTGCTTATTACTTTTCTAAATTATATTCCTCTCCAGCACTCTTAATTAATCCTTGCTATAATCCTAGTGTTCAACTCTCAAAGTACATTGGTGAAAGAGTTGGAACTCCAAATTTTGGGTTTTCTAAATTTCAGGAAAACTCATTGAAGATATTCAAATCGTTCGAAGACTCACTCAGTTCCTTGCGCCATGCTAATCCAGAATTTATTAAAATTGTCATCAATAGGGATGACAAAATTAGTCCCTACAATTCTGAACTCGAAATAAGAAGACTAAAGATTGCTATGCCTGAAGGAAAACTTTATCAATATGATAAAGGTGGATATTACGTGAGTAATTTTAATAGGATTTTAATTGATATTTTTGAACCTTTGTATAAAGATTATAAAAATTTCAGTTCAGATTCTTATTCAAATATAGCGATATGAGAAGAGTATCAAAGATTATGTTCAGGATCCCGAATTAAGAATGACTGGACGTTCTCCTCATTCATTATTATTTAGGGTAACCATATGACGATCAAAGGATCTCAGATTCTTGAACTTGATGAAAAATTGAAAATAAGTCCCAATGATGACCTCGAAATCCTTGGAGTTGAAATTACTCGAGGTTATGAATCCGCACATTTGCGACATGTTATATCAGGACAAGAGTTTTATAAGGACATTTACGAATTAAATTTTTTAATTGAGGATTGAAATGAAAACTCGGAAATTAATCACAGAAGTTATTCATACTCCTACTTCCCGTGATGTTAACAATGAAAATAATATTGATAATAACGTAGAAGAAACTAATGACCGACCTACCCGACTTAGCAAAGATCAACGAAATGACGCCGGAGCAACTACGAGAAACAATCAATAATCTGATTGTTAATTTGTTCGGTTGTAAGGAATATCCTGTCTTCAATTCTATTGTAACATTTCTTCCCTTGTTCTTATTGGAAGAACTTCGATGTCGGTTTCTGACTCTAATGGAAGATATTACTAATTCTGAAACTGACAAGCCAGTTTGCTTGGTACTGAAATACGTGGATATTTGGAGTTCAATTATTTTTAATTATAATCAGTACTCTAAATTAACTAATGGAAGTTATTTTTCTTTGTCAGAAGATCACTTTCCAAATATGTTGAAAACTCATAATCCTTTTTTATATCAATTGTATGTTTCAGGGCTTTCTGCAATAGCAGAAAAATCACTGGAAAAAGTATCATCAGCATTATGAGTAACATTTTAAATAAGCCCTGCGTTTGCGGTTCAAAATTGAAATATAAATTTTGTTGTAAAACAAAATTTATAAATTTTAATCAGAACATTATTCAGAATCTAGCTGATGATATCAATAATTCAGCAGAGGATGCGTTAGGTGTGTTGAAAAATCATTATTCCAAGTTTGTTGTGAGTTTCTATGTTGAACTCGCTGACAAAGGAATAAAGCAATTAAATCCTTTAGTAGAAAAATACGATGGATTGTGGCGGGATTACTGTTCTTTTGTTTCCTTAGATATTCCTGAAAAGGAAAGATACTTCATTGTTAATCTAGCGAAAAATATTGGGGCAGAGTTAGAACAGAGATCAGAGAAAGAATCAAGTTATTTTACTCATAAAAAACATTTTTTGGAAACATGAAAGAATCAAACATGAGAAATAATGATTTATCACGTTCTGCATATTTGGATCTTTGTATTCAGATTGAGAAAGAAATTGATGATATTGATTCTCATTTTGAGTCCTCCTCATCTGTTGAACCAGCATGGTGGTTAGACATGATGAAATTACAGAAGCACGTTCTCAAAACAATTGAAATGTTTAAGCATAGATGGTAATGTAATCCTATGATTTTGACAGAGAGAATACTTACTATAGATTTATCAAAAGACAATTTGAAATCAGATTTTTTCTACAGAAATTTAGAAGAAATCTGGGAGATAATTGAGAGAAGTTATTCTTATGTAGGCGGTTTCAAAGGAGCAGAAAACATAGAAGATCTATTGACGAAAACTAAAATATGGAAAATCGTCAAAAGAGACTTAAACGTATCTGCTCTTGTTGCTTACAGGGATCAGTGGGGATTGAAAAGCATATGTGCTGCTTGTGATGGATCTTCTCGTGGAAAGAAAGATATCTATATGTTATTTTGTGAAGACATCAAAATGCAAAGATCTTGGTCAGAAGTTTCTCATAAAGCAGAGAGAATAAACTTAAAACTAGGATCTATTCCTATTAGTAATCAATATGTTCAAGAAATTCTCAATAAGCCTATTTTAAGACTAGATTCTGATGGTTATCACTACGATAGAATAATTGGTGGGGAAGTGAAAACTAAGGTCTTAGTAGGATGGGTCAAAGGTTACGAGTTTCTACCTAAGATTTTAAACTAATATTCTCGTTCTTCTATGTTGTTCAAAGGTGTTTATTCATTATAGATGAATTATGAATATAGTGTATTTCAAGGGGTTTCAAATTGAGTCAAGACCAAGTATATTTAATAAAATAAAAATACTGGAAAAATTCATATATAAAGAAGATAATCTTTTACCCATTGAAATAGATTATTATAATAATTTGGAAGAATCTATTCAAAAGATCAAAGAATGCATTTCAAAAGAAAATAATAAACTTATATTCATTGGAATATCATTAGGCTCATTCTTTGCTTATTACTTTTCTAAATTATATTCCTCTCCAGCACTCTTAATTAATCCTTGCTATAATCCTAGTGTTCAACTCTCAAAGTACATTGGTGAAAGAGTTGGAACAGAAAAATTGGGATATTCAATCTTCACTGAAGATCAATTGAAGAAATTTATAAAATTTCAAAATGATCTTAAAAATATTTCACATGATTTCCCAAGATTCGAAAAAATTGTTGTAAACAAAGATGATGAAACTACTAAATTTTCTTCCAAAGAAGACTTAGAAGATTTAAGAAGTTTCATTCCAGATGGGGAATTGGTCTGTTATGAAACAGGGGGACACGTAGCATCTAATTTTGAAGATATTTTAAAAGACGTATTTCTTCCATTACGGAGAGAGTTTGAAGAATTTGGAATAGATAAATATTTAGATCATTTAGAATGTTAAACGTTATATAATATATAATTTTAATCTTTATTGAAAGAAAATCGAAATGGTGCGAAATAGAACTTCTTCTCTAGTTGAAAGATTAGAGAGACTTGAGAAAAAAGTAGGGATTGCGGAAGCTAATGTAACTTCAAAGTTACCAGGTAGAATTGATGCATTTCTACAAGATGTGTCCCAGCATAACGATGATGAATTAGATTATACTGATATACGTAATTTTTCAAAAATTGCTACCAGTGATGATGTAAAAAAATTAGATTATTGGCGGAAACGACAAATGAATTACGAGGAAGAAGACGTAGCTGAAAAGGTAATTGCTTATATCAAAAAGAAATTGGATATAGCTGGTTATTAATTTATAGTTCTCAATCCAAGATTCAAAGTTCTTGTTGTTACTTTTGTAATGACAAGAACTTTCTTTTTATAGACCATTAGACGTTCTTTCCCCTACAGTGAGTATTTGATTCATTTTAAATTTTGAAAAATATGAGAACAAATTTGATTGAAAGAGAAGTTGGTATCCTTGGGGATTTTTCAACCAAAAATTTCTATATCCAAACGGAGAACGTAGTTCATATTGTGAACATTCTCCGAAATAAACTGTACAATAATAAAGTGTTGGCAGTCATTCGAGAATATGTTACTAATGCTATTGACGCTACTATAGAAAATAACTCTTCACGTCCTATTGAAATAACTTTACCATCAGAATTAAATCACTATTTCAAAGTTCGTGATTTTGGTAGAGGGTTGTCTCAGGAAGATATTGAGAATATATTCATTTCTTATGGTGCAAGCACCAAAAGAAATTCAGATGATTTCACTGGTTGTATTGGAATTGGTTCTAAGGCAGCATTCTCGTATTCAGAATCATTTCTTATTAATTCGTATTATGAAGGAAAACTTTATACTTATGCTGCATATCTTGATGATACGGGATTGGGTTCAATATCTTTGTTCAATTCCATTCCTACAGAGGAAGACTCCGGATTGGAAATAAGTGTGCCAATTAAGAATGAAGATTTTTCTAAGTTCAGGTCAGAATTTGAAAATTATAGTATAGCATTATCTTTCCCTTATAAACTCTTAGGAGAACCATCAGATTATGACTTAAAAACTCCTGATATATTTTCAACCAATTATGGAATAATTCTTTCCCATGGGAAACCTGTATTGAATTCACCCGAAATGTTTATTCAAGAATCAGTGTTTTTGAACTTTCAAGTAGTGATGGGGAATGTTGCATATAATATAGATAAAGATTGGTTTTGGAAGAATGTTGATAATCCAACATTTAATAGAAATACTCATGTTATTTTTAAAGTTCCTATGGGAGAAATTGAATTCTCTTCCAATAGAGAACAAATAGAAATGACAAATTCTAATGCAAAAGTATTGAAATCTTATATGGAAAGATTCAAAGACTTTTATTTCGAATCCATAAAGTCTGATTTTTTCAATAAAAACGGAAATATAAACTCATATTCAAAATTGTCAATAAATATCAGACTTTCTGGAGTACTCAAAGATCCAGAACAGAATCGTATTTTTGATTTATCCAAATTAGAATATACCTTAGATTCACAAAAATTATTAGATTTGACTTCCGATATTTTTGTTAAAACAGTCAGCAAATTTGGTAAGGATTATCGGTTTAAGAAGTCTTATGATATCGCGAGAATTCAAAGTATGGTCAATACCAATAGTAATGTATTTAATCATCGAAATTACCCCTTACTCATTGTAGGCACGAGCAACCGTGCCAAAGATGAAATCTGTCTCCATACTTGGCGTAATACCTTAGTGAATACTAGAGGTATCGCGGAAGTTCGAGAAAAATTAAATGCAGAAGTTCCAGGATATTCCTTTTACAATCATTCCGACGTACATAACCCTATTGATTTGCCATCCCTTTTCCTGGTGTATCCAAAGAGTGATATTTCCGTTGATGAGTATATCTCAAAAGTAAGAGATCTTGGATTTTTCATATTGAAAGTTTCTGATTTAGAAAACTATGGTTCATCTGAGCCTGTGAAGATTTCCAAGTCAATTACGGTTATTTCCCCACGATTAGATTTAGGTAACCCACACCGTAACTTTACGGAGGTGACGACTATCCGTGAAATTTATGATTACATTGAAACAACTACGTCTTCCCCAAAAATAATAAAATTGATAAATTGCCCAACGCAAAAAATTAATCAGGATAAGAATTTATTTTTATCCTATGCTGGGAATAAAGTACAATTTTATGATACGTATCATTCTATTTATTTTTATAATTTCGTAAAATTATGTTCTCAGATTTTAAACTTCATTCCTGTTTTTGTTAAAATGAATGCTAAGGATTTGGCCAATGCTCCCTATGAAGTTCTGGCATTTGAGGATTTTAACACTGAGTTTCTCAATAAGTGTTTTGAAATTCGGAATTCGTTTTCCGCAAAAGATTCCTTGTATTTAAAAACTCTTAGACTCGGATATCGAATTAATCAATATAATTTTGATTCTTTGTCCGAATTTTTGCATGGTTTAGGATTCAGAGATATGGAGTCATTTCGAGAGTTTGTTAGTTGGCTAACAATATTTGAACACAATTATAGGCACAATCCTGAGAACTCAATCCAAAAGAAGAATACGAAATTAAATAGAAATTTAAAGAAATTGAAATTATTCATGAAGAATACGAGTTCTCCAGTTTCATTTTCAAGTCAAATCCCGAAAGATCGAAGGGATTTCATAGAACTTTTATATCGAGTATTGAAGCCCATAATATTTTTAAATGCTGCGGACTGTCAAGTTCCTTTGCCAGAGTCTTCAACAGAGTATTTAAAATCAGTTTGTTCTAAGATTATAAAAGCAGATACGTTCTTCTTCCTGAGAATGAATTATCTACGACATGAAATTCTCAATACGTATTCTTACTACGAAGGTCACAAAGAGAAAAATTTTAACTCAATTAATTCTAAATTTATAGCACAAGGATTTTAAAATGTCAAAACAAACTGATTGGAAAATCTGGATTGATAAAAAGCTAGAGAAGCAGGACTCTCTAGCTTGGGGATCTATCCAAAAATCTTTCAAAAAAGATTTCCCCCAAGAACCTGACTCGAAAGAGTTGAAAACTTTTGTCTGGAAAGAATACAATATAATTCCAGAAAAGAAAACTGAACAATCCCGAATAACAAAGAAAAGCACTACTGAAATTCAATCAGAAAAACCGATTGAAACCATAGGAACATATCCTTCCTATAAGGAATTAAAAATCAATGAGGAGTTGTTAGAATCCCCAGAAAGATATAAAGGTATATTTTCAAAGGATTTTTTGAACATCATTGATACTGCTACAAACAAGGTCATCAACGTGGCACAAGGTCATCCCCATTTTTATTTTTTACAAGAATTATTCAAAGCCAAAGATTATCAAACAATGTTTGAACTTTCGGATCCTGTTATTTTCATAACAGAAAATCTGAAAGAATTCATAACTCATCGCAATAATATCTTTTATCTTTATCAGGGGGATAAGGAATATGAGATACCCGCGTTCAAAGATATAATCAAAGATTTATGTTTTGATATTGATTCCTATAAGAATCTTGATTTTTTCAAAAAGTTTATAGTGAAATTATTGAGTAATGAATCTATTTCGGAACTCCCATATTTTTTGCTATATCTTTCAATGCAAAAATTCATTATCAATGAAGAAGGTAATATCATTGGGTACAAAGCAGTTCGAAAAGACCTTTATGACAAGTATTCCAGTTCCATCAAAAACAACGTAGGAGCAACGATACGTATGCCCCGTGACAAAGTCACTCAGGACAGGAATCAGACTTGTAGTGCAGGTTTACACGTTGGAAATTTGGATTATATCCATAACTACTGGGATAGGGCAAGCGATGTTCTCCTGGCAGTAGAAATTGATCCTCGAGATCTGGTCTCTGTTCCAGGGACAAATGAGGGAAAAATCCGAGTTTGCAAGTATCGAGTACTGTGCAAAATGGATTTTCAGAATGCTCTCAGAAAAAACAAATTTTTATCAACAGCAAGTTTTATAGAACAGTTTTCTATTTCAGAAAACATTGCAATCGAAACTTCCAATATTGATTTTGAATCCTGGATTGATAAAAAACTCGAAAAATTAGGTTCAATAACATGGGGTGGTTTACGAAAAGCGTTCAATAAAACATTCTCAAATTTTCCAATCGCAACATTCAAAAAGTTTGTTGATCAAAACTATTCAGTAATTCACGAGAAAAAGAGTGAAAATTCCAAGATCCGAAAAAAGTAATTCAACTCGAATCATTCGTACAGTTCCTTTAACTATTACAAGGTTAAAGGAACTGTCACATTTTATTAAAATAACTCAGGTTTGTTCTGCTTGTAAGTTAAATTATAACTCTTTGAAAACGAAGTTATATAAGTCGAGACCTTTGACGCAGGATGAATCCGAAAAGATTCAAAACTACCTAGATTCTATTGGAGTCTTGGTTTCATTTGAAGAGTTTGGTGTATCATAACATTTATTGATAATAAACTACTATGAATTCTCCTAAAGAAATTTTTGATTCGAATAAGTTCGCAATTGTTTATGCTTCTTATTTTGCTTTCTTTATATTTTCTATTTTTATTTATCTAGGATTTTGTATCCTCATTGGCACTACCAATCCATTATCCTGGGAGTTCTATTTTAGGGCATCATATGTTCTTTTAGAAGTTCTTATTTTCTTTAAGTTCATGAGACTCAATTATGCTCTTTCTAATAAAAAACTAGCAGATGGAAATGAGTTGTTAGTTTATTTAGGAATTGTTTTTGAAAAATCAGTAAGTTCAGTCGAAGATTCAGTTACTGAAGATTTTGTTGAAGGAATGGAATGCAGTTACGACCTGCTGATGGAAGAGTTATCAAAACAAATAACATATATTAAATCAACACAAGAAGAGCCAACAAAAGAAAATTAATAGTTAATTAATAATTAAAAGATCTATAATATTAAATTTTCTTTTATGAAAACTAAAATACTAGAACGAGAAATTCAAACTGATAGTAGTTGTGTTTACCTGTTATTGAACAATAAGATTTCTCCTGAATTTTGGGGAAGGATCTTACGTTCTATCCCTAACTCTGACGTTCATGAATATGGCAAAGAATCTGAACCACACGTAACTTTGTTCTATTCTTCAGACATTCCTAAAGATCTTTCAATATCTGATATATTTAAATTCTTTAAAAGAAATTTACCTCTTAAATTAGAAATCCAAGATATTGGTATATTTGAAAATAATGGTTATGATGTTCTTTATTTTAAAGTTTTCAAAACAAAAGAACTCGAATCTATCAAAGATTCTTTTTTAAGATTTTTTGGTGTCAAACCAACATATCAGGATTATATTCCCCACATGACCATAGCATATCTTGAGGCAGGTTCAGGGGAATACTATCGGGAAAAATTGATGAATACAATAGATTTCCCCTTGGAATTAATCGCCAATACTCTAGTGTATTCAATAACAAGAAAGCATACAACTTATAAACATTCTTTTTCTAAGAGTCAATGATTGACAATTGGTTTGATATTAACAGAATGGTTAAGTCTGGACAGCTAAAACAAGTAGCAAGTTCTGGATACTCTCTACCAAAGAGTATTGCTCAATCAGGTTTGAAAATTAATAATGAAATTTACAATAGTTCATATATAGCATGTATATGGTATTGTTCTTCTACGAAACTTATTCTTTTGATCCGGTATTCATTTTATGATAAAATATTTGAGTTTCCTTTACATTTAAAAATTCTAAAATCTTTAGAACAAGTTCAAAAGTCTAAAATAAAAACTATTAATGTCAAATTTCGGTATTTAACATTAAAAGATAAAATGTTTTATTACAGCACGTATTATTCCGTTATAAAAGAACTTTAATTTTGTTTACTAGTTTAGGAAAATCAAATGTCTTCAGAAATTGTAATGGGTCATGAAATAACTGTTTATGACGCAGGGTCAGAATCTTTCGATAGATACACAATTGTATTTCTCGATTTTGAAAGAGAGCGTAATGGCATGTACCAGATGGTTGGGAGTTCCGAAGAACCAACACAGCCCCATGGATTCTGGCAACATACGTCAGGTCAGGTAGGAAGCCACTTAGGCAAAAGAATACGATTTTCTCAATTACCAAGACAAGTTCAGATTTTAGTTAAATCTGAATTAGAAGATTGATATTGATTTTAATAGGTAAGTCACTTTTCTCAAAAAAGAAAAGTGATTTTATTTTATAATTATACTCATTGATAATATGAATAATTTTTCTGGTGATTCTGCATTTTGGGAAGAACATTACTCATCGGTTATTCGTAGAATTTTAGAATCAGGATTTAACAATACAATATTAGAAAATTGGTATATAGCCGAAGTTCTTATCAAGGACTCTGATAAAGTTTTATTAAAATGGAATAAAAGAACCATACCTTTAACTCCAGAACAAGTTATTAAAACTTATAGGACTAATTATGATAAAATGGGGACAATCATGGTAAAGTAGATCTTATTGATTGAATTTCGTTCTTTCTAATCTGAAATTATACTTTTATTGTACGAAAGATTTTACTGTGGAAAAGATATTCTTCTATGACCTGGAGACAACAGATGTCAAAAAGTCAACACTAGGAATTCACCAGATTTCTGGTGCAATTATGATTGAAGGTGAAGTGAAAGAAACCTTCAATTTTAAGGTATGCCCTCATGAAGGGTTTTCTTATACGGAGGAAGCACTAGCTATCGGAAAAGTTACTTTAGAATCCCTGCAGTCTCATCCCAAAGAACCTGAAATTTATCAACAAATAGTTGCGATATTATCAAAATATGTTGATAAGTATGATAAGCAGGATAAGTTCCATCTTGCTGGATATAATATTAGTTCTTTTGATAATGAGATATTCAGGGGATTTTTCAAAAGAAATAATGACAATTATTTTGGTTCATGGTTTTGGGCAGATTGCATTGACCTTTATCCAATACTTTCTTTCCGATTAAGAAAGAAGCGATATCAATTAGTAGATTTTAAGTTGCAAACCATCGCAGCAATCCTCGGAATTATTGTTGAGGAAGAAAATCTTCATAATGCTTCTTATGACGTAGATTTATGCGTGAAGATATTTAACATTATTACGGAAATGAACATATGAATCCTTCAGAACATATTCCTGTTTTAGATTCAACTTCTGAAAATTTTGAAGAAGAATTAAAATTCAATATTTGGTCTACTCAAAGTAGTTCAGATTACGATAATTCTCGTGATAGACCCTACAACGGACAACCTTGGACAGATGATGGAGAACGCGGAAAACAAGAGGTCTCCGGTGTTACCCTTCGAGACTTAAAAGATTGCTTAATAAAAGCAATGTTACTTTCTTCCGCTTCAGATGTTTATTTAAATAATTTTGATAAATGTTGGAATTTTTCTGACAAAGAAAATCCAAAACCTACTCCATATTTATTAAATCTTCAAAACGATCCAGATTATATTTATACTAAAGTAGAAACTGGAAATTGGAGACCACAGGATGTTTATAAAATCAACTGGGACAATATTGATCCTCTCGCTATTATTCAGAATTTTTCTGTTGAAGTAGAAAAATTAATGGGAATATTTCCTAATGTTCAAACTCTAAATTATTTTCAAGAAATTTAAGTGATAATAACAAGGATTATATATGACATCAGCAACATTGAATAAGGTCATGCTCATTGGTATCTGTGGTAAGGATACAGAATTGCTCTACGTGAAACCATCAGGTCAGGCAGTTTGTAATTTCCGGATAGCAACCCATAAGCATTTCAAGACCAATGATGGGCATTCTCGGGAAGAGACAACATGGCACAACCTGACAGCATGGCAGGGCGTTGCAGAATACGTAGCGGCTAATGTGAAAAAAGGAACAAAGATTTATGTTGAAGGTGAATTAACCATGGGAACATATACTGATGCCAATAATGTTCGAAAGAATCATCTAGCAATAACAGTATTGGAGATAAAGGTGTTGAATCCTTAGGTATTAGGCTCAAACAATTCTTAATACTGAGAGATCGGTTATAATAAGTAATTTTATTATAACCGATTTTTATTATATGGAGTTTCCCTATATACCATTAATATCTACAGGTCTCTGGATAACACTGGTAGTACTATTACTGGTAGTGTGCGTTGGGGTCATACCATTGATAATTACCAGAAACCGATATACGAATCTTACCAACCAAGCAGAAATAATAAAACACGAATCAGAACTCCGAGCAGAAATAGAAAAAGATTCCAAGGATGCCTTATTAAATTCTCAGGTTCAATCCATTATTGAAGATTTTGGAAATGAAATAAAACTATTCTTTGATCTTATTCTCAATAACTTAGAAGTAATTTTATTAAAGGTTAAGTTTTCAGAAATTGATGAGAATGAGATACTTCATAAAAAATATGAGATTCTAAATGCTATTGAGAACTGCATAAATCAGGTAAATTATTTTATATTTTCTCGGGAAATACTTAATTCAATTTATTCAGTTGAACTCTCAGAAATAGAATTAATATCGTTTTTTCGAAAGCGAGTTACGGGACTTCAATCTCCAACCGTGAAAGCAAATGTTGTTTCTACGGAATTAGAAATTTATGGTAAAGTAGATTCTAATTTATTAGGAATATTGACACGAGCAATATTTTCCTACGCTATTCTTTCGTCAGGTGAAAAGCCATTAGAATTAATAATCAGAATATCTGTTGGTTCTGAACACCGAATTTTAATAACATTTCAATTTAATTCTCGTCTCGAATATAAGGAAATTTATCGTTCCTTATTTGAACGTTCTCTTTATTTTTTAACACGAGAATATAAAGATCGCAATAATACTCCAGTAAATCTCCTCTTGATTAAAAAGATCGTTTTGCTTCATGATGGTGAATTTAATATAAAGGAATCAGAAAATAGCACATTACTTGAAATTAAACTATGACCGAAGATAATCAACAACTCATCACTCAGGTTCTAACAGGATTAAATAATAACAGTTCGGATTATTTTAAGAATTTAAACACTGTCGAAAAACAATATGTTTTAACAATTCTACGAGAACTTTCTTCTTACGGATATTCCCCTTCTTGGAAGATATTGAAATTATATGATTATGAACAAGAACCCGTTGATATTGAGACGTTTGTTTATTCAAAGGATTATCTTGGTGCAACCTTAGGGAACAACATATTTCCCCGATGGTTTGACCATATGAAATTTTATTGTAATCCAGAAAATAAGATATTAGAAGTATTTTTTACTGGACCAATCGGAGCAGGGAAAACTTCCATTGGCGTAGCATCAATATTGTATCAGATTCATAAGTTATTGTGCTTAAAAAATCCACAATCGTACTATAATATAATAACAGATGATATTATAGCATTTGCATTTTTTAGCATTGTTCTTACCCTTGCTGCTGATGTGACGTTTAATAAGATGTCAGCATTGGTAGATTTATCTCCATTTTTCTTAGATCATATTCTCAAAGGAAGAGAAAAGAAAATAACAGAAGGTCTGTTTTTCAAGAAGAATATCGCAGTGATGATTGGCTCAAAGTTCACTCACGGCTTGGGGTACAATCTCTTTGGCGGACTTATCGATGAAGCAAACTTCTTTCGAATCGGAGAGGACGTAGCAACGTCTAACATCATGGAAACTTATACGGGTATTCTTCGAAGAATGGAGTCTCGATTCATGGGAACTGGAGGGGACATTCCAGGACAATTGTACATTGTTTCTTCCAAAAAAGAAACTTCATCATTTTTAGAAGTTCACATCGAGAACAATAAATCTAATCCGCAGTGTTATACTATTGATGAACCAATCTGGAAGTTCAAAGAACATTTGAACATTTATTCTGGAGAAACCTTCAAAGTTATGATTGGGGATCAATATTCAGATTCACGAATTATATCTCCAATAGTTCAGGATACTAAAACAGGTAAGTATATTGTTGATCCTTCTCAAAAGGATGCTGAATATCCTGATGGGTATAGAATAATAGAAGTACCTATTGAATTCGGAACATCATTTTCCCGTCAATTAAATAATTCAATTCGGGATATTGCAGGAATCAGTACATATGGACAATTGAGCCTCATTTCCAATAGGGCTAATCTGCGTCAATGCATGAAGCATATCATCAAAGATAATAATGAGTGGTTATCCCCTGTTAAAAAATCAGCATTTCATTTAGATTTTTCTGACTCCAGTGATCGTATAATGAATTATGTTAATGTTGGCGTATTTAAAGATTATCTTGATGTTGTGGGGACTTCCTTTCCCCGATGCATTCATGTTGATGTTGGAGTTTCGGGAGATGCTTTAGGATTCGCAATGTCAACAATTTATGATATTGGGGTAGTAGAAAACATCAATCAGCAAGGGGAACTCCAGGTTGATATAGAAGAAAAGTATAGAACAGAATTGATGTTTCGGATTTTACCCAAAGAAGGTCAGCAAATCCCATTGATGCGAATTGTTAATTTTATTCATGAATTAAAAAGAGTTTTTAATTTAACAATATTCAAAGTTACTTTTGACGGATATCAATCCACTGTTCTGATGCAACAACTTCAGCAACTCGGATTCAATACTGAATTATTATCAGTGGACAAAACTGATATTCCTTATATTTCCTGGAAAGATCTCATTGATTCTCATCGGTTTGAGTTTTATACTAGTGAAGATTTGATTTTGGAGGCATCAGAATTAATCCATTATAAAGATAAAAAGAAAGTTGATCACCCCTTATTATTTTCAAATAAAGAAAAGGGACGGAAAGACCTTGCAGATGCAGTCTGCGGTTCAATATTTTCTTTCGTTAAAATGACTCTCAAAGAGAAAACGTCATTGAAGCGTTTTCTTCCATCAGCAGTTGATATTTATGGAGATCAGGAAAGTCCTAACAGTGAAGATCTGGATTTTCAATTTGAGGATTACCTGAGTTCTCAGGAAAAACAGAATATTTTAAATCGTTTTCGAAAGCAATCCTAGTATGAAGTTTATTGATAATATAGTAAAAAGATTACGTGGTAATTCCGACATAGGAGAATTACGGAAAAGAACAACAGATACCAGTAATTTTTATAATTATCGAGACCCCGTATCCCAGTACTATCAGGAAAATACTGCAGCATTAAATGAGAGATCAAAAATCTATAAGGATATGGATGATCTGGATAATGATATTATTTCTACTGTTCTGGACATGGGTGCAGACGATGCAACTCAAATGGATCTTAATACGGGAAAGAGTTTATGGTGTAAATCAGAAGATCCAGCATATGAAACCGTGATAAATAAATTATTCAGTAGAATAAAAGTAGAAGAAAAACTGTGGCGTTGGGCACGAGAGATTTATAAGTATGGGGATTTTTTCCTCAAGATAAATCCAGGAGAAGGTCTCATCAAATCCGTGGATGATACGTTGTTTCCGTCACAGGTGTGCCGTTTGGAGTCACAGGGGACTCTGTTGGGGTTTTTAGATCTTCATCGCTATAGAAGCCGCGCAGGGGGGTTAGATGGGGATTCTACGTTACCCCCGTATTCCATTGTTCACTTCCGAACTCCTCGCTACAGAGTCGTGGAGGATCTTTTGCCTGAGGAAGTTTATGCTTCGTATGAAATAGACAAGAATCCTTTGTATGGTTCAAGCACGTTTCTCAAAGCACGAAAAGTAGAAAAAAGAATATCTCTCATCAATGATGCGTTAGCATTGACTCGATTAGCTCGATCAATGGTTTATCGTATTCATAGTGTGAACGTTGGGGACATGACCGTCGTAGACCAACGCAAGAAGATAATGAAAGATTATCAGAATAATATCAGCAATGCTCCAGGAATAAATTTTGACAAAGATAGGGCAAACATAACTCATAAAGATCTTAATTTCTTTCGTGAATTATTTGTCCCTAAGGACAATGATGGTAAAGGTCAGTCTGAAATCAATGATATTGGGGGGAATGTTGATGTTACGGGAATTGCGGATATTGATTATTTAACGTCTCAACGATTCGGAGTACTGGGAATACCAAAGTCCTATGTTAGTTTTGACGAAGCACAATCCTTCAATAGCTTGATAGCATTAGATACTCGTTATGCACGAAAAATTGTTTCTTTGCAGAAAGCCCTAATTTCAGGATTAACAGTTCTCTGTCAGGTAGAATTAGTTCTCCACAATTTAGAACCTGATACTTCAAAATTTTCGATTCATCTTGTTCCGGTCTCAACTAACGGGGAACTTGATAGAAATGATGCATTGAATGCAATCATAGATATTTGTAATAATATTAAAACATTTTTTGATCAGGATAATGTTGATAAGGAATATCTTGCAAAATATCTTGTGACTAATTATTTAAAATTCCCTAATTTTGAAATAGATTCTTTATTCAAAAAGGAAACCGTAGAGACTCCGTCGGATGAATCCATTGATAGAAAGATTCAGGATATTCTTTCCCAGCAGCCTTCCCTGCGGGAAGATATTGAAAGAGTGAAAAATAATCGAATTTCTAAAGATCTCAAAGCTAGTGAATTGGACATACTTTATCACGATGACCTGCGTGGCTTACAGGAAGACCAGAAGTTCAGTTATAATAAACTCAAGAGATTAAAAAATTTAAAAGAAAAATCCAACACTATTGGAATAGAATAATGATTGTTAACCCTAAGATTTTACAGGAAGTCAAAACTGAATTAAAAATTTCAGGTAGTAGAAATCCTCAGGAATCTATTGATTGTACTAATTTTCTGAGTGTGCTTGATTCTTTTGTTCTGAAAGAAAAATCAATATCGCAGAGCCTTTCGGAACAAATTATAAATTCCGTATTGGAAATAGTTTCTACTGAAGAAGATTCTTATCAGAAAGAAGATTTAGAATTTTATAATATATTGTGCGAATACTGTTTTCCTGTTTCAGACGTTAAGTCTGAAATCGTTGAAAAACGAATCAATAGAAATCTGAGTAGAATAGCCAAGAGACGTTGGGTTCGTTATCGTCAGAAGTATCTAAGGGCTTTAAAAGATGCTCAGGAATCTTTCAATACTAAACCCTGTCAGAAAAACATAAGAGATTTATTAAAAAAAGAGTCATATAGCAGAGAAGATATTTTCACATTGTTGAAAGCAATGAATTCTTCTTTGACTCATTATGTCATTTTTAATGAGTTATCCGAAAAAGTTTCTGGAGAAACTTTACCACAAGAACTTTTACTAGAGTTGAACGAATTGAATTCGGATTTATTTCAGGAAGGATACGTGATCCTAGAATCCAAAAATGAAAAAGAATTCAAAACAAAAACCCGAGATCTTGTAGCATTAGCGAATGAAATATTTGTTGACGTCAATCAACAGACTAATTTTTTAGATGAATAAAAAATTCACAATACACATTTTATAAAAGAGATTCATGAAACATTATTCTCAATTATCAGAATCTGCTATAATAGCAGATTTCTATGAACACAGTCTCAATGAAGGTCTTGGGGACATGTTGAAAAAAGCAGTGTCTTCAATCAAGCAACTCGGAGCGAAAGCAAAAGAATTCATAATGAAAAAAGCGGATGTTATCAGTGCTTGGGTTGATAAGAATATTTTTGAACCATTAAAAGCCCATATCTCCAAATTCATTCCAGGATATAGTTGGGGATCTAATAAAGATAATGCTGATGGAATAATTGAAAGTGTTATCAAGATATTTGCCAAGTCCAGTGGGCAGGCAGTTGAGAGTCGTTCTCGGTTTTCTGCTGAAAAGTCCCAACGGGTTACGGAAGGTATTCGTCGTTACGTTAGAACTGTTGGTAACAGTTTTATCCATGAACGTAAAAATGTTGTTGTGGAATCCGGTGCTATTGGTGCTGTTCTGTCTGTGATTCACTGGTCACATTTTGCTGTTGATGTCCTTGAGGCTATATTAAAGGTTGCACCAAGCATTCCTTTTCTTGCCGGATTGACTTCAAAATTATTAAAAGTAACAGAATTTTTAAAGAACAATCCTAAATTGTCTAAATTAATAGACTGGTGGGAACATGGTAAAATACCTAAATTAAATCTCCCTGTTAAAGATGTTGTCAATGCAATCTGCATTGCTGTAGGTATTGTTGAAATATGCATGGGTGGGGGAATATTTATTATTCTTTCTACTGCTGCTTCTGCAGCATGGGTTATATTTGAAAAAATAATTCATCATTATAAAAAAGCAGATAAAGAAGCTGCTACTGCTATCGAAGAATCTTCATGGAGATCTCGACGAGGAAACAGGTTTCAAGAAGAAACTGACGACGATGATCTTATTGACGATATCGAGGATGACATCGAAGACTTGGAAGATGATATCGAGGAACTTGAAAATTATGATGATTCAGATGACGATGACGAAGATTTTGAGGATGATGATTCTGAAGACTATGACGACGATGAAAACTGTGATCCCGATGATGAGGATTGTGACGACGACATTGAAGATGATTCCGAAGACGAAGATTATCCTGATGAGTCCTCGAATCGTTTTAGAACAAGAAGAAAAAGATTCAACGAATCCAAGCGCAGAACAACCCGACGCGTTGTTATGGATTGGGATTAATTAAGTAACTAATTTAAGTAAATATTGATTTTATATTAAACGGTATTCGGTTTTATACTTGATACCGTTTATGTTTTAAGACTTATGTTTGAAATTCAAAGTCCTTTGGACTTAAAACTGCTTCCTGTTGAAAATATTGTTATAGAGAAATTGCCAACTTCTCCAACAGGAGAAGAAGCTAGGATTTATTATGACACTGGAACAAATCAAATGTATTTCTATAATGGAAGTACTTGGGTTAGTATGGGTGGTGTTTCTGATTCTTTTATAAAAGCAATAATATTTGGTTAAATTATTATGCCTAAAATAAATATAAATGATCTTTCTTTTGCAGCAACAGCAACCTTTGACGCTTCTGCAAAAACTATAGATTTTACTCCGACTTCTACTTTTGATCTTAATAATATATTAGCAATAATAAATACAACTCAGGAATCCATAATTTATGAAGTAGGGAATCCTTTAAAGGGGGGGACATGGTCAGGAGATACGTTGTCTCTAACATTTGACACAACTTCCCACTCAGATACAGATAAATTAATAATTTATCTTGATTATCCTGACGGATCTCCTATTCAAACAATAGGAACTAATGTTGTTAGTATTTCAGGAAATGTTACTGCTAATGCTGGTACTAATTTAAATACTTCAGCACTTGCTTTAGAATCTGGAGGCAACTTAGCTGCGATTGCAGCTTCTTTATCTATTATAGATGATTGGGATGAGTCTGACAGAGCAAAGACAAACCCAATAGTAGGGCAAGCTGGAGTTGCAGGTGGTAGTGGCAATGTCAGTGCCACTACGCAACGAGTAACATTAGCCACAGATGTGGCATTACCGTCCGGAAATAATGTTATAGGACAAGTCAAAATAAGTGATGGAACAGATGTTGCCGATGTTTTAGATTTGACAAATAGCAATCCTTTAACGGTAGCTGTTGTTGATGGTACAGGAAATCAAATAACCAGTTTTGGAGGTGGTGTAGAGTATACAGAAGGGGACACTGATTCCACCATAACTGGAAAAGCAGTTTTAATGGAAGCATCTTCCAATACTTTAGTTCCACTCCAAGGAAACACCACAGATGGTTTATTAGTTAATCTTGGAAGTAATAATGATATTACGGGGACAGTTACTGTTAATGGTGATATTGCTCATGACTCTTCTGATTCCGGCAATCCAGTAAAAGTCGGGGGTAAAGCCACTACAGGATTTTCTGCAGTCTCAAATGGCGACAGAACTAATTTTATAACAGATGTTTATGGAAGACTTTTAATAGCAAAGATTGATCCTTCCATGCAGGTGTGGAAATCTGCAAATTATACCACCACTCAAACAGGCACTGCAATCTGGACACCAGGATCTGGTAAAAAAATTGTTGTTACTCATTGTTCTATTTATAGTTATGGAGCTACTTCTGGCAAATGTATATTATGGTTTGGTGCAAGTGGCGACACAACTTATACTGCGGGAACAGACCAGCCTTTGACATTGCCATCTTTTGCTCCAAGTACAACATCAAAACCTGGACTTGTTTTGGATTTAAGTACTCCAGTATTTTGTTTGAATGCTGATTATATTTTAAGATGCACTACAGATGCTAATTTGAGTTTAGAAATTATTGTTTATGGGTATGAGATATGAGTATTTCAATAGAAATAGTCCGGAGCATAGAAACAACAGAATTAATAAATGAAGAAGAAGTTCCTATTAGAAAGATAATAGCAGAATGTAATATCAGGGATGAAAATGGATCTTTATTACGCCAATGCAGTAGAAGTCCATTTTCTTTTCCATTAGGAACTTCTGATGAAGATATAATTGCTTCATTAGAATTAAATCAATATAAGATATATTTTGAACCAGAATTAGGTGAATTGTAATGGCAATGAGTACTACTCGATTAGCTACTAATTCAGCTAGTACTTCTGATACCACTGCTTATAATGGTAATTCAGGAACTCCAGCAAGTGGTGATTTATTGATTGCTTTTGTTGGTGCAAGCAACACTGTGAGTGTTGGAGGTCTCACAGGGACTTTTGATTGGACTCTGTTGGATAGTTTTAGTAATGGCGGTGATACTCTCTATGTTTATTATGCTTATGCGTCTTCTGCTACTTCAATAACACCACATTTTGATTGTTCAGATGACGCAGCCACAGGGTGTTCAATTCAAGTATTGAGATTAACAGGACTTGATGGACAAACCCAACCTTATATTCGTCAATATAAATTTACATCTGGGAATTCAACAAATTGTGTTGCGACTTTAAATTCTTCTGCGATTAATTCCAATGGAATGATTGGTTCAATATTTAAAGTTGATAATTCTGGGGTTAGTGCACCAACTTCCTGGACAGGTCTTGGAACAGTTGCGTATTCAAACCCATATAGAGTAATGCTGAATGCTTATAGAAATTCAGGGGAAACAGGTTCATCCTTTACTTGGGCAGGAAGTGTTGGGGGTTCATTTATAGCATTTATAGCGGAATTGTATGTCGCAGGCAGCGGGAAAGTTCCTCTTGATGAATTTGGTCAATCTGGGTTTTTTGGAATTTAATTTTAATTGATATTGATTTCTGATATTAAAAATCTTTCCTCAGATGAAAGAGAACAATTATTCAAAATTGTATTGCTTCAATTAGAAAAAGATCTTGGAGTGAGCTTAAAAATTAAAATTGTTCTTGACAAAGATAATAAAATTATTCCTATATTATACGCAATTGCCAATGGAGACCACATCAATACTTGAAGTAATTCGGAGTTACGTTCTTGTTGTTGGTATTGTCGCAACTCTCATCGGGGCAATATGGAAGGGCATGCGGATAATCAAGGAATACATGAAGCAAAAGATTGATATTGATAAGTCATATTATGATGAACTATTAAAATTTAAAAAAGAATCTGATGAACTTTCTGAACAAAGAATAAAAGTTCTCGTAGAAGTTATCTTAGAAGCCAATATTAAATTAGCAGATAGAATATCAATGAAAAATCAGTTATATACGAAATTACAGGAACGTTCTGATACAATGGAAAATAAGCTATTTGCTCAGGATGTTATTCTTGCTAATTATCGAACTGATATTTTGACCTTACAAAACTCCGTTGCTTTATTAAATTTTAGAAGAGAACTCAATGCGCAACCCGACTGAAACAACAACCTCTGGAGGAATGGGAACATATAACAATAATATAGATGGTTGGGATGAATTACAACATCATGATTTTCCTTATGACCTCAATGAAGCCGAATTGAAGGATATTCAGGATGAAGTATTTGAACCAGTTAAATTTTATCATTTATCAAAATTTGCTAAGAAGTTTTTCCGGACTGCGGATTCAACTTCTGTCCGAGGTATACTTCAGTCTGCAGATGCATTGAAAGTTCCGCTGTCAAATCTGCTCGGTACTTTCTATACAAGTTCCTTGAGCGTATTCCGGATAGCGGAAGAAGTAATGGCTAATGGAAATCAGGTAAAATATGTTAGTACTGGTCCAGAATGGTGGTATTTAATTATCAATTATAGTGGTATTGATTTCATTATATTTTCTGCTGTTTATGGAAACCCTGTTCCTGATCCTGCCAATGCACCAGCAGAAATATGCATGATTATAAAAGCATCAGACTTTGACATGATATCTTTAGTTTTTCCTGACTTAGAATTCCAATTAAATCCAGAGATAGAAGATGAAAGTCCTGTTAAATGATGGTTTCCAGAATCCATTATTATCTAAAATATTAAAAAATACAGCAGTTGATCCAGAAGACGTAAAAAATAAAAATATAGAATACTTAAAACTTTCTGGTAAAATATTAGATCAGGAATATAAGAGGATACTTTCAAAATTAAAAAATCTGAAAAAAGAAGAACAGGAAAAAGTAAAATTACCAGAATTTAATATAAAAGAATATTTAAGAACAGGCGTTATAAAAAAAGATCTTTATAATTTAATGGAATTTGGAAATCCATTTCTAGGAATAGCTCCTACTAAATTAATGACTAAATTAGCAAAATTGAAATTGGATTTCAAATGATTCGACTGGATGAACAAACATTAAAGGATATTCAGCGTAAGCAAGAGAGAAAGAAAATAATAAAATCTACATCATGCAGGGTATGGTATTGGGGGATACGTCTTACTCCTATTAAAAATTTTTTGACATTATATTTCAAGTGCTTGGATCGTAAGGGAACTAAAAGAAAACATTTAGTACGAATTGTTCTTGATGATTATCCTAAATTTCTTGAAACTTATAAGGGCTTGAAACCTGAAGATATTATTAAAAAAGCATTGATTCTTGGGAATTGTCGTGTACACTGCACATGCGAATCCTTTCTATATGAAGGGTTTGCGTACCTCGCAGATGTTAGAAAATATGGAATTGTTAAAGAACCAAGATATCCCCATATAAAAAATCCAGAATTAAAAGGATCTATTTGTAAACACTGTTCGGCGGCACTTAATAGGTGTACGCTTTTTATACGTAGCTATGCTTTGGATTTGGAGAAGAAAAATTTCAAATCCCAAGTTAGAATAAAAACTGGAGATAAAATTTATATTATATAATTGATAATAAAAACAAGATTATGAAAACAAAAATTTGTGGAATTTATAAAATAACAAGTCCTACTAATAAATTATATATTGGACAAAGTAGAGATATTTATGCTAGATTTAAAATCTATGAAAAGGGTGATTGCTTAAATCAAAGAAAACTACGATTATCATTAGAAAAACATGGATATGAAAATCACAAATTCGAAATCTTAGAAGAATGTTCTATTGAAATGTTGAATGAAAGAGAAATTCATTATATAAAATTATATGATACTTTCAATACACCACATGGGATGAATTTAACATCTGGAGGAAGTAATCCAAAGATTTCAGATGAAACTAGAAAATTATTATCTTTAGCTTCAAAAGGAAAACCGAAGCCATTATCTCCAGAACATGTTGCAGAGAATACAAAAAGATTATTAGAACAAAATAAAAAGAGAATAGGAACAAAATTAACTGAAGACCATAAAAGAAAAATAAGTTCTGGGAATATGGGGAAGAAACTATCTAAGGAACATAGAGAACATCTTTCCAAAATAAAAACAGGATTTCGGCATTCTGAAAAAACTTTAAAGAAAATGTCTGACATTAAAATTGGAAAGAAAGTTAATTATTCCCCGGAACAAAAGAAACTTAATGCTGATAGATTGAGAGAACTCAGTGGTAACAGAAAGGGAAAAAACATTTCGGAAGAACATAAAGAAAAGTTACGAAAAGCAAATATAGGAAAAAAGATGTCGGAAGAATCGAAATTGAAAATGAAAGCCCGCAGAAAAAACGTAATTATTACAGAAGAATGGAAGAAAAATATGTCTAAAAGTCATCAGGGAAAAAAGCAGTCACCAGAATCTATTCAAAAATCTGTTGAAACTAAAAAGAAATATAAATTAATAAGGGAACAAAACTTAGTGAGTATCTCTCTTCCTATTACAAGTTTTACTATTGGTAATAAAATTTATATTATATAATATGATTCGATTAGATGAATTTAATATCAAGGATTTAAAATTCTTAAAAATAAAGAAAAATCCTCAGACTGATTTAAAGAAATCAGAAATAACTTTAGGATTTCTTTCTTATCTATATGCTAAATTACTTGGACAATTAGTAGAAAAGAAAGGTAATATTGGCATATTTTATGGTAAATCTATTAATACAAATTATGCTGAATACGCCAAAAAGAAGCAATCTAATTCGAATGTTAATGCTTTTCAATTAAATGATTTTAAATATCCATTTCTTTCTCTGATATTTTACAAAAGCAATCCTGACACAATTGTTGATGCAGAGGAAATAACATTAGAATATTTTAGAAATATTTATACTAAATATGTTAAGCCCCAGAAACCATTAAAGCAATTTAATTTTTATAATTATTATTACTTATATTCACCAGAATCTATTGGTCAGGTTTCCTTGTCAGATGTTATCAAAACAATAAAACCAACACAAAGCCCAAAATTCAAAGGTGGTAAAATAGAGTTAGCGACAGTATTCATTTCAAATTATCTTGCAGGCAATATTAAAAAAGAATTTAAGTTAGCAGTTGATGAAATTAAGGCATTTACTAGTATTGATAAATTGGGTTCAGACAAGAAAACAACACCAACGGAAACTCCAAAGAAAGAACCTGAAAAGAAAGTAGATAAAAATAAAGAAGGTGAATTGAAAGATGATTTCACCAATGATACCAAAAAGAATATTGATAAACTTCAAAAGCAAAAAGACGCTAAGTTAAAACCCGTAGTAACAAATCCTGATAGAAAAGAACCACCACCGGAAGATCCATTAATGGGTAAGCCGATGAAAATTGATCTTACTAAAAAATGAAATTTACGAATACCGATGTTTTATTGAGTTATATGGCTTTCCAGGTATTGAAAGGTATACTCAAATATGAAAAAGAATATAAGTGGTTTCAACAAGAAATTCTGAAAAGTTTCAATGATATTCATTCTATTGTTACTGTTGGAAATAAAAAAGAGAAGAACTGGGATCAACTCCAAAGGGAAATAAAAGACTATGTTTTTTCTCCTCCATATCTTGGAATGTTATTCATTGATAAAGATCCTTCTTCCCCACAACAGGCAGTTGAACTCGCCTATGAGCATATGAAAGATGTTTATCATATTTATATAAAAAGAATTCCTAGTACTTCAGAATTTTATATTTATAAATATTTGTCATTAACTCATGATGCGGATTTATATAATGTAAATGTTCGAGAACTGAAAGCAAAATTAAAGCTATATTCTAATCCAAAATTTAATCGGGGTAATATTGAGAAATCAACTATTGTAATTTCTAATTACCTCAAAAAATATTATAAACATTATTACCTATAAACTGGAATTACAATGTTATTAGTCGAAACCAATCTCAATACCCGAATAAAAATTTTAGAAAGTCAAGCAGGAAAACCTCTGAAGTTCAGAGGTGTTTTTGCTAAGTTAGATCATAAAACTGAGAATGGAAGAATATATTCCAGTAAGTTGTGGGAAAGTGTTGTTAATTCTAAGTCAGTGCGGGAACGCTTAGAAAAACGTCAGATTCTTGGTGAATTGAAACATCCCGAATATCGGGATATTGATATTGAAAAAAGTGCTTTCATTATTACGGATCTTTTCATTGAGGGCGGATATGTTATGGGCGAAGCTGAAGTGATGCCCTACCCAACGCTAGGAGGAATACTTGAAGTGTTTCTGAGGAATGGCTGTCAGATTGGTATTTCGAGCAGAGGTGAAGGTTCTATCGTGGAAAAATCTGGTGAGAGCTATGTTGATGATAAAGACTTTGAGCTCATAACATTTGATACAACTCTCAATCCTGCTGTCACGGAAGCTGTGCCACAGGTCATGAAAGAATCCATAAAACGAGGATTAAATAATCTAAAAACGAATTCTGATATTTCTCTTTTAAATAGAGTTATATCTATCACAGAGAAATCAATTCATTCTTCTGATGAACCAATGGAAAATATAAAACAATCTAATTTATCTACTGGAATAAAATTAGGTAAGATATTAGAAAAATATAAAGAAAAACTAGCAGCTAATGTTGCATTGATTCGTGAGAACGCGGAATTAAAATCTAAAATTAATAGAGTCAATACTGGTGTTTCTGAAGTTAAGAATATTAATACAAAATTATTATCAAAATCTGAAATCCTGTTAAAACGATATCAGGAAGCAAAGGATCTTTTAATTCAGGGCAATCAGTTACTCGAAAATAAAACTGAACAATTTAATCTCTTTAAAAAAGATTATAAATTTTTAGAATCTAAGTATAACAGTGTTACAAGTAAGTATCAGCGATCACTGTCTCTCGTAGAAGGTCTGGTCAAGAATATTGAAAATTATGAAAATAAATTAGAAACTTCAGAATCAACCTTAGAAAGAATGCGGGAATCTTTATCCGAATTAGAAGATAAGGATGAAGAAATCAGAAATTTAAATGAAGAGATTGAATCTGTCAAAGAAACCCTGGAAGTAAAAGAGCATAAAATTGGAACAGTTAATTCAAAATTTGAAAAACAACTCCAAGATTTAACTGAGGAAATAAAATCTACTAAAAATAAAACTAGAACCTTACTAAAAGAAAACGCAGATTTAAAAGATCAGGTTTCTGAACTAACTTCTTTGTTACAGGAAGCCAGAAAAATGATTATTCAGTCAAAACGAAAACTTGCCCAAAGCCAACAACAGGAAACCCGAGAATCCGCACTACCAGAGGACAGGGTAGAACAACGCGCAGAAAAGCGAGAAATTCGTGACGGTATTCACGGAAGTAAAATCCAGCCTCGTCGCAAGGAGATCACTAATCGCACCGACGAAACTATTGGGAATAATCCAGGTGAAGACGATTTGACTTTTGCGGTTATGAATAAACTAATGTCTTAAAAATTTAGAAAACAACAATGAATTTTCTTAATGAAGCTATTGAGGGTGGCGTACAACTCTCAGAACAGCGTGAATTTTCTCCGTATATCAAAAGCATGCAACGGGTTATCCGTGAAAAAACTGGACGTGAAGCATCACGTCATATGGTTGCTACGGTTGCCAATGCATTGAATGAAACACGTAATTGGTTGTCAAGAATGGATGAAACAACTCGTGCAACAAATGCTGGTACATTTGTTGATTACGGGTTCAAATTAGTTACTGCTATTCTTCCGAATCTGGTTGCTGATAGAATTGTTTCTATCCAACCATTGAAAATGAAGTCCGGTGAAATCTTTTACATGAATTTCAAGTACGGACAAACCAAGGGTAAAATTGCCTCAGGCGCAACTGCTATTGGTGCGAACACAGGATTTCAACCTGGAGGTTTTAATTTCTCAACGGAAACGATTGAGGAAGAAGCCCTTGGCACAGGGGATGCAGTAACAACATCATTCTCTGGTAACCTGACGTACTATCCTGTTCGTGCTGGTACTGTTTCCATTACGACTGGTAGCGTTACCGCTACCGATAATGGTTCGGGAACGCTTTCTGGTTCAGGTATTTCCAGTGGAACTATCAATTATTCCAGTGGTGCATGGGCAGTTGTTTTCTCTTCTGCTCCAGCATCGAGCATCGCAATTACTGCTACCTATGATTTTGACTCTGAACAAACACCATCCGGTATTGGGCAGATCGACATTGATTTGTCACAAACAACTGTTACTGCACGACCCTACAAGTTGCGTGCCTTGTACACGTTGGATGCTGCTTGGGACTTGCAACAAGCCCATGGTAAGGATGCAGATGCGGAACTCGTTGCAGCACTGGCTGCAATTATCCGTGCAGAAATTGATGAACAGATAATGAAAGATTTATATGTTCAGGCTGCTGCAGGAACAACACAATTCGATGCAACAGTACCAACGGGTGTTTCAAAACAAGAACACTATGATGGATTTATTCATAAAATAAATCAATCTGCGAATCAAATTTATACTTCGACAAGAATGGTTTCCGGCAATTTCATTATTGCTGGTATTAATGCTGCTTCTATTATTGAAGGTATGAGTAAATTTGAATCGTCAGGAATGAATATGAATGGCTCATTTTCTGGTCCATATGTGTGCGGAACTTTGGATAATAGATTCCTGGTAATTAAGAACCCTAGCTATGGTGCTAACGATTATTTAGTTGGTCACAAAGGTGAAGGTTATTTGTATGCTGGATACGTTTGGGCTCCATACCGTCCATTGTACACGACTCAACCAGTTGTCCTGGATGACATGATTGTTCGTCGTGGTCTTTACACCAGTGGTGGCAAGAAAATGGTCAACAGTCGGATGTATGCTAAAGGAACAGTTATCAATTATTCGTAATTGATAAAGAATTATCTCACGTTGCAAAGGGGATTGGAGATTTCCTTTCCCCTTTTATTTTAAAATTTAATATTATTTTATGGAAAAGAAATCTTATATCGTTCAATCTCCTATGCCGATATCTTTTGATATTCCGGCATTAAATATTGCTAATCCTAATATACCTGTTACTATATTTTTGAGTGAACAGGAAGTTCAAATTTTAGTACGTTCCGTACCCAATATAAAAGTTGTTCCTGTTATTACTGTTGAACCTGTTCAAAGAACAGAAAAGAAGAAGGAACTATTAGTTGAAAAAGAACCAGTAGTTGAACCCACAGTAGAACCCACAACAGTAGAAACTATTACAGAACCTCCTGTTGCACCTGTTGAGGAAGCACAAAAATCAACAGCAGAAATCATAGTTAAAAAATCTAATACTTTATCATTGTCAGAATGTAAGGCAATGATAAAAACTTTGAATTCTGTTGAAGAACTCAAAGCATTCCTTTCTTCCGATGAAACTCGCGTAACAGTCAAGGAAGCAGTAGAATCCCGTATCAAGGAACTCCAAGCGTGAGACCTACGGACGTTATAAAATACGTTCAATCAGAACTCGGAGTAGATTCTGGTATTCGGGTTTTTATTAAACCCGAAACAATTTACTCCTTTTTGAAATATGTTACTGAGATAGTTTCTGAAAGAATTCCACCAGTATATGATTGTTCTATCCCATATACTTCTGGAATATATCACATTGAAATTCCTTCCCAATACGTGGTTAAAAGCGTTTATGACGTCATGCCAGTGAGAACTGAGGGATCGAACACGAATGAAATAATCTTTGATTTTTATCCATCAATTTTCAGTATGGGTGTTGATATAAAAAATTCATTTGCTAATATTCAAAACTTCATTCAGGATAGAGCAAATATATCAACTTTACTAGAAATGACTGGCAAGACTTTTGGTTGGATGTATTCAGAACAAAATAGAAATAAAATCTATGTTGATGATATTCCTCCATCTACTTCTTGTTTCTATATAAATTTTTCAGCTAAGATTCCTGCGTTAGCCGAAGACTATGCAAATATAAGTACTACCAATGAACATTTCCCTTCAAGTCAATTACCATTGATAATGCAATATGTTCAGGCTCAAACAAAAATAACAGAGGGTAGAATACTGAGGAGAGTCAGTGGTGGTAGTCAGGCAGCAACGAATGACGGGGAAGCCCTAGTGAGTGAAGGAACAGCATTACTGGAAGCATTTAACACTACTATAGTAAAACAAACGTATTTAACATAAACATTTAATTTGATAGTAATCCTGATAATACCCTATGCCTCCAAGTTCCGCTAAAGCGAAAAAAGGAAAAGAATTTGAAAGTAAGTTGATTCAGAAATTAAAAGTAGAAACCGAGAAAAGAAATATCCAGTTAATAAGATTCTATGATTCTTTCTCTGGATTTACAGGTGGTAAAAGAGTAAGCGTGAGGATTCCAGGTCAGGTTTCAGATTTCATGTTTGTATTCAATGGATCAAAGTGTTGCTTGATTGAATTTAAATATACAGAAACTGAAAATTTTCATCTTGGAATGTTATCAGATTCTCAATTATTAGGATTTGAAAACTCACTTAAATATGATTTTTTCTATTTTGTTCTAGTGTACTCAACTTTTGATTTTAAGTATTACTTATTAAATTCTAAAAGAATTGATGAAATAAATCCGAAGAGAGTGATGTCCCGAGAATTTAAATTGAAAGATCATTTTGATTCTGATGCTTTCTTGGATATTAAACATTTATTTGAAATTTTGAAACAACAATATAATTTACTATGAAAACACTAGAACAAAGAATCAAAATATTAGAAAATAGAGTTTCTAATAAAAGAAATTTAAGGGAAAGTGATATATCAGAAAGAGATAAAGAATCTTTGGCTCAGTGTTACAAAGAATTAGGAAGTTTCAGAATTAAATGGGTGAAAACTTTTAGTGTATTTGGAATAAGATCAGACTTAGATAAACTTACAAATACGATAGAAGATAAATTAGAAGAATATAATATATCTTTAAAATACTAAATGGAAACATGGTTTTCAGAAGCTGAGGTAGATCTTGTAGAACAAAATGAACTACAGTTGTTTGAACGTTTTCCTTATATTTATATTTCTCAATTTCAACGAGAGCATTCTCAGATCCATTCAATTCTCGGTACGCGAGTTAAAAGCACTTATAGTAGTAATTTAATACCAATAAATGCTGATTATGATCGAGAAAAGAAAATCAATGAATTGCAAGAAGGTGTTTGGGTTAAAACCAACAAGATTCAAATTAGATTAAATTGCCGACAGTTAAAAGAAAAAGGCATAGAAATACAAAGAGGAGACTTGATAATCTTTCCCTTTAACAAAGAAACAGAACGTTATGAAATCTTGTCAGCGGAGTATGCTGATTTCATTCCATCAGTTCATGTTCCACTTCATTTGATATGTCAAATAGATATCAGTCATAAATTTTCAGACTAGCGTTATATATTAAACTCTAAAATACGATGTTCGAAATACAAGATAAATATGTAGATAATCTCGGTAGAATTTTAACCATTGATGCTATAATGGGAAATTCTTATTCAGTGAATCTCGAAGGAGAAATTAAGAATTTCATATCAGGGGATTCATTAAAAAATTATCTAACAAATAATGGTTTCGATAAAATTAATTTGACCCCTGCAGATCATATGCAGGAATTTGAACAGGAAACAAAACATTTAATAAACGTCACAGATAACACTATGAAGACTGAATCATTTTTGAAAAAATTAGATAGAATCTTAGAAAGTGGAAATTCATATTCAAAATTAAAAAAGACTTTGAATATTAAAGAAGGTCTCACAGTTTCTAATGTGCAATTATTATTCTATGGTATTCTTCCTGGTGATCCTGAGTCTGCATTAAAGAATACTTCAAATTTTAAATCTCTCAAAAAGATAGCACGATATTATCCAGATAAAGCATATTTATTTGCTATCACAGATAATGCAAGGAAACTTGTTCGATTCTTTGTTGTCGCTGATGGAGATATTTGCGTATTTAAAATTCTCAGTCCTGCAAATTCTCGAGTTCTGAAACATAAATTGAAGTCATTCCTTACTTTGAATCTTGTTGAAGACAATTTATTGAAAGTTCGTACTAATGTTATTTCTGGTATGCATTTTCGATTCCGGTCTGCAGAAACATCTGAAGGTGACTCTAAATTGTTCTTCACATTAAAAACTGAAGACTTATCATTGAAGGACGCATCCTTGAATGCCCTTTTAACTCGCTTGCGTAGCAAGGGACAAATGGGGTCAGAGGAAGTATATGAATCTCGTCGTAATGAAGGGTTAGAGGATGGTATTGAATCCTATAATGACGATGAAGAAGATAATGATGAAGATACTATGGATATAGATGATTTATCTATGGAAGTAGAAAAACGCCTTGGCAGAAATAAGCGTCGAGTCTCAGAAGATGACGAGGATGATGACTCAGAAACCGACGCAGACATGGAGGATGAAATTGATACTTCTGATGACTTTGGGGATATGGAAGATGAAGACGGAGATGAAGAAGAAATATCAGCAGATGATATAGAAGAATATGATGAAAATGATTATGAAGATGAATCTTGTAAAACAGAAAGTAAATTACGTAGTAGTTTACGTAAATATTTCAAAGTAAATGAAAACGAGATCAAACGTTATTTAAAACGTAAAAAACTTCCACAATTATATGAAGAAGTTGCCAGTGATTACCCCGAATATAAAAGAAGCGTTGTTTTGAAAGAATTCAAAAAATTGATTTCATCTAGAATAAATGAGTCTCTTTCTTTGAGTTTTGATAAACCAATAAAAAATATTCATAGTTCTACTGATGATACTGGTAAATCAATCATTGAAATAGAATTCGATGAAACTGCCAATATGGAAGTTCCCCCAGTTGAAGACGATGATTCTATGATGACTGAACCCCCAGTAGAGGACTCTGCGGAAGAAACATCCTCAACAGAGGAAGAGACACCAGAAGCATCTGCTGAAGAAACTCCAACAGAAGAACCTAAAACAGAAGAATCTTACAAACGTAGAGTAAGTAAATTTTTATCTCAAAAAATCTAAGGAAACCAAAATGAACATTGAACAACGTATTTTGAGGCTTGAAAGAAAAATATTAAAAGAAGGAAGATTAAATCATCAGAATAATATAGTTGTTCCAGGCAAATATTATGCGACTAAAACTACTCCTGAAATTGCAGAAAATGTATATCAGTATTTTGTAAAAAAGATACAAAGAAAAAATATTAAATATGCAGAATATTTAGGAGAAATGCGCTTTTATAGTAGCCCATCTGGAATTAAATTTAGAGTATGTTCCGGAAATATTTTTAATTGGGGAAATGGGAGCAACAGAACGTTTGGGGAAATTTGGATAGATAAAGATGGAAATGCTATTAAAGATAATTTAGATATGGCTTCTATTGCTTGGTCTGTTAAAAATCTTTTTAATTCTTCAAAAAAAGAAAATTATGAGGTTGAAGTTTTAAATCGAGATTTTATTTGAGGCATTTATTAAGGGAAGCAATTAAATTTGATTTAAGAGTGAAATACTTAAATTTTAAAAATTTAGAAGAAGATGGAAAAGAATTTGTTAATAAAATTTAATTGGATTTATAATTAACAAATATATGTATACTCAAATCTATGAAATAGACATTGAGTTCATGAAATACCTTCAAACAAGATATTTCAAATGGATTGTCTCTCTGGATTCAACTGATACTTCAAAAGTAAATCTTGAGATACTGGATGGTTCTAATGCTAATGTTCCGGCTCAATATGTTCCGGTAATATTTAGATATTCAAACATATATGAAAAACAATTAACAGTAGAAACAATTCTTAGGCAGAACCCAAAATTAACATATCCGTTTATTTTGGTTTCTCCTTTGGATGAAGAAGATCTCAGAGAGACAATGCCCTATACTGATACTGAATCCACTTTTGATAAAGATACTGATATCGCAAGTCAACATCGAGCCATTCGTAGAGTAGCATTTCAATATCAAATTGAAGGAATTTCTGATAGTTGGATTGATCACCGAATATTAAAAGATTTATTGTATTATAAGATGGTGGAAGATGATTATAATCAACAATATATAAATCTTTTTGGAATAAATCATACTGTTAAGATGGATCCAATTACTCAAAATGTGGAAGAGGATTCAAATAAATTCAGAGCAATTCAAACAATTAAAATTGAGACTTCGTTATATTCTACGAAACCAGTAGATTATCTACGAATATTGAGTTTTATAGTTAATACAAATACTTTTGTTGAAGGAAATTAAAATGAACATTGAACAAAGAATCAGAAGACTTGAATCAAAAGTATTGAAAGAAGGAAAATCTCTTTATCAAGATGCTTCTGATAAAGAATTAAAACAATTTGAAAAAGAAACTGGAGGAAAATTTAATTCTGAAAGAGAATATATAATTGCCTTCAATAAATGGAAAAAACAGAAATCTAAGGTAAAAGAATCTAGATTTTCAGAAAATATAGATATTGATGAAATAGAACCTGGAGATTATGTTGATTTTGGATCCTATGGAAAACTTTGGATTTGTTCCATTGATGATGATCAGGCATGGGTTACGGATGATGAAGACTGTGCTGGTGACCCCGATGCTTCGGGTTGGAGTATTAGATTATCTTATGCGAAAAGAATATTGAATAGATAAACATTTTTTATAATTTGAAATAAAGAACCATGGCACAACCTATTGGATTACAAGTTAGAGAATTAGCCGGACCAAGCAGTCCGGTGCTAACTCCTGCAGATATAACTAACGTAGGGGTAATTGTTAAATCATTACGCGGACCAGTAAATAAGGTCATTTTTATTTCATCTTTAAAAGATTATGAAATAATTTTTGGTCCGGTTACTACGGCATCCCAATTAGTTTCTTATTATGAAATAAGAGCATTATTTGCGAACGCTGCTCCTAATGATATTAATGTATATTGCCTGCGTCCTGCGAATTCAGGTGCATTGGGCACAGGTGGTGTAATTGCCTTTGGAACATCCCCGAATCAGATAACATTCACAGCAGCATATTATGGGGATGAGTCCCAAGGGACTTATACTAATAATTATAAGGTAGAGGTTGTTGCTGATGGCTCAGCGTGGAAATGCAATGTTTATGATTCTACTTCAGGTTCTGATGTTTTAGTAGAGTCCATTGGAGGATTGACTACTGGCACAATTGAAGGGACTCTTCAATCCCAGAGTCGTTACGTAAAAGCTGTCATTACTGGATCCTACACTCTTGCAGCATGCACAAAAACAGCATTGGCAACTGGTACAAATCCTACTGCTCCTACTAATTTATCAGCAACAGAATATGGTTATTTAGATAACTATTCTGTTCAAATGCTGTTCGCACCAGAATGGACGGCATTGACAGATCATCAGGCATTGGAAACATATTGTTCTGGTAGAAACGACTGCATGGGATTGATTGCTGCAACATATGCTTCTACTACTTCAGACTTGTCAACAACATATTCTGCTTTGAATATAAGTAAATCTTTCTTAGCAGGATATTTCAACTGGACTAAAGTTGCTAATTATTTCTCTGGAGGGGCACAGCAATGGATTCCGAATTTGGGAGGCGTTATCGGAGCATATTATATTCGTCAATGCATTTCGGAGGGTGGTAATGCTTTCGTACCACCTGCAGGATTGAGAGCCTCAATTTTTGGTGTTCTAGGACAAAAATATGAATTGTCGAATTCCGCTATTGAAGTAATGGTTCATACCAATGGTTGGAATGTTATTCAGTATTATAAAGGTAAGGGATTTGTTACCCGAACCTCAAGAACTCTTTCCACAACATCGAAACATTATTCTATCCATATTCGACGTTCAATCAATTTCTTGATTTCTACGTTTCGTCAAACTCTTGGAGAATACGAACAACGTCAGAATAATGATCGCACACGAGCTCAGATTCAAAATGCTATAAATATATTCTTATCGTCTCAATTCACAAAGGGGATGTTTGAACGCGAAAATGGATATGATAATAATGTTCGGGTGACTTGTGATGCAACAAACAATGATGTGAATGTTCGTCAGAATCGTCAGTTAGTCGTTGACATTTATATGAACTTCGCAGAAGTTGCTGAAACAGTCTACGTTAATCTTGTTCAAATGGTTGGTGGGTTTGACGTTAATGTTGTTTAATCTTTTAATTTTAAAACCCGATGACAAACTTAGAACGCAGAATAAGTAGATTAGAAGAAAAAATAGGAATTAATACTAGAAAAGTTGTAGAAACTTTGCGAGGAAATTATTCCAATTGGAATATCAAACCTATCAACTTTTATAGATTTGAAAATCTTATGGAAAGATCTAATTCTAAGGGGATTGTTCTTTTGGGAGCAGGGGGAAATCCAAATGAATGGATCGACGGAGTTTCTGAAATGTTATTCGACGAAGATATTGCAACCTCAAAATCCCCAAGTGAATTATTCAGAGGAGCTTATCTTCTTAAGACTTCTGGTGGTCGTTCCGATATTGCTCTTGTTTTTAATAAACCATTTCCCGCGGATTTAGGAAAAATGGCGATGTGGAGACTAAGATTCGGAGATTGTTCTTGGATTTCAGATTACATTGTTAATTACGCAAACCAACATTAATTCTTATTTTATTAGAAGTTTTAATTTTCAATTGTTAATTGACAAGGGATCTTCTTGAAAATGGAGATCCCTTTTATTTTAAGGTAGCATGAGAGACGAATTATTAGTTCATAATTATTCTGATTCAAATTTGTCAATGCTTATTCCTAAGAGATTGGGAGAAGGTCATGACATATTTCTGCCATTGAAGCAAACGTATAATGCTAATAATTTACTTCAGAATATACCTTTTATTTATTCGAGTCTTGAAGGTGGGTATTACCATGTTAAATTAAAGTTTGTATTTAGTATAAATGCGTTATTAGACCTTGCGAATACTACTATTGCTTTATTAGTATTAAAATATATTAATGGAATTTATCAAGGTCTTTTGGATAGAATAGAATATAATTTAAATGGAAGCGGAGTAATTAGTAATACTACTGATTTAACAAAAGAATATGATTTTGAGATTTACCTCAATAAAGCAGATCATTTTAATTTAGCATTCAGTCATGAAATATTTAAATCAATTGCTTTAACTATTTCTTCTTTAGATATAAAGATATATCAAATTGCTGACAAGAAATTACAATTACCATCGAACTTAGTAACTCAGGAACAATTAGCATCCATTCTGGAAAATTATATGAGAAAGTCTTCTTATATAAATCCTGATGGTTCAGTAGGAAATCAAATCCCAGTAGCATATCAAGATATAAAGAACGTACCTTCTCAGTTTCCCCCTAGGGAACATACTCATACTGAATTATTATCTGAAATAGAATTCAACAAGTTTAAATCTGCTATAGTAAATTACTTGGAAGTATTGAGAAAATTTTCTCATTCTCATGATAATTTTGATGTTATTAGTGGATTTTATGTTGAGGGGCAAATCCTTTATTTTAAAGGAAGAAGGTTCATGAATTATGATGATTATCTTGTTCTTAATAGTGAACAAGATATAGGAGAATTATTAACAGAAATTGGAACAATTCATTGGGATATTTTGAACTTTCCTCCAGAAGAATATTTCTTTGATATGGGAGTTAATGTCCGTTGGATTGCTAATCCTGCTCAAACATTTAATTTTGGTGCTTGGAGTACTCTATTATTCAATTATGTTGAAGTAATTCGTGGAGACCTTGTTTATAAGACTTCTACAAAATGGAAATTTTATCCACAGGTTCCTGGAATATATACTATTAGTTTTTTCTATGTTTTTGATTATGGTAATGATGGATTAGGAACAGGAACAGAATACAATATTAGGTATGGGTTATTTCGTAATGGTCTCCAATATTCTGTTCTTGATTATGATATTGGCGTAATTACAGGATTACAACCCGATAACAATTATCACTTTCGGTCTTCATGTCAGGGTACAGATCGGATTGTTTTGGAACTCGGAGACTATATTGAAATAAAAGTTAAGCATAATCTACCTATGGCAATCCAACCACCATTATCATTATCTTATGGTTATATAAATATTGATAGGTGTGATACCTATGGTAAAGAAGTTCAAGCCGGAATAATTCCTATTGCACTAAGTTAAATTATGTCAGCAACAGAAAACAACGAAGGGTATGCCAGGAATTACCGTGGAAAATTTGGGAGGATGATTGTTCATATTGATAGTTCATATGAATATGTTGGAAACATAACCCTAGAACCCGATCGAATTGCTGCAGAAGCAATGTTATTCAATGGTGCATCAATTCGTTATGGGGGAACGTTTCAAATAAAACAACTCCATATTTTTGAACAAAGTGCCAATACTGTCACTACGCCCCATAAAATTCCAGGATCTCTGTTATTCTTTACTCCATCAGACACAACTTATGTTTCAGGAGCAATCAACACTAAGTTTGACATGGGTGCGAGTTTAGACTGGGAAGACTTCGCAGGGTATATTGATGTTGCAGCAACAGATTATAAAACAGTAAAACGTGGAACAGAAGTTATTGCAATGGCTCAATTGAAGGAAATAAATCTGAATATTCAGAGTTATAAAGATACAAGAGTATTGGTTGGAATTTTTGTCACGAAAGATGATATGTCTTCAAAGTCAATTCTTACTGGTACAAAATTGTATTTTAAATTAACGATAAAACAGGATTAAGATGAATTCAATTGAAAGTAGAATTCGATTTTTAGAATCGAAAGTTAGTAAAAATAATAAAATCAACGAGGGCAACGGAGCGTTAGATGATGAGTATGAAAGATTAGATGAATTTTACAAAAAATTAGTTCTTCTTAAAAAAGAGTATAAAGGGGAATTAAGAATTTTTAAATTAGATTCTCGTGTTTCAGAACTTATTTCAGATATCGAATTAATTCTCATTTGAGAATTTAGCACAAGATATTTACTAAGCAATAAAATGGTAGTATTCAACGAACGGTCTACAGATCAGAATTTGGATATTTTCAATAAAAGTCCTAATTCTCCGTTTGATCCTCAGGACAGGTATGATGTGATCGATCCACGTCAAATGATTGACGACGTTAATATAAGAAATGATCGTTCTTATTCCTCTCAAAAATTAGAAGCCATAATTGCAGGGGGAATAGATCTTTCTAATTATTATAACAAAGCAGTAATTGACGGATTTTTTGCTGGAGAATCTGGCGGGAAAAAACAGGTAGACTGGTCAAAAATAACCAATAAATCTGGAATTGATTTCACGTATTCTCATAGTCAATCTGTTCCTAATTCTACTTGGACAATAACTCATAATCTTGGTTATAGACCTGCAGTTGCAGTATTTGATTCTTCTGGTACAAAAGTTTATGGACAGGTAACTCATACGAATGCGAATCAGGCTGTAGTTACGTTTTCTAGTTCCTTCGCAGGAAATGCATATTTAAGTTAATATAAAATTATGTCAATACCATTTCTTTCTTCTATTGATCTCGTTAAAAACGAACTTCAAAATGCGAGAATTCAAAATTTAGCATCACCTCCATCTAGTCCTGTCACTGGTCAGGTATACTATGATACGGGAACAAATCAAATGTACTACTATAATGGTAGTACGTGGGTTAGTTCTGGATCTCCATCAACAGTAACAGCCGTAACTGCATCTGCTCCAATTGCTTCTAGTGGGGGATCAACTCCAAATATAACAATATCTGCTGCTTCAACGTCGGATCCAGGATCAATGTCCGCAGCAGATAAAACAAAATTAGATGGAGCAACTGATGCCAATACGAATGGTGCAATTGTCAAACGTGATGGTTCTGGTAATTTTTCAGCAGGAACAATAACTGCTAATTTAACTGGAACAGCATCTACTGCCACTAATGCTACGAATCTGAATTCACAGGCAGCATCATATTACCTGTCAAGAGCAAACCATACTGGATCTCAGACTGCGTCTACGATATCGGATTTTGATACTCAGGTTCGTACTAGTCGTCTGGATCAGATGGCTGCACCCACGAGTGCAGTTTCCTTCAATTCGCAGCGTATAACATCATTGGCTGCTCCTAGCGTAGGTTCTGATGCAGCAACAAAGGATTATGTTGATGCAACCAAGCAAGGATTAGTATTTAAGGATGCATCAAGAGTAGCAACAACTGCTAATTTATCTGCTACTCGCAGTAGCAATGTATTGACTGCTTCTGCCAATGGAAGCATCAATGATACCGGAATTGATGGAGTAACTAATCTAGCAGTAAATGATAGAATTTTAGTTAAGAATCAATCCACTGGTGCAGATAATGGTATTTATATTGTTACAACTGTTGGTGATGGTTCTAATCCATTTGTTTTAACTCGTGCAGTTGATTTTGATTCTTCTGCTGATGCTGCTCCAGGATCTTATGTTTTCATAAATGAAGGGTCTACTTGGGCTGACTCATCGTGGGTACTTTCTACGAATGCTCCAATAACATTAAATACAACATCATTAACATTTATTCAATTTTCTGGTGCAGGTCAGATTACAGCAGGTGCTGCTCTTTCCAAAACTGGAAATACGTTAGATGTTGTTGTTGATGATGTAACAATAGAAATATCAGGGGATGCTCTTCAAACTAAATCCCCATATAGAACAAGAATATTTAATGCTCAAATTGGTGATGGTTCAACTACAAATATTGTCGTAACTCACAACCTAGGAACTCGTAGAGTAACATCTTCTGTGCGTAGGGTTGTTTCCCCTTATGATCAGGTTATTGTAGCAAATGAATCAACAACTACCAATACGATGACATTTAAGTTTTCAGTAGCACCGTCCACAAATGAGTTTGATGTTCAGATAATAGGATAAAATAATGACAAATTTAGAACGTAGAATTTCGAAACTTGAGGAAAAGTTTCATTCTGAAACTAATTTAGAAGATTTAGGTTCTCAACTCAATCGTCTAATAGAAAATCAGTTTTTAATTTATGGTTGGGAAGTAAATAATTCAGGTTGCATTGACAAAAGAAGGCAAATTTATGCAATTGATTTTTATTGGGATCTAAAAGAATTTAGGTCTGATCTTTCAATTTCAATTGAATACTCGGTAATAGAGTTAATGAAAGACTATAAAAATACAAATTTATCTTCTAGAGAACTAAAGAATATCGCAAAATATTTTGTAAAAGAAAAAGTTCTTTCATTTAAATCTAAGATATTTGGAAAATAATAAGGATAAAACAATGACAAACTTAGAACGTAGAATTTTGAAACTTGAGGAAAGAGTATCATCTGAATCCAGAGAATTTTCTTCCCCAAAAGAAGGAGCATATGAAAGAGATACGGCTCAAGAATTAATAATGCATTCATTGGCTACATCTTCAATACAATTAAATCACTTATATGAAGATTTAAAAAGAACAAAGAGAAGAAGAACTGAATGGATTTCCGATACCAGTAAACTAGATAAAATAATAAAAGTATTACAAGATACTAAGTTTGATATGATTCAATTTAAAGAAGATTTTGAATAAATAATTATATCTCTAGATTATAGAGAAAATTGTTGAAAATCTTGAAAGATTACAAATATTAAAGGATTGATATAAAATCATGAATATCGAACAAAGAATTAGAATTCTTGAGAACAAACTTGGAATAAAGCAACGAAAATTAACTGAACAAAATATTCTTAGTTTTCAAAAAACTCAACAAGTTGTTTTTGAAATTATAAATAATTATAAAGAAATTACTGGATATTATATTTCTGACATAATTGATAGAAATGGAAAATGGAATAATGTTATCTTGAGACGGTCTGAATCTAAAATAAAAGAGTATCTTCAGGATGAATATTCCCTTGATAGGGATGAAATAAATGCATTGATGTACAGACTAGAAAATGTAATTTTTCAGAATTATAAGAAATATATTTCATATAGTTATGAACGTTGAACAAAGAATCAGAATTCTTGAAAGAAAACTTGGGATAAAAGAATCCAGTATTCCTACTCCGATCTATAATTCTAATTATGTCTATTTTAGAACTGATCGAACTTTTATATTAAAATACATAGACAAACAATTTGGTTATACAGCATTTAATGAAAAATATGATATGTTTATTCTAACTCGTAATCAATTTAGTCAACTCGAAAATACTTTGATAAATACAGATCCTATGTATTTACGTTATCCAGAAAAATATATAGATGTTTTATACAAAAATAAAGGAATACAAAAATGGCAGAGCCGATAGTTGGACCAAAAGAACAGCCAAGACATCCGCTTACAGCGAATAATTTCACATTAGAAATTGTTGATTCTGGAATGCAATTTCCCAATTTTCAAAAATTAGATGGATTGACTCGCACTGTTGAAACAACAGAAGTCACTGACGGTGGGGTAGGACTGAAGTACAAATTCCATGGTGGAATTATTAATTATGAAGATGTTACTCTTTCTCGTGTTGCTGATGGTAGTGACAATGATAAAAAAATGAGAGAAATGGTAGACACTTTCATTAAGTCAGGTCAAAAATTTGATGCTGTTGCCACGAAGTGGCATCATGGGGAAGAAGTATTGAAATATTATTTGGTTGGTCTCTGTTTCAAATCAGAACAATACCCATCTTATGATAATTCTTCTGCTTCAAATATTGAAATGACGTATTCTTGTTCCTGTGATTTTTGGTCAGTAGAACAAGTTAAGACGCTTGGTGATAATGATTATTAATAGTATTTTAACATAAGGATTTTAACGAATGATAACAAATGAACTCAGAGTTGGAGTACTGAATAATGGTACTTTACTCAAAGATTTTAAATTGAAACCCTTGAAAGTAGCTCAATTAAAAGAAATTAACAATGATGATTATCGTAAAGAACACCCAGTACGATGGTTGGCTAAAACTCTTTCAATAATATTGGATAATATTGGAGGAGTATCGTGTTCAATGACTGGTCGTGATTTTCCAGATGTAATTAAAAATTTATCTCTCATTGATGTTTCTTACTTGTTGATAGCAGGTCATGTTTTCAATTTGAGTTCTGATATACGAGGATTGAAAACTGTTTGTTCCTGCGCACGGCAACAGGAAATATCTTTAGATATTAATTTAGAGGATCTTGAATTGCCAGAAGACTGTCCTTCTCCAGATGCTGAATTTTTAGCTGAACTCATCAATGGTGTAGAAATAAATTTACCTAATATGGAAGACCTTGGTCTCAAAGGTAAGGTCTGGAAATATATGACGTTCAGAATGCCAACCTTAGGGGATATGTTGAAAAATGAAAAACATTTTTCTCCATCGGCTAAATCGGACTTTGGGGAACGAATAATTGCTTCTTGTTTTGTTTCAGTCGAATCCGAAGATGGCACACAATTACCTGACAGTCTCCGAAAAATGTTTGGAGAAAAATTAATAAGTGAAATGACTGCTCGGGATATGCAAATTGTTTCTCGAGAATTCAATAAATTTCCAAGTCATCGTTTGTTCACAGAAGCATCTTGCACGTATTGTGATAAAGAAATTTCTGTTCCGATTGAACCAAATTTTTTATTCATAGCAGCTTAGAAGAAAAACATAATTATGGATTTATGTATTTCCTCCAAGTTGCTCTAAATCCTTACTTTGGTTATTTCAAGTATCCAATTCTTGATATGATTTACTTATTGAAAACTGATATTCATTTTCTTTATAATGAAGCATTAGATCTCCCATTGAGTGAATTTAAATGGTTCTTCAATAAAGCACTTCAGAATCGGGAAGAAAAACCAAACTAGAATTGAAATAAAAGAATGTTAAAATAACAATTCATATAGGGGATTTATTGCAAATCCCCATTTTTATTTTAAACAACATCAGTATAAAATGCTACTCAGAAGAATACAAATATTAGAAAACCAATTATTTGAGTCTCTTGCGAATGCAAGAAAATTATACTCAAATAAGATTGGTTCTGAAGTATTTGATGAACTAATATCAATTGATACTTCTAAAACTTATAAATATATTGAAAAGATATGTAAGTTCTATCTTCAGAATGAAGATCTAGATTTTGAAGAATTAAAATCAAATATTGAATTATTCGATAAACTTTCATCTAAAAATCTAATTGATATCAAAGATATAAATCAATTTAAGACTTATTCTTCATTTAAAGAATATTTAGACTCTAATTCTGATAAAATGTCAAAATCAGAAGAAACAAAATTAATAAAGAACAAAGGTTCAGAAGTAGTATTGAATAATGATAAATATCTTGTCCTATTGATCAAAGACGAACAGGCAGCAATTCAATATGGTTCAAACACAAAATGGTGTATTTCAGCTACTGATAGTAAAAATTATTTTAAACGTTACAGAAAAGAATCCACAACATTTTATTTTGTTTTCAACAAAACTCTGTCCTCAGATAATCCATTATACAAAATAGCAGTAGCTGTTTATTCTAGTGGAAGACTAGAGTGTTACGATGCTATAGATAATGAGATTCCGTGTTCAGAAGTTGGTTTACCAAGAGAATTATTTAAAGTAAAAGAATTATCAAAAGAAGAAAATTTAGAAATTCGAATTAAAGGGACATACAAAATTAATTCTCAAGGATTAATAGATGTTGACGGGGATGTTGATATTTCAAATATCAATATAAAATCAATTCTTGAAATAGGCAGATTCGGAACTGTTACTGGGAATTTTAATTGTTCTGGTAGCAAGTTGACATCCTTAGACGGATCTCCAACGAGAGTTGGGGGTGATTTTAAATGTAATACTAATTTATTAATGTCACTAGACGGAAGTCCAAAGGAAGTTGGAGGAAATTTTGAATGTTCTTTTAATGTTAGACTAATATCTTTAGAAGCATATTCAGTAAAGGTTGGAGGAACATTTGATTGTTCTAGCAACAGTCTAACATCCTTAGACGGATCTCCAACAAAAGTTGGTAAAAATTTTAACTGTTCTTTTAATAAATTAGAATCCTTAGAAGGATGTCCAGAAAAAATACGAGGAAATTTTAATTGTTATAGCAATAATCTAACATCCTTAAAAGGATGTCCGAAGGAAATTGGGAGAACATTTAATTGTTCCAATAATAATTTAAAAACATTAAAAGGATGCCCTGTAAAAGTTGGAGGGGATTTTAGTTGTAGCACAAACAAATTAACATCTTTAGACGGATGTCCAACAAAGGTTGGACGGGATTTTAGTTGTTCAAGAAATTCTGTAAAATTTACAACAGAAGATGTAATGGAAATTTGTGATGTTAAAAGGCATATTTCAGTTTAAGAATCTAAAATGAAAGATCCAAATAAAATAGATTTAGGTTTTAGTGTTGATGTTGCTACTCTGGATTCTGCTAATAAAACAATCCAGAGCATAACTGCATCTATCCAAAATTGGATAGGAAAAGTTAAAGATCTCGGTACTACAACTGGAACATTTGATTCAAATCTTAAAAAAAGTTTGGATGATGTTGGACATGGATATGATGGTTTAAATAAAAAATATTCTACACATTATAAAAATAAAAAGAAAATAGAAGATTTTAATAAAACATTAAAAAATTCTCAAACAGAACAAACTAAGTATAATAAGAAATTAAAAGAATCTGGAAAAACATTCACGGATTTTGCTCGAACAGGAGAAGTAGCCAATAGATTAAATTCAAAGAATCAAAAAGATATTAAAAAATCTTTACAAGAATCTATGAATGATCTGGATGATTTCACTGCTTATAATCCAAAGTCTCAATTTGTAAATTCCATGAGTCAGGACATGGAAGACTTCGCAGGATTTGATTATCTGAATAATGGTCTTCAAAATTTTAACCAGGAACAAGAAGATATACTCAATAATTTAAATTCATCTTTGGATAGTGTTGTTGCTCAAACAGGAAGAATGAATGATGAATTTGATAATGGAGTCTTGTCATTGGCTCAAATGGGAAATGAAATCACGGAGAATCAAAAGAAAGCATCAAATTTTGGCAGCGTATTTGGGTCAGGTTTGTCGAAAATTGGGGGGACAGCACAATCCCTAGGCAGGGGACTTTCAACGATTCCAGGAGGATTATTGTCTTCTGCTCAAATGGCTGGCAGAGGACTCTCTAATATTTCTAAGAATATGCAGGATCTTTCTGGTAAAATGGTATCAGGATTTAAGAATGTTTCCTCAACAATAAAAGATCAAGCATTCAATTTGACAAATCTTATTCCTCCGTTAGCAGCCATTGGTGGTGCAGCAGGGGGAATATACTCCATCAAAGAGGCATTCGAATCTGCTTGGAAATCTGGTCAGGAATTAGAAAAAATGACTGTCAAAATGACAAATCGTTTTGGTAGTTCTGACTATGCTAAAAAAGCAACCGGATTTATCAATGATATGTCCCAGCAATATGGATTAGCAAAAGACGATCTTGAATCCTATACCACTGAATTGGGGGAAATGGGTTTGAGCGTAGATAAAGTTAATTTCAAAGGAGTTCTCAACGCTGCCACTGGTCCAGGAAAAGACCTTCAATCCACTATGTCCGCAATGACTGCGTTGGCGAAAGGTGGGGATTTTCAATCATTCACGGAGTCCTTCGGGAACACCATTGATCCAGCAGCACTGCAGGAAGCATTAGCAGGTGCGAGCACCTACCAGGAACGTATGCAAAAAACAGCAGATTTTCTTGACAAGCAATACTCAGGAAATGCTGATAGGATGAAGAACTCAACTGAAGGTCAGATTGCTTCAATATCTGGATTCTTTGAAAAATTACAACAAACCATTTCGGGTTCGGGTGCATTCCGTGCAATGCAAGATGTTTTAACAAATATATTTAATACAATAGAAGCCAATAAGGACTCGATTTTAGCAGTAGGGCAGGCAATCGGTTCGATGATGGGAACTGTCATCAAGTTCATTGGGGGGTTGCTAGGGAACGTCTCAGGATCTATGGGTGGTGCTACGGAGTTCTTCAAATCAATTGTTGGTAAAATTCGAGATATATTTTATCCTATAATATTTATCCTTGGATTCATTGGTCAAAAAATTGGTTCAATGATAAAGAAATTATTCAAAGGGGATCTGGCAGGAGGAGTGACAGATCTTGGAGATATAATTTCGATGTTGATTGATGGAATAACTGGATTCGTAGGTAAGGCATTTGACCTGATTACTGGATTTTTCAAATGGTTCAATTCTCAGTTACCAAAATTAATTCCAGCAGTCGTTGCTGCTGCAGGAAAAATCATTGATTCAATTGTCAATTTTGCCAAGACTCTTGGAGCAAAAGTTCAGGCATTATTTCCTGAGTTATTGAAAACTCTTGGTGGCTTGTTGAAAATGATTGTACCAATACTGAAGAAATTATTAATTGGTGCTATTCAGATAATCATTGATTGGACTCCACGACTGGCATCAATGCTCTGGGATGCCTTAGTTTGGGTAGCAGAACAATTAGCTTATATTGGTCCAGAATTAGGGAAAATGTTATCAGAAGGTCTTGGATTATTGGGGAAATGGATATCTGATTGGATTGGTGGCATAGCTGATAAATTATTGAAATCCGATAATCCATTTTTAAAATGGTTGGGGAATGTTTTGATTGGCTTGAAAATAGGATGGGATTCTATCATTTCCGTACTGCAAGGTGCAGTCACCGCAGCAGGGGATATCATTGGAAAAATCGGAGAATTCTTTTCTTCGTTGTTTTCTGGGGATTTCATGGATGCTGGTGGAAAAATATTTGATATTTTTGATACAATTGGTAGCTTCATTGGGGATACTTTTAAGAATGCTTTCAATTCAGTTCTTACCTGGATCTCTTCATTTTTGTCAGATGCTGCATCGAGTTTGATGGGTTCTGATAATCCATTTATGAATTTTCTTGGTGGTTTAGTTCAAGGATTTTCTGATGCAATAACTCTCATAAAAAATATTCTGAGTGGAGTTATTGATTTTGTTGTCGGCGTGTTCAAAGATATTGGAGCATTAATCGGGAATGTATTTGGTAATATTTTTGATATGTTCAAAAATCTCTTTACTGGAGATTTTTCAGGTGCTTGGGAAAATATCAAAAATATCTTTGGTGCATTATGGGATTTTGTTAAATCATTATTTGGGAGAATTTGGACGTTAATAGTTGATATTTTCAGTTCAATTGGAACCTACATTTGGGATTCTTTGAAAAATCTGTGGAAAACATTTTCAACAATGTTAGGGAATATTCTTGGTTCAATTGTTGGTTGGATTAAAGATGCCTGGAATTCTTTCACAAAGTTCTTCTCAGAATTACCTGGAAAATTTGGTGCTGCTTTCAGTGAAGCGTCTGATCAGGTAATGACAAATTTAAAGAATTTACCTGATACCATAATGAATTTCTTTGGTTCAATTCCATCTAAAATCGGACAGTTATTATCAGGTGGTTTTGGTTCAATGGTTAATTTAGGAGAATTAATATTTGGAGACGGATTCTTTGATCCAATGATTCGAATGTTCAAGAAAACAGTAAACATGGTTATTGATGTCTTGAATAAATTACCTAATGTTAATATTTCCAAGTTAATTATTGATGACGGAGTAAAAGAAAAAACTCAGTCAATTGTTGCGAGCATTGGTTCGTCTTTCGCAGATTTATCTAAATCTACTGATCTGAGTTCTATGGTAAATAACCTGAATGATGAGATGAAATCATTTGGGGATTATGGCATTGAAGCTGGTTCTGCGTATTCAATGGCATTTGAAACCATGAAGAATAAATTATATGACGTCAATAAGCAGTTACCGGATATTCGGAAAATGAAGGATGGGGTAGAGAAAACTGCTAAATTAGATGAAATAATGAAGTTGGTTTCTGCTATTCAGAGTCTTTCAAAAAGTGATTTAAGTCGCAAAAAAGCTGAAGGTGAAGAAGCGGCAACGTTGCAGAAAAAATCTGCCATGGAATATGTTGGTTGGATATCCTCTGCCACAGGAGAAGTAATGAAGGAAAATTTAGCATCTATGAATCAGCTGTTTCAGGATTCCGCAGTGAAACCAGCGGTGAATGATGCCATTGTTAAAAATGGTGAAGTATATCCTATGAATGAAAAGGATGAAGCAATTGTAAGTAAAAAACCTGGATTTATTGAATCAATAAAGAAGGGTAATATCATGGATGCAGCAAGAGCCGGAGTAGGGCTGGCGAAAGACGTAGTAGTCAATACTGTTACGTCAGGAATGAATCCAGTAGCGGGCATTGCTAAAACAATTGCAGGAAGTGACGAAATCAAAGATGTTGCAGAATTTTTACCCAAGAATTATACTCCAGAAAATATTACCAGTAGTTTAACTTCTTTTGCACAACAATTCATTGGTCAAAAAGAAGTATCGAAAGAAGTTCAGGGATATTATGCGAAAGACAAATCTGGAAAATATATCACAGATAAAAAAGGTAACAATCTTCTACTCACAAAAAAGGAAGCAGAAGAAAAAGGAATAGCAGAATTAGCTTCCGATAAAAAAGTATCAGTGGGGAATCTTGGTTTTGAAAATGAAAACTTCAATAAAATGATGAAGAAATATGCTGGATATTCTTCAGATTCAATTTCGAAACTCGCTGATGATCAAATCCGTGAAGGTCTGGCATGGTGTGCTGCTTTCGCCAAAACAACATATTCGGGTATATTTTCGTCCCTACCTGACGTATGGAGTAAGATAAAAAATGTGTTCAGTTTCAATGCTCAAGAAACTTTAGCCAATGCTGGAAAATCCGGATATTTTGAATTGAGCAAGACCAATCCAAAACCTGGAGCACTGGTAGCATGGGGCAAGGACAAATCAGTAGATAATCTTGAAGATTTCATGAAGCAGAATTCCTTTGGCTCAGGACACTTAGGACTCGTAGACAGCGTGGCAGGAGGCAAATTTACTACAGTAGAAGGAAATACTGGCACTGACGGGGAAGGCAGGGAAGGCGTGAAAGTCAGTCGAAATACTTTCCCAAATAGTATGGGGACATTTGATAAAGGAAAATCTTTGAAATTCATTGGATTCGCCAATCCAAAATTTGATGAATTATTGGCTTCTATTAAGAATTCAAATGAACCCATGTCCCAGAAAATGGATAAGTTTATTCCGGATTCTTACAAGAAAGAAAATCGAGATACTGTAACTAAAAAAGAACCCACGAAAGAATTAAATAAACTCGCAACTACCACCAAAGAAACTCCGGATTCTAAGAAGAAAGAACCAATAAAAGAAATAACAAATTTTGTACCAGAAAAAGGTTCTGTTTCAGAGAATAAGAATAAAGGAATATCAGAGACTATCAATAAAGTTGTGAAGGCAATTCCTAAGGAAAAGGAAGAAAAGCCATCAATAGATAATCTTGATAAGTTTGTTAAAATTTCAGATAAAAAACAGAAGAAAGATACTCCAGAAACTCTTGATAATTTCATAAAATCTACGAATAAAAAAGAGCCAGTAGAACCTGAATCCATCAAGCGTGGGTCAGCCGCTAATCCTGGTAAGGACTTCGTCGTGCGTCCAGGACAAGAACCCGTATTTTTTGAACCCACAGATACTGTTTTTGGGGTTCGTAAGACTGTTGGTTTGTCTGAAGAAAAGAGTCCTAAAAATACTTCTTCATCGAATTCTGTTACAATTAATTTCAATGCAGGGTCAATTCAAATAAATTCTGTTAATCCGAATTATGATGCGAAGAAATTATTAGAAGAAATCAAGACCATTATTCGTCGAGAACAAGGTCGTCAGTACGGTTTGGAAACTTTGCCACGATAACAGTTATATAGTTTTAATACAATTTTAAATAAAAGGACGTAAAATGCTCAACAGAAGAACAAGTTCAAAACTCTCTCTCTGAACGGATTCAAAAATTAGAAAGAATCATAGAGAGTAAGGGTTCTTTGAAAGAACACAATTACGATTGCCCTCCAGTATTGAGATATTCCAATGGTATTAAACTCAAAAGGTTTACTCCAGAAGATTGGGGAACTTTTGAAGGTGCGGAGAGAATTACTAAAATGAAAAGAGAACCACAAGAACCTTATATCGGTTATGTTAAAATCTCTTCCATATTAGAACAAATAATAATCGAAAAATTAGATCTTGAAGAAGATTCATTGGAAAATAAAATGTGTACTATAATTCTTGATAATACTGGTTTATCCTTTTATCTAAATTATGATGATGGATATTCTCAGATTTTTTGGAGAGCCAATGCTGATAATTATACTTCAGGAGATAGTTGGATGAAACATGTTGTAAAAAATCCATTGAATTATCATAATTCTTATGATTTTGAATTAATTTAGACACAACAGGAGAATAAAATGCGTAACACACGAACAGGTTCAAAACTCTCTCTCTGAGAGACTTGAAATTCTAGAAAATATTGTAGAAAGTAATCCAAGAAAAAGATTAAATGAAATAAGTGGATTTAATTTATTTAGTTTGAATTGGATTTGTGGAACTAAAATGGATCTTTTACAAGCAGACCACGATCCTGATATGGAATACGGAGTAATTTATACTGCAGTCTCTAATAGAGATGAGTTAGTAGCTTCAGTTTATAAAAATGATGATACATGGTTTCTTCACATAGAATCTGTTAAAGGATTCACTACTCTTCCAAGTGGAAAAAAGATAAGAAATAAGCCATTAATAGAAGATTATCAAACTTTTGAATTAGCCCTTAAAGAATTCAAAATTATAACTGGAGTAACTAATCCTAGAATTTTTAAACTTTAATAATTTATGTTTGGAGAAGAAATATCAAAACTTCGGAATTCAGTTCTCAAGGGGATGTTTCATGCTCCAGATATTGGATTAACTCTGAAATTTCAATTTAACCCTATTGAAATTTCTGTTAAAAAAGATGTTAATTATGAGACCTTGGATGCACCATTATATCCTACTCAAATATTAACTTGGAGTGGAAATAATCAAAAGGAATTAAATTTTACCTTACAGTTTGAGACTTCTGCAACAGAACTCCTTAGTCCTTCCGTAGTTCGAAGGTCTTTAGGAGTTCTTGGTATTGAGGCAATTCTTGAGACTTTGACATTGCCATCTAATTCTAGACCTTTTCAAAAAGTATTTGAAGCTGGAAATTTCATTAAAAATACTCTTGCACCATTCACGTCAGGTGAGGGTATTTCCCTCGGAACTTTGACGTCTTCCCTGGAATCCAGTGCAACAAATTTATTGAGTTCTGTTACTTCAGAAATATCTCAGGAATCTCAAGAAAAACGACAAGGTACATTCGCACCTCCAGATGTTTATTTGATTCTCGGAAGACGATGGTTTCGAGGAAAATTAAAAGGATTCGACGTAACTGAAAAGAATTTCAATAGGTTTCTTACACCACGATATCTTGAGACTCAAATAAACTTCGCAGTCATTGAAGATGGACAATTCGCGGAACAAATGGATAATCAAAGAATCCGTTGGGCTAAATTAGAATCTTCAATTTCCGACTTGGAAGTAAAGGAAAATATATTAGAATCCGCAGCTGGATTTGCATTCGATATTGCATCGAGTAATCTCGGCATTTCATCGAATTCAATTTTAGAAATGCCAATGGACTTAGGGCTTTAATTTAAAATGAAATATTCAATTTTAAATATTGAGGATTCAGTTGTTCAATCTTATGAAAAACGAGATACAACTGTCAATTATATTGAATACATTTTAAATTATGATGACATTCATACCTTTGAAGGTTTTGTATTTGAATTTCTTGCAATGAAATTCTATGGAAAACGTTTATTATGGTATAAGATTTATGATAGTAATCCTAATCTATTTCCTGACGAATTAGAAGAAGGAATGAAAATAAAAATACCTTTGATAAGTTCAACGAATCTTAATTCAAAAGTAATGACGTATGATCGTGGGATGCAGGTAATATGAATTTATTTTAAAGGATTTTATGAATAACTTTACAATCATTGCTTTAATTTCTATTTTTAGATTTTATCTGAAAGTAAAAATTTTTTTCAAAAATTGGTTTTCTTGGTTAAAATCTCTTCAGTATATTAAAGAAATAAAAGATTTATCTTTTATTCTTAAAAGAGTAAATACCCCGTTAAGACCTTCATATTTGAAACCATTCTTACTCATTGATGATTCAGATAATAATTCGATTCCATGGTTCATAGAATCTGAGGATCTTGTTCCAGATCATAAAGTATACATTAGAAATTAAATGAATACTTTTGACGAATATTCAAATACTGAATTATTTCATGGATATGAAGCAGATTTTTCTGTTAAACTTTTAATAATCAAAGTTGATACAGAAACCTTGTATCGTGGAGTTTATGCTCAGGATGAATACATTGAAATAAAAAAAGATTATTATGGGGAAGAATATTCTTTTTTAGAGGATGGTTCTAAAAATTCTATAAATAAGCCCTGGATAATGGGGGGCATTTCTGTTACAGAAAGTGAAAACGGAATAACAGAAGTATCATTTAAGATCATTGATCCTGGAGTACCAACCTCAAATGGGGACATTGAATTCCCATGGTTATATCCTGGGATTTGTACTCGTATAAAAGGCATATTTTCCTTACGGTATCTTAATGATTTCCCAGATGTTGGAGTAAAAGAATATCGGGGATTTCTGAAGGAAATGAAACCATCATTCCCAAAGAATGCTTATCCAAATGCTGAGTACGTATTTCAATGTTCTGGATTTGAAATGACTCGAACGGTCAGAACTTTTGCATATCCAAGTCTTGGAGTTGCTAAAAGTTCAACCGAAGTTGAAATAACAAATCTTGCTGCAAAAACTAATCCAGAATATTCTAAAACATTTGACCGATCTTGGGCTACAAAAGCAGCGGATGATCCTGAACCCTACTTATCAAATAAAGATATATTAAGAGAAATATTGGGTAGCTATAAATATCCAGTAGAATATCGAGGTACAATCCCTGAAATATATTTTTGTTTAGACAATAGAATAGAAGAAGTAAAAACTAAACTTGGCACAGATAGAGTATTACCATCTATAAAAGCAGAACCAATAACAGATTGGTTATTGTTGAAAGACATTTTATCTAAAACAGGATCTTCTCTGGTTTTTGAAGCAAGAACAGTTAAAAAAGATGAAACAACTACTGATAAATCAGGAAAGATAATACCTAAAAAAGTCGGTGATGTAGAGACTAGAGCAGTAATAGAAAATAAAAGCAATTCCAATGGGGACATTACTTCCTTGCGAGTTCAATTCTATTTCAATAGAATGAACAATGGGATAAAAATTCCGTACAATCCTTTGATAACGAAGAACTTTGTTATGCTGGATGAACCATCAATTACTATTTCAGGTAATTGGCAGGCATCAGCAGTGATGGAAGAACAGGATATAATTACGGAAACTGATACTGTTGATCCTAGTGACCCAACTAAAACAATCGCAAAGGGAACTAAAGTCGGAACAAAAATGGTATTGACGGATATCGATGAAAACGGAGATCCAATTTTATACGAATTAGATATGAGGAAACTCGATACTCCAGAAGCAGAAGCAACTTTCAATCAATTAATAAAAGGAAATAATTTTAATTTTGAAACTGTGAAGCAATTTTTCATCGCTAACACTGGAGCACCGAAATACCCTGAAGGTGGAAATACCTACAAGGTTTATCAGTTTCACGGCATAGAGGCTAGTTTCCAAACGTTAGGTAATCCTTTTGCGCAGATCAATATGGTTTATCCAATCCTCGGATTGGGAAAATATTATTCTATTGGTGTCAATTCAGAATCTCTTCAGGATATCAATAAAAGGGAAGAACAAATAGCAAAAGAAAATGAAGCTGAAAAACAGAAGGCATTACAGGAAGCAAAGAATAAGCAAAATAATACTGGAAATTCATCAACACAAATTGATACCATAAAGACTCCATCCGGAAAGGACATGGGAACTCGTAAGCCTAAACTAACAGGATTACGATTGAAATCTTTAACTCACACAATAGAAAACGGTAGTTGGAAAACTTCTTATAATTTTGGAATGTAAAATGATACTCAAAAGAATCCAAATCCTAGAAAACCAATTATTCGAGTCTCTTGCGAATGCAAGAAAATTATACTCAAATAAAATTGATCCTGAAGTATTTGATGAACTAATATCAATTGATACTTCTAAAACTTATAAATATATTGAAAAGATATGTAAATTTTACCTTCAGAATGAAGATATAGATCTTAAAGGACTCAAGAATAATATAAAATTGTTTGATAGATTAAGTTCAAAGAATTTGATTGATATCAAGGATATCAATAGATTTAAAACTTATGATGAATTCAATGAGTATATAAGTTCTAATTCTGACAAAATGTCAAAATCAGAAGAAGTCAAATTATTGAAAAATAAAGGTTCAGAAGTAGTATTGAATAATGATAAATATCTTGTACTTTTAATAAAAGATGAACAAGCATCTATTCAGTATGGTTCAAATACGAAATGGTGCATTTCTGCTACTGATAGTGAAAACTATTTTAAAAAATATAGAAAAGAATCTGTAACATTTTATTTTGTCTTTAATAAAGATTTAGATAGTTCAAATCCATTATACAAAATAGCAGTTACTGTTTATAAATGGGGAAAACTAGAATGTTATAATGCTGTCGATAAAAAGGTTTCATTTTCAAAATTAGGATTACCTAAAAAGTTATTTGTAGTAAAAGGATTATCAAAAGAAGAAAAATTAGAAAATTGTATTATTGGAACATATAAAATCAATTCTCAAGGATTAATAGATGTTGACGGAGATGTAGATATTTCAAATATAAAATCTATTCTTGATATAGGCAGATTCGGAATTGTTACTGGAGATTTTATTTGTGTTGGTAACAATTTGGCATCCTTAAAAGGATGCCCAATAAAAGTTGGAGGAAAATTTAGTTGTTTTGATAATAAACTAACATCCTTAGATGGATGTCCAAAGGAAGTTGGGGGAAGTTTTATTTGTACTTATAACAATCTAGAATCTTTAGAAGGTTGCCCAACAAAAATTAATGGAAATTTTAATTGTTTTAATAATAAATTAACATCCTTAAAAGGATGTCCTATGGAAGTTAAAGGGAATTTTAATTGTTATTCTAACAAGAAAAAATTTACAGCAGAGGATGTAGTAGAAATTTGTGATGTCAAAGGTGAAATTTATGTTTGAAGAACCTGGTAAAAATAAATCTTATACTCGATATATTGCTGAATTTGCCCCAATAGAATACTGGGTAGATGATGTTAATAAGAGGGGATACATACCAGTAAAGTTTCAATCAAATATAAGTTATGTTAAACCAATTTTTCAATTTGGTCAATTTATTGTGCCATCAAAAACCTTTGTTCAGAAATTCTCTAATTTTATCGGAGTTATTGTAGAACCTTTGAACAATGATTTCAACAATATGGCATGGTCTGGATTCACGTATTTATCCAAGGTATCTACGGACTTCGATACCTTTTATCCAGATCTTAAAATGATGTACTTTGATGAAAATTGGAATTTTCTATTAAATAATTTTAAAGATGAAGAGTATTTTAGGATTATTTATCTTACTGACAAAACAACTTTTGAAATTAACCGTAAAAAAGACGAAGAGTTTATTAAAATAAAAGACGGGAAAAATAACAACGAAGTTTTCATGGATAACAATGGTATCAAAATAACGGATACTTTTGTTAATTTTATTCAAACTTCTTCTGAAGGAATACGAATAGAGGATAAATTTGGAAATGCTATTGTTTTAGATTCATCGGGGATTTCATTACAAGATAAATTTGGTCATATATTAAATATGATGAGTTCTGGTACTCAGATTGATGGTGATTATGTTTCTCTGAAACCTTTCGTAGATTGGCTGAAGAATGCTGCTCCAAACCTTGCTGTTGGGAACTTAGGTGCTCCTGCACCTTTGTTTCCATCGAACGTGGCTAGTCTTGCGGCAGGAGTAGTTCCAGGACAGAATTTTGTGTCGAATAAACCGCAGAGTTAAAAATGAAAAGATTAAAAGAAGAGGAAGAAGCAACAACAGAAGTTTACAAGACACCAATATCTTCTATCTACGAAGAGATCAAAACTATTCTTCGAGGCAAAACACCAGTTGATTATAAAGATGAATATGAAACAATATTTGGAATAATTATTAATTCTGTAGTAGAAATTAAATTCAATAAAACAACAGACAATCTGATAGTTAGGTTCTACGTAGAACCAAAAGAAGATCAAAAATTAAATCTAGCTACAACTGATTACGCTATAGATTTTCAATCAAAATTACCTCATATTTTAGCAGAGAATTCTGTAGAAGTTTCTACTTTAATTTCTTATTATAAAGTAGTACCAGATCAGGATATAAAAAAAGTAATTCTTCAGGATCATAATATTACATCCTATAAAGAACTATTAAATTTCGGTTACTCAATTTTTAAAGACTCTTTTGGACTTTAAATTATATTATATATAAAATCAAATTTAATATAAAATTTAACAAATAAAATGATCCTCAAAAGAATCAAAATACTAGAAAATCAATTATTCGAATCTCTTGCGAATGCAAGAAAATTATATTCAAATAAGATTGAACCTTCAATATTTGAACAACTTATATCAATAGATATTTCTAAAACTTATAAATATATTGAAAAGATATGTAAATTCTACCTTCAGAATGAAGATATAGATCTAGATGAATTGAAATCAGATATAGAATTATTTGATAGATTAAGTTCAAAAAATCTAATTGATATCAAAGATATAAATCAATTTAAGATTTATTCTTCATTTAAAGAGTATTTAGACTCTAATTCTGATAAAATGTCAAAGTCAGAAGAACAAAGACTTCTTAAAAATAAAGGAACAGAAACGATATTGAATAATGAAAATGTTCTTGTTCTTTTGATCAAAGACGAACAGGCAGCTATTCAATATGGATCAAACACAAAATGGTGCATTTCTGCTACTGATAGTAAAAATTATTTTAAGTCTTATAGAGGAAAAAGAGTTACTTTTTATTTTATCTTTAATAAAGAACTAGATAGTTCAAATCCAAATTATAAAATAGCAGTAGCTGTTAATTATAGTGGTAAATTAGAATGTTATAATGCAATTGATAAAAAAATTAGAAATTCTATTCTTTCAAAATTAGGATTATCTGAAAAGTTATTTAAAGTGAAAGAATTACCAGAACAGGAGGATTTAGTCAATTGCATTAAAGGAACATACAAAATAAATTTTCGAGGGTTAATAGATGTTGATGGGGATGTTGATTTAAATAATAAAAAATTAAATTCTATTCTAGATATTGGAAATTTTGGAATCGTTACTGGAGATTTTGATTGTTCTCATAACAATCTAACATCCTTAGAAGGATGCCCAATACAAATTGGCGGATATTTTAATTGTGGCTTTTGTGTTCTAACATCATTAAAATATGCACCAATATATGTTGGTGGAAAATTTAGTTGTTACTTTAATAAGAAAAAATTTACAGTAAAAGATGTAGTAAAAGTTTGTGATGTTAAGGGGGAAATAAATGTTTAATTTTATATTATTTAAAATATGAGTTTAATTCTCACTGACATAATTTCTCAGGATTACGTAACTTTATTCAATGAAGTTAAAACATTAAAAAATTCTAAGTCTAATTTAGTAGACTGGGATATTGATAATGCTAACGATATTTTAAGATTTACATTAGACTATTACTTATTGTCAATTGAACGTCTTGCAAGATTTGCTAATAATGTTTCCCAGGAATTCAATATAGCTACTGCACTTACAAGGGAAAACATTCTCAACCATGCCTTACAATTGCAATACATTCCTACTAATTATGTCAGTTCTCATACTTTAATAAATTTTGTTATTACGAGTAGTGGAAGCCCTGTTGTGGCTGCAGCATACTCTATTGTTCTGTCTGCTTCAGGGAATGACGGGAATACGGTTTATTTCACGAATCCTTCTTCAATAACATTTTCTGCTTCTACGACGGCAATTAATAATCAGTTATTTATTGAAGGTCAATATAAGGAACGTCTTGAAACTTCTAAAGGAACAGCATTTACTTCAATAATTATTCGAGATAGATTAGTTGATAATACAATTAGGGTATTTGTCAATGCAACAGAATGGACAGAAATTGATAGTTTATTGAATGCGAGTTCGAGTGAAACTCGTTATTTATATCGCCAATTAGATGAAGAAACTCATCAATTTATTTTTGGAGATGATACCAATGGTAAAATTCCAACACTTGGAGAAGTAATAAAAATATCCTATATCAATGGTGGTGGTGCTAGGGGAAATGTTCTAGCGGGAAAGATTACTACTACGTATACTATCCCTTCAAGTCTCAATGGCAGGATTACTTCTTTAACTAATCCTAAGGATGCCACTGGAGGTCGTAATCCGGATTCAATTGAACGAATTAGGTCTTTAGCGATTCGATTACCTCGAATGAATAATCGTCTTGTTAGCACCGAGGATATACAAATATTCGCAGAGAGTTACGATGGAGTTGCTAGGGCAAATGTTACACCACACATAAATTATCCAATAGTTCAATTGATCCCTGATGGTGGGGGAAATCCTAGCAATCCTTTGAAAGATAATGTTAAATCCGCTATTGATGATATTATTGTTGCAGGATATAAAGTTGGAGTAGTTAACCCAAAATATATTACCGTAACATTAGAATTAACAGTTCATACTGATCCAAATTATGATCAGGGGGATATTGATACTTATGTTAATACTCAAATCAATAATTTATTAGATCCCCTATATTTAGGTTCAGACGGAAATTGGACTCGGGATTTTGGAGAACCTGTTTTACTTTCTGAGATTTATGACTTATTGATAAATTATCCTGGAATATTGTCAATAGAAATTATTGATCCTGTAATATCTCCAAATTCTGATATATTATTTGAATGCGAAATCGATGAAATATTTACGAATGTTGGATCAACAATAACTATCAATACGGAAGTAGCGACAACATCTAATATAAGATCTAAGTTTGCAAAAACTGTTTTAGTTAATCCTAAATTTAAATAAAACTAATTATGAAACCCTTCCTCAAAAGAATCCAAATCCTTGAAAACCAGTTATTTGAATCTCTTGCGAATGCAAGAAAATTATATTCAAATAAGATTGATTCTAAAACATTTGAAGAACTTGTATCAATTGATACGTCGAAGACGTATAAATATATAGAAAAAATCTGTAAGTTTTATTTGCAAGATCCTTCTATTGATTTTGAAGAACTTAAGAATAATATAGAATCATTTGATAGATTAAGTTCAAAAAATCTACTTGATATCAAAGATATCAACAGGTTCAAAACCTATAATGAATTCAATGAGTATATAAGTTCTAATTCTGATAAAATGAGTAAGTCAGAAGAACAAAGACTTCTTAAAAATAAAGGAACAGAAACAATTTTGAATAATGATAAACATCTTGTTCTTTTGATAAAAAATAAAAAAGCAGCAATTCAATATGGTAACACCACGAAGTGGTGTATATCAGCTACAGATAGTAAGAATTACTTTCATCAATATAGAAGAAATAAAGTAACGTTTTATTTTGTTTTTAATAAGAAATTAGATAGTTCAAATCCTTTATACAAAACAGCAGTAGCTGTTTATTATAATGAAAAATTAGAATGTTATAATGCTTTGGATACTAATATTCCATTTTCAGAAATTGGTTTACCAAAAGAATTATTTAAAGTAAGAGAATTATTAACAAGAAAAATGTTATTAAAGAAGGTAATTAAAGGTTCTTACAAAATCAACTCAGATGGACTAATAGATGTTGATGGGGATGTTGATATGTCTAGGCAACGAATAAACTCTATTCTTAGATTTGGCAAATTCGGAACTGTTACTGGGGATTTTGATTGTTCTAGTAACAGCCTAACATCCTTGGATGGATGTCCCGAGAAAGTTGGGGGAACATTTACTTGTTTTAGCAACAATCTAACATCTTTGGAAGGATCTCCAATAAAAGCTGGTAATTTTAATTGTTCTTTTAATAACTTGGAATCCTTGGACGGATGTCCCATGGAAGTTGAAGGGAATTTTGATTGTTCACATAATAAATTAATCTCTTTAAAAGGTTGTCCAGAAGTTTTAAAAAGTCTTAATTGTTCCTCAAATAATTTAACATCTTTAGTTGGCTGTCCAACTAAACTTAAAGGAAGTTTTGATTGTTCTCTTAATAATATAGAGTCTTTAAATAGATGCCCAACGGAAGTTGGTGGCTGGTTTCGTTGTTATAAATATTCAAAAGTATTTACACTAGAAGATATTTTGAATGTTTGCAGTGTAAATAAAAATAAAATCGATCCATCATCATATAGATCTTAGTATCCAACAAATCTATATAAATAAATGGATATTAATCAAAGAATAAATAGATTAGAAAATTTAGTATTTAAAGAATCCAAACAGGTTGGTATTCTGTATCATTATACTTATTTAACTAATTTAGTTAAAATACTAGATAATAATACATTAAAAATTTCTCCTAATCATGGTTGGGTGTCCTTTACAAGAGATAAAAATGCATGGAAATCTATTGCTTCAATATATCCAGTATGTATTGTTGTCGATGGAAATAAATTGTCTAATAATTATCAGATTAAACCTTATCAAGATAGTTATTCTGGGACTTCCATAAAAAGAATAATAAAAGATGAAATGGAAGAAGTAGTACTTAAGGATATAAAGAATATTACTAATTATATTACTTCTATTATTCTTTTTGAAAACGAATGTGAAAATGAATTTTCTGACTGGGATGAGGAAGACTGGCTAGAAAATTTTAATTTAGAGGAAGGAAATACTATTGACATAAAAGAATTTATTGAGAATAATTTTAATTTAAAAGTATCTTTAAAATAAATGCATTTACCATCTGAAGCAATAACACCAAATCTATTAAATTATGATCCAGCACTCAATGAAGTAAAGGATCTGTTTGATTATGGTTATGCTTCTTCTCGTAAAAAGTTATTTGCACTTTATAATTTAATAAAATATGAAAATCTTCCAGATGGTTTATTAAATTATATTCTGTATTCAAAAGGCATTCCTTTATATTTCAATTATACTACTGCGCAGAAAAGAAATTTATTAACTCAGCTCCAACAATCAATAACTGCAGAACCAATTGGAAGTTCTGGTTCATCAGTTTATTCTGGAACATTAAAATACTCAAGTCGTATTATTCCAGGGTCTGTCACCATAACCGACGGAACATCTTCAGCAACGGACGCAACTCATTGGATATTGAAAGGTACTGGAGTATCTAGTGGATACATAAATTACAATACAGGTGAATATAAAATATTATTCACTTCCAATACGGTCGGTTCAGTAACAGTTAATTATTCTTATTATTTTGATTTAAATTCTAAAAGGTATATTCGTAATGGTTTGGAAGAATATATCAAAAAGATCATTACTTCTGGACTGGTCTATGTTGGAGTTTGTATTGAGCCAAAACAACAAATGTTCTTGGAGTTCCGGCTTTACGGATTCCCCAATTCATCTATGCGGGATACTGCAGGGAATCAATATGGAGACCAAGTAGGTTATATTGGGAATATTCCACAATTAAGTAATTCAACAAATAAGAATACGACAGCAGTATTGATTTATGTTACTTCTTCAGTATCAACAGAAATATTTGACTTATTGACTCAGACTCTTTCCTTTGAATTAAAGAATATTGAATTCACTCAAGATAATAAATTGCAAATAATGTTGCAGAATGCAACAGCAGTAAATATTGTTTCTGGTGGGGTTGGTATTTGGAATGTCACGAAGTCAGGGGGTACAAGTTTCGCGACATTGTTCGCGTCTCCAGGTCAAAATTATATTGGTATAAAACATGCTGCGAATTCATTCATAACGAGTTATAGAATTAATAGTATAATTGATGCAAATACAATCTTACTTGATACAGATCAAGACATAACATTGGAAAATACGATGGTATTTTATGCACCAGTATTGACTCAAATTTCTGATATTGAAATATAAATCATGGAACCAACTAATTCTGAACTATTTTCTCAGCCTGATGATAAAGTTCTACGACTTGAATACTTACCGAGTCCAGGATTGACTTTTGAGGAACATTTTAATACCAATGAGAAACTCCATTTGGGTCGGTATGGTTATTTTGTTGAGAAATATGCAGGAACAGTAAGAGTTGAAGGTCTTGAAGTTCAAAAAAGCGGTAGCAATATTAATGTTACAGCTGGAGTATTATTTCATAAAGAATTCATAATGAAAGAAACAACCTTATCTACGGTTGCTACTTTCACGGCTTCTAATATGAAATTAATATTAAAAATAACAACTTTAAAAAAGACTTCTACAACTCACCCGTCAGACGTAAATATTACAATAGGTGCTCGTACATTTTCTGGACCAAATCAATATACTTATTCAATAAGTTATTTATATATTTCAGGTTCTGTTCCAGCAGATACAAGCACTGAGTTTCATATTTATTTAGCTGATATATCCTCAGGTGGGGTAGTAACTCAAAAAATAGAATTACTTTCTGATCAAAGGTCTTGGAATTTTCTCAAATTAACTGATACTCCAGATTCTTATGCTTCCCAGGGATTGAAAGCAATTCGAGTAAATACTGGAGCTACTGGATTAGAATTCTTTGATGCTGCATTAGCAGTTCATACTCATGACGATCGATATTATACTGAAACCGAAACTGATACTTTATTATCAGGAAAATCTGCCACAGGTCATACCCATGATGATCGATACTTCACTGAGTCTGAAATAACAACTGCTCTCGCAGGAAAATCTGATACAGGTCATACTCATGATGCTCGCTATTATCAGATAGCAGATGTTGATTCTCTCTTATCAACAAAAGCACCTTTGGTGCATGCTCATACTATTGCTAACGTAACAGACCTGCAGACTACTCTAGATGGCAAATCTGCCACAGGGCACACCCATACCCTAATAACTATTACTGGATTCCCTAGCAGTTATACTGCTAATAAATGGATAAAAGTAAATGCTGGAGCAACTGCAGTTGAATACTTTGATGCTGTTGATACTTTTCTCAAATTAACAGATACTCCGGATTCATATTCTGGATCTACCCAAACAGGATTAAAATTCCCACGGGTGAATGCAGCAGGAACTGCATTAGAGATCAATGATCCTTTGATTCAGATTCGAGCATCAAGCACAAATTATAATTCATATCAGGTAGAATTTTCTAGTACTGGTGGTACGGTTGCGATTACTCCAGCAGTTACAACGGGGGATGCCACCACTGGTGCTGCATTGAAAATTAATTTAGAAGTCGCAAATCCAATTACTGCTCTCACTGCTGTCCCAGGATTTCCAACAACGTTCGCTAATAATAAAAGTAAATTAGTACGAGTAAATTCAACAGAAAACGGCGTTGAATTTGGACCAACTATTCATGATTTAACAATATCTCAGGAAGGGTCATTTATTATTTGGGGGAAACAAGGTGATACGCTTGGAGTTATTGGCACTTCAAAAGTGAAAGAAATCGTAGGTAGAAATGGAATGGGAATTGATATTGTTGGTTCATCTCAAATCGCAGGAGATTGGATATTTAAATCTTCATTATATGGACCAGTTTTACAGGATGGTTCAACAAATAAAGCATATCGTATTGTTGTAGTAGGTGGGAAGTTAGGTCTTGTTTCTATTTTGCCTTATATTGACAATGGTTTGTCCTCTGGCAATACACCACCAATAGCATAATATTAGGATTTTACTATGCCATACATAACAAAATTTCCTCTTAAATTTGCCTCAGATAAAACAACTACGGTTACCACAGAACCTGTGAATCAATTTGAAGTGTTTTTCAGAGTTCCAATAACTACAAGAATCGTAGATCCTAATTATGGTATTGACGAAGATATGTTTCTTCAACGGAACATTTATAGTATCAATGAAATAGCATATTTATACTACTTAAATATAAGAGATAAGTTTAAGAGTTATATACGTAATATCTATATTAGTAGATTAAAAGCAGATTTTGTTCGGTCAGAAAAATCAGTTTATCTGAATATATATTATATCATAAATTCAGATGAACAATCTATAAAATTTAAAATAGCAGAATTATAAGAATTTACCACTCAAAGGATTTTAATCATGTCAGAAAATAAGTTTAAACATGCGAAAGAATCTACTACTTCTATTCTTCCATTATCTCCAGATATTTTGATAGAAGAAAATAAGGAACTTATTCTTGATCGTAGGAAACAATTAGTAGAAGAATTAAATCGTCTTAAAAAAGAGGAAGAAGAAAATCGTTTATTAACATTCAAAGACGAATTAAGAAAACTGAGTCAAAAATTTGGGGTAAGAATTTCACCTCGAATTACCATAACAGGTTCTGAAATAACTTCTACTCTATATCTTGAAATCATAGAATCTAACGAGAACTAAATGCTATCATTTCAAGATATATTTTATAAGGTTAGATTTGCTTTAGCTATTATAGCATTGATTATAATAACTGGAGTTATTTTTAAGAATTGTTCTGGTTGCACTTCAAAAGATCCCCCAAGTGCAAATCCAAAGGAATCTAATGTTCCAAGAATATCGTTACCAAAAAGAGAAAATGAAATAACTATTCTTGATAAGGATAAAAAACTAATACAATTAAAATACAATAATTCTAAAAATGTAGAAAAAATTATTAGTATTTCTCATCCTCCAGATTCTGCAGGTACTATCCCTAATCCAACTACTCTTATAGTAGAAAAATCCCCTTCTGGATTCTTTCCTGAAATTTTCAAAGCATCCCCAATAAAAATTTCTTCTTTAGAAAAAGATTCTACTGTTACAATCTTAGATTTTGAAGATAAAATTTTTGATTTTGAATACAATCCACTCATTGGTGCAAGTTATTCTAAAATCGGCATAGAGTGGTCTTTGGGGATGAGCCTAGCCCGAATTACCTTTATTCATGTTTCAACATCTATAAGTGGGCAGAAGCTAGAAGATATTGATTTAAATGTTGGTGCAAGAATAGAATTCGTTGAAAACATTTATCTTGGTTATGATTATGGAATAATTTCCACAAATAATAAAATCAGTTTACAGTATTGTTACAAATTTTAGAAAGGCAGTTAAAATGTCAGAATCTCAAGAAAAACAAAATCTTACAAAAAAGGTAAAAGCCCTTGTTGAAGAAACTTTTGAAGCACAGGTTATTGACTTACGTTATGCTATAAATTTCTTATCAAGAAATTTAACGATATTTATTTTTCTCTATGGTGCATTCTATTTTGGTAAATTAGCAGAACAACAGGAAGTCGTCAATACTCTTCAGTTTGCTATTGCTATAGTCTGTCTCTGCATATTTTTAACGAACATTGCTATTTTTAGTGTTGGTCGTCAGAACTACAGTAAAGAAAATTCAAATTTTCCTGGAATGATCTTTCTCGGAGTTTGTGTTGCTGTTGGGTGCGTAGTGGTTGGTTATTGCTTTACGCAGAGTGAATGGTCAGGATTGAAATCTTCATCATCAAATACCATCAATATGCTAGACTCAACATATCAAAATCAATTTCAAGATTCCACATCCTCAAAATGATAAAGTATATATTTTTATTCTTACTGTTTAGTATATCAGCATCAGCACAACTTCAACGATATACTATCAGAATTGATTCTTCCCTATTGGAAGTTTCATTAAAAGTTCTTCTTTCTCAGGTTGGGAAATATGAGAAAGGTGGGGACAATATTATTGAGGGATTGAAGTATGGAAAATCAGTAGGTATTGGATATCCAATACCTTATTGTGCAGCAGGTCAATACTGGTGTTTCGATACTGCAAGATTTCAACTGAAATATTCCAAGGATTCTATTCCTTTATACCCAAGTCCTCTGGCATCTCAATTGTTCATTTATACCACAGATCCTAAAAGAGCAGTTGGGTTTCATAAGGCGAGAACAATCAAGCCAATCAAAACGAAACCCATACCAGAAGTCAATGACCTGATTGTCTGGAAATTTTCAGATAAGCCCTTTGGGCACATAGAACGTGTCATAAGCGTCGGAAAAGGTGGTTGGGTCACCACGGTAGGGTTCAACACCTCTTCGGGCAATAGTGGCGATCAGAGGAATGGAGGTGGTGTTTGGATACGGAAGAGGAATGTTCTATCACCACTGGGAAGAATGAGGAGTTTTGGATTACTGGGATTCAGATTCCAATAAGTTCTATTGCATTCTGAATGAAAGAATAGAATGCTCTATAAGCGTTGAAACATATCATAAGGTCACAAGGAGGGTTCAACATGATTTCGAGCACTAGTAACGATAGTAGAAGTCAGGATTAGGATTCAGTGATATGGGAAGAAACCAAGTTTTCATAAAAAGTTCTAAGTTTGATATAGAAATATATAAAGCATATATGTTAAAGGGGGTACGGCGGAATTGGGGGTTTCTTTCTCTCGGTAAGGTTCTGTCCGGATTCCCTTCTAGAATCCCTACTATGCTTCCAAAATTACTATTTTGATAGAAATGATGACCTGAACACTTTCTCAATTACTATAAGCCCTATAGGAGTTAAATACAGTTCTTTTAGAAACACCATTCTCCTATAATTGCACTCATGTGTATATGCGCGTTATATATAGATATAGTTAACTCTTTATTAAGTAACTCTTTATTAAGTAACTCTTTATTAAGTAACTCTTTATTAAGTAACTCTTTATTAAGTATAACTATAAGAATTTTAATATCAATTATTACGCGCGAGCGTGAGAGACTGAAAATAGATGTTGAGAGAAAAATTTTATGATTCTATAGATTTTAAGAAAGTTGTTACGTTCTTCTCATCGTTAGTAAAATTTTTCTTAAAACTTTAGAGGATTGTTGGTATGAGTAACAACTTATTTGATTTCAAAGGAAGTGCATTGGATTTCAAGGTAGATAAAGTACCGATGCACTTCAACCACAATGGGCATTCTACAGTGTCCAAAGACATGTCAGCTTTGGTACGTGCTGATAATAGTGTTGAACTCGGATTCTGTGGTAATCGGTATGTACCGATTCAGAATGAAACCGTGTTCAATTTTGTTCAGTCTCTCTTTTCTGTAAGCACGGAAATTGAGAAAGCATATAGTTTTGATGGTGGAACAAAGAATGTTTTATTCTCTCAGGTTATTCCTGAGTTTTCTCATAAAATAGGAAATTCAGGGGATGAGATTCAAAAAAGAGTTTTTGCCCTATTTCATCATCGGGTTGGCTTTGCTATCCGATTTGGTCTTACCGAGAGAGTTGCTTCTTGTAAAAATGTATTTCCGTCCTTATTGAAAGAAACAAATTTTCGAGTCACTCATGATCAGTTGTTTGAGAATAAACTCGAATTAGGAAAAGATTTATTTAATTCTTTGAAAACAGAGAACAACATAATGAATCAGGTTTATGATATCTTTGCTTCAACACCATTGGTGGGTGAGAAAAAGAAATCAATGTCCGAGGGAATTGTGAAACACATTCTATGGATGCCGGAGAAGAAGTCAATTGAGAGTATGAGTACTCGTGCTAAAAACAAAATAGGAGTGCTTCTCGAGTGCATAGAGAGTGAAATGAAGAGTAAGGGGGAGAACCTGTGGGGATTGTTCAATGGAGTTACCTACTACGCTAACCACGTCTCATCGGAGAGAAAGGTAAAGGATGAAGATCAAAGATTATTCCGGTTGTTTTATAAATCAGAAAATTTTATGATGAATCGTGCTTTATCGTATTGTAAGCGTTCTCTCAATAAAACGCTTTTACCAGCATTGAGTTTGAGTGACGACGATATGTTGGTAGACGAATATGAAGGAAATGAACTTCTTCTGAATTAATAGAATCATAAAATGGTGTTATCTGTAAAATATTCCCCAGTGTTTTACAGACCAGAGAGGGCTTTCTACGCTGCATTCTTAGAGAGTCCTCTTTTTATATTTTGTACTGGAAATATTTATTACTTCTAATAATGTCTACTTCAAAGAAACTGAGTTCAAAATATTCTTCAGTTACTATTTCCACTGAAGAATATGTTTTATTGACGAATGAATTGATTCGATTGGTGCGGGATAAGAGTTCCATAGTAGATCATTACCTTTATCAGGAACATATCCCCTTATCCGAGTTCTTAGAGTATCTTCACAGTCGGGGTATTGAAGGTGAGGATGCACCATATCTTCATAGAATGTATGCTCGTTATGGGAATGTCAATTCTCGGATATGGTTTCTTGGTGGTCAGCCTGTTATTAAAATATTTTGAATATTATGTTGAATACTAAATTAGTAGAGTTTTTTGAATTCATATATGATCGTCAGCTGATATGGTATAAGAAGTCAGTATTGAAATCCCCTGCACCATGGACTGATAATCCTATATTGCAAACATATAAGTTCTGTAATATTTATCGAGAATTGGATAGGGTTTCTCTGAAGATCATTCAGACTATTTGTCACAATACATTATTGAGTTTTGAGAGAAAACTTTTCAATATTGTTTCAGGAAGAATATTCAATCTTGATACAATTTATTCTCAATTATTAGGAGTAATGGATCCTGATAATTATGATCATAAGTATTATGAAGATATCCTTGATAATAAAATCAAGGAAGGAATCAGTATTTGGAATTCGGCTTATACTGTTACTCAGATGAAATATGATCCTTCTTATCGGAAGGATAAGCATGCTCAGTTTTTATTGATGTTGCAGTTTTTTTCCAAGAATATTGGGAAGATAACGGAGGATCTTCGTAACTGTTCTTCTCTCCGAGAAGCCACGTTAAAGATAACGAATGTTCCACTTATTGGGGAATTTCTTGGTGGCGAGATTATTCAGGATTTAACATATTGTCGTCCGTTCTTCTTTAAGAACAACATGTTAGACGATCATGACCTGTGTACAGTTGGTCCAGGAACGTTGAAATCTATTACTGAAACTTTTGATCTTCAGAAAACTTCAAATGATATTTTTTCAAAATTAATAAAATCTACTACGGATTCTCAGGCTCAGTATTTTGAGTACATAAAAAATATGACTGGCAAAGACTGGGAATCAGTAGCATATAGGGAATCTAATTCTCCGTTTCCATATTTATCTATCAATAATATTGAATCAGCATTTTGTGAAAAACGTAAATATAATAACCTTCTTCTTGGGGAAGGTAGAAAACGATATTATAAAGAATCATAAGGGTTTTATTTTAAATGCGAGTTATAATTGCAGGTTCAAGATCTATTGGTTCAGACTATTATCCTGAGATCGAGTCAATACTCGATGATATCAGAATCAATATGAGAATCACTACCATAATTTCTGGTGCTGCTAAAGGTGTGGATTCTCTGGCTATTCGATATGCAAAAGAGAATCATATCCCCTTTGAAGTTTATGAACCTGATTGGAGTGTTGGGAAGAGTGCTGGAGTTCAAAGAAATATGTTGATGGCGAAGAATGCGGATGCATTGATTTGCTTCTGGGATGGCACTTCCAAAGGTTCTAAAAACATGCTTGAGATAATGAAAAAATTGAGAAAAAAATTAGTTGTATTAACTCCAGATAGTTCTGAGAAGTTTACTGAATTGTTTAGGAATTTTTAATAAATGAAAAATTTTAGAATTGGTGACAAAGTTCAGATTACCAATGGTATAGATACTGGCAAGATTGCTACTGTAGTTCCTACCAGAGAAATAAAATTAAATGGTAGGGGTATTCCTACAAATTGCGTTTCGGGGGAATACAAGAAACCAGATTGGAGTAAGGAACTTCCGTTGAAGTTACCGTCAGGAAGTTATGTTATTATATCGAAGAGATTTATTAAAAATGTTGTTGGTGAAAATTTAGATCTAAATAGTAGATTAATAAGATTAGAAGAATCTATTTTTGGTGAAAATTCGTCTATTCATACAGGTTTGAAAATAAAAGGTGCAACGAGTATTGATAATCGTTACATTGGCAATTACCTGAGAACAACTGATTATACGTTTGATTTTGACGAGTCTTCAAGGTGTTGGTTAGTTTCGGTCTACGATGATTACTTGGATGAAATCCAAGCTGAATTCGAAGATGCTTTCGACGAAGAAAATATCAATGCAACAATAACGTATATTTAGATGAAATATCAAGAGGGTATTCGAGCAGGGATTGGAACAGAAGATTATGACTTTGACTATTCCCATGATGAACCTGATGACATACTGACATTAAAATTTCCAGATCAGGGACTGCGTAAGCGTAGAATTTCTGGTCTAGAATTGTTCTATTTTTACAAGACCTCAAAAACTACCTGTCCAAGAATAAAGTCAAATTTCTTAGTTTGGATAAAAAAGTCTGCGAATATACGGGTAGAAATATCTAATTTTTTACAACGAGCATTAATAACATTCAATCATTATCATAACTTAAGTCAATATGATATTGTTTTATTTCCTCCAAGTAATTCATTACTTTTGAAAAGAGTAGAAAAATTTCTGAGAAGTCGTCATCTTGACTTATTATTTTACAATGATATTTTTGTTAAAGATTCTTCCAATATTGATTACTCGCAGTTAGAACACCTTTTAGATTCTGATATATCTCCGTCTTTCCGAGCCTACGTTCTCAGAACGTTAAAATTAGTAAAACGTTCTGGAACTTTGGAGGTCAAAAAGATACCCAAACCGTTCGTGCAGTACATTCATAATTTTATTTCTCCAAATCCTGCTTATTCAAAAATAGAGAGATTGTTGAAAAACAAAAGAATTTTAGTAGTAGATGATTATTGTTTTTCAGGTACAACGTTGAAAGAGGTGAATAATCAGGTATGGAAATTTGATCCTTATTTAGTTCATAATTTTGTATTGATATCTCGATGAGTAAAAGTGCTTTCGGATTTTCTCAAAAGACTCTTAAGTCAAAGTTAATAAAATCTTCTATCTCAATATTGAGAAAATTATCATTATTGAAATGGGTAGATAAAAATTATAAATTTGTTGCGGGTACAGATTGGAAAACAGAAGTATTTTTAGAATTCCCAATTAAGAAAACTTCTTTTGGTGTAACTCAATCTGACGTGGATAATGCGAAGTATACGTTCCATTTCATTATTCAGTCCGAATACTACTCTGAAGACGATGTTGAGGAAGCAACAGTGGATTATGATTTAACATTTTATGTTGAGTACAAAGGTGGATCAGATTTTGAAAAAGTAGTAGATGATGGTGAAATTATATTAGACAATTATTAAAATTGAAAAGACGAAAAAGAATATACAAAGACGCTTCAATGAAATTGCAAAAAGCAATTGTGAATTATTCCCCTATAGCGATGTGGAGAGTGTTGGAAGACAACACTACTCAACTTATTCAGGATACAGCTATTCCGGAAAAATCAAAGGTAAGAATAGCGTATTATGAAAGGGATATTGAAGAAGTTTTTGTGAAGATAAAATATCTTCATCAGGAGAATAATACTTCTGATTATAGGGATATTGGGTTATATACTACGGTACTCTTGGATAAATCTGAGTTTCAGGAATTATTCACTTTCATATAAAATAGGAAATTGGAATACTTATATAATTAATTTATGAAAACTATCGAAACTAAAATATTTTCTACCCATAGTGCGCAGTCCTCAGTAACAATTGATGCCACTGCGAATGGAACAAAGAAAATATTTACTGGAACAATAACTCTTACGAGTCGTTACATAAAACCATCTTCTTTGACAATAACCTCTACTATCTCTGCTTCACCTGTAACTATCACCGACGATGGTAATGGAGTTCTTGCTGGCACAGGAGTAACGGGTACAATCAATTATGGAACAGGAGCATATGCTCTTACTTTCACAACCGCACCCGACAACTCAACAAATATCACCGCAGTTTACAATTATACTGTTACTACCCCAATTCAGGTAACAGGGGGATCTACTGGAATATCAGGAGTGACTGGAAAATTGTCTTATGAAGGAAACTTGTTAGATGAAATTGTTCCAGGATCAGTTTCTTTTTCTATTAATTTTTCTTCTGCACCTGTCGTATTTTCAGACGATGTTAATGGAAACTTTTCAGGAACAGGATTAGATTATGGTTACATTGAATATCAAACTGGAATATTTAAATTAGTTTTCTATACTGCACCTGATAATGCAGCTGCATTAACAGCTACGTATCAGCATCGTTCTTCCCAAGTTAATGAAGAGTTAATTGGATTGAAATATGAAGATTCTAATTGTCTTGTAGTTCGGCATAATCATGCAACAACTCAATATTTTCACTTAGCATGGTCTGAAGACAATTCAACATTTACATATGTTGGCACATATTATGTTGTTCCAGGTGGTTTGAAGATAGTTCAATTATACCCAAGAAAGTATTACAGGATTTATAGTTCAAGTTGTCAGCTAAAATGCCAATTGGAGGTTTTGTGAAAAGACGGGAAGCTGAAGAATTTACACGAGATCTTGAAAAATCTAAAAATTCAGTTTTAACTGAGTTAGATTATTTTTTAAGATATTATGATATTTTGCTATCTAAATTGGATAGTTTAGAAGAATCAAGTATTCTGGATATTGAATCTGAATTGAATAACAGGTATAAAAGACAACTCACGAATTCAATAAATGAGTTAAAAGATATTTTGAGAAGACTTGGAGTAAAATTTGAATCTTTGAAAGATGAGTTAGAAGAAAACATTTACAATTATTAATTGAAAAGTATAAAAATGAATTCAATAGAAAGAAGAATATCAAGATTGGAAGAAAAAGTTTCTTCAAAGAAGCTGAATGAAGAGAGTGCAAAATTCTTAGATTTTGATAATAATCTAATGACTATTTTGAAAAAAGCTGATTATTCAGAAGACGATGTTTATACTTTTAAGAGAACCTACAAAGAAGAGCGTCTTGGTATATGTGCTTCTTTATTTTCAGAATTAGTTTTAGAAGTAAAGACGTATATTAGAGATTATAAATCTTTTTTGGGTCTCAAAAAAATGTATTGTGCTGATGTTCATTGGTATTGGAGATATGTTGGTTCTGGAGGAACTAACGGGAATAGTTACACACTTTATTGTAAGGATGACCCATTTGTTGGTTTTCCAAAATGGGTAACGGAAATTGAGGATATAAGATAAAAATGCCGTCACGAATAAAAGCCATAACGACAAGTTCATATGCAGCTGGAACAGCTGTTAGTTCTGAAGTTGCATCATCTTCTCCTAATGGAACGTTGAAGATATTTTCAGGAACTCTTGCTCATGGCTCTATTCAGGTTTCTACCATAACATTTACTGCAACTATTGCAGCGTCTCCGGTTACTGCTACTGATAACGGTTCTGGAACACTAACCGGAACAGGAGTAACGGGTACAATCAATTACACTACAGGTATCTGGGATTTAACCTATACAACCGCACCCGACAACTCAACGAACATCACTGTCAATTACACGTATGTTGTTGCGAGTCCAACACAGGTAACAGCAGAATCAACAGGACTCTCTGGTGCAGCCAATGTCACGAAGTTCCGAGGAAAATTAGCACAAGGAAAAATTGTCCCAGGAACAGTGACATTTAAGATTAATTTTTTATCTACTCAGATATCAATTACTGACAATAAAAACAGAGAATTAATCCATCAGAAAGTTGCGGATGGATATATCAATTATACTGATGGAACATTTCTTCTGTTCTTTATTCAACCACCAGATACTTCTGCTGCATTGACTTGTGATTATAAGCATCGGAATTCTACCTATAATGATTTTTATGTTAAGAGTAATCAAGAATACTATAATTTAATATCTTTGTATAATGCTACTGGTGGAAGTATTGTTGTTCGAATCATGGAGTCTGATGATGATTTAACATATGTTGAATCAAGTACTGTGACGGTTAGTTCTGGTTCTTATAAAACAGCAACAATAAATCCAGTAAAATATATAAGATTATTGTCATGGAATAATGCTGGATTGACAGTTGAATTTTATTATATACAACAATGAGCATTTAGGTACTGAATGAAATTTTCAAATTCAAGTCTTTCTTTAGTGGAAAGAATAGATAGATTGGAAAGAAAAGTTGGGGTGGAAAGTAAGCTAATCGAATCTAATTCTGGGAATTATGCTATTATCTATTTTATGGATAGGAAGCCATTAAAGAAAAAATATGATACAAGCACTAAAGCATTTTCTGATTGGGAAGAACAAGGTTGTGTTTATGTTGAACTCTTTAATAAAATAGGACGAAAATTAAGTTCTTTTCCTAGTTCTGCTAGGGATAAACATTATATAAAACAATAAGGAATAATAATAATGAAACACCAATCTCTCTCTCTCTTCTAGAGCGTATTGAAAAATTAGAAGAATGTATACTTGGAGAATCCAATGATAATTTATTTTTAGATTTTAAGGTAAAAAATGGATCTCATGGGTCAGGTTATGATCGTTATGGATATACAGAATATTCTTTTAAATATCGTGGTAAGTCTTTTATAGTTCATTTAGGATTAGACCAGTGGATAAAGATTAATGGAAAATCTATTAATGCGGTAGATGTTGATTTATATGATCAGGAAGCCAAATTTATAAAGAAGTACACAGGATTAGAGTATAAATGGCTAAAAAAGATGGAAAATAAAAGAGAATTAGAATGGTATTATGCGAGTCAATTTGAGGATGATATAGAGACTTAAAATGATATTGTGTAAATCAATTAGTGGATTAGGTCTCGGTTCTAATACTAAATATTAAATTTTTCATATTATGAAAAGACGGTTAAGAGAATTTGATTTGAATTCACAAGAAGTTTCCCAAAGAGAGAAACTTCTTGTTTCTGATATGAAGAAGTATAATGATATTGCTTTTGATTATGTTCAAAAGGTAAAGGCAATTATAGAAAAACTTTATGAAGGTACTGACCCCAGAAATGAATTTGAACCATTTTTATCTCAACTTCTTGAAGATTACGAAGATGTAATTATTCCAGGAATAACTGAAGGCATTTCTCCAGAAGGGTATTGTGTTGATAAATTCTATGATATTATTTGGAATAAGCGAAATTTCAGAGAATCAAAAAATCAATTATCTGAATCAAAAGTAACGTTACCAATCAAGATTCATAGTGCTAATGTATTATCACTCAAGCGGGACATTGAACAATTCTTTCAAGATATAAGATTTAATGAACCATTTGAATTGCAGAATTTAGAATCAATAATTGAGACTCTTATTATTTTGAGAGACAATGCAATTCCAACTGAATTCGAGAGTGTTACTATATCTGGATATTTACGTTCGGTAGGTTTGTCAAAGAACTTCATAAGTGAAGTAGAAAAACTCTATGAAGGTTCTAATTTTAATGCTCCATTGGATGAATTTCTTAATGTGAAATTTGATAGATTTGGTCAAAAAGTTCTCGGAAAGGTTTATTATATGATGAAGACTAGTTATGGAGAACCGAATAATATAATTAATCCTGCTTGTACTGAAAAACAAAAGTATTTTAATATAATTGATAGAATGAAATTTAAATATAAATTAGATAGGCATTATTTTGATTTTGGTTCTAATTTAAAATGGTAATATATATATTAGTTGTATAGTTTTCAATTCAACTAATAAAAGGAAAATCAAATGAATTCAATCGAAAGAAGAATATTAAGGTTAGAAGAAAAAGTTCTTGTTAAAGAATCTAGTACTTCACGTGCGTACCGTTGTACAAGGGGGGAATGTGGGGAAGAACTTTATGAATATTTCAAAGACGAGATTATTAATGGTAATAATATAAGATTTGCAGAATACTTAGGAACTATTAACTTTTCGGAAGAGTCTTCAAATTCTCGAGTTTCAAAATACAGAGTTTCTTGTGAGAATGTTTTCAATACAGGAAATGGAAGTCCTAGGGTTTTTGGTTATATTTGGGTAGATTCAGATGGAACAGTAACGAGGGATACTATTGATGTTCGATCCATACAATACGGAATAAAAACTACCCGTAATCACTACACTAAAAATAATTATGATGTTCCGTTGAATATGGATTTGATTCGTTAATTCTCAGAATATCTTCTCTAGATTTGCCCACCATTGGTGGGCATTTTTATTTTAATCAATCTGAAACGTTCATAGGAACATGAGTATATTTAATACAACATATTATTTGAATACCGAACAACTAATTAAGTTATTTAATATACTAAATATTAGTTATTACTCTTTTGAAGAATATCAATGGTATTTTAGTATTCCAAATTCTTTGTGTTATTCTTTGAATACTGTTTTTGGATTTATTAAATCTCTTGGATTTGATTTAGATTATGTTTACGAAGTGTTACTAAATAATTTTGATATTGATGAAAATACTTTTTTATACTGATATTCATTTTCGATATAATGGTGACTTTTTTAAGATATCTAAAAATGGTCACTCTAATTTATTAGACCATACTTGTGAAGCATTAGAATTTGTCATTGAACAAATAGAACACCATAAACCCGATATTGTTGTTTGTGGTGGGGATATTTATCATTCAATGAATTCTTTGGATTCTCATACGGTGACAACATCATTTTCAATGTTAAAACGATTATGTGAATCTTGTAATTCTATTAATGCGGTGCATTATATCTTATTAGGGAATCATGATTTTATTTCAGAAAATAGAGAAGTATCTATAATTGATTTCTTAAATGATTACCCAAATACCATTGTAGTAAAAGATTTATTAAAATCAGAAAACTTAGTATTTTGTCCCTATTACTTTAGTAAAGATAAGTTTTCTTTGCCTGAATCTATATTAACCAACAAAGAGAAGTCTATATTTTTTGGGCATTTATCTCTTAAAGGTGGATATTATAAGTATTTTAAAAAATCTAATCAATCTTTAGAAGAATCCGAATATGTTGATTTAACTGCTCAGGTTAAATCTTTTGGATTAGTTTTTAATGGCCACCACCACATACCTCAAATATTAGGGAATATAGTATTCCCAGGATCATTACTTCAAGTAAATATTGATGAACCAGAATTAGCGATTCAACGTGGAATCTATATCATAGATTCAGAAACTTTAGATTTCACTTTAATACCTAATAAAATTTCTCCTAAGTTAGTTAGAGTTTATTCAAGATATGATCTTGATAAATTGTCTGATAATTCTTATGTTTATTATGCTGCTAATACTGTAGAAGAAATAAATGAAGTTCAGATTGAACTCAAAAGGTTTCTTGGGTACAGAACCGAGAAATTAGTTTCAATTAAAAAAGATAAACAAAAGGATGTTGTTAAATTTACTTCATTGACAAATAATGAATTATTTGAGCATTATTTAAAGAATATAGATATTAAATCTGATGTTGAAGACTTATTATTGTACGGGAAGGGATGCATAAATGAAGCAGGGAGTTCTCTTAATTGATGGTGATATGTATCTTCATCGTTGTATTTATGTCCCTAAATTAAGAGAATTTAGGACAAAAGACGGAGTAAGAACTGGAATACTTTATGGTGTATTGAATTCTTTATTCGGAATATTGGATTCCTTATCTCAACATAATATTGTTGAGGTTTATTTTCTTCTTTCTACGGGAAAGAGTTTTCGACTAGCAATAGATGAAAATTATAAATTAAGACCAGAAAAACCCGATGATACGTGGAATCAACATGACGAGATTCTTGGTTGTAGTATGGGTGAATTTTATAAGGAACAAAAAGATTTAGTTAAATCAATTTTACCAAAATTAGGTATTAAAGTTTTGTGGGAAAACTCTTATGAAGCAGATGACTTAGCGGGTTTCATTTCTCGTATGAATTTAGAAAACAAGAAGAAGATTCTTGTGAGTGATGATTATGACTGGTGTCAATTAGTCAAAGATGATGTTGATATTTTTCGAGCAACAAAACAAGAATATATCTCTCTTGAAAACTTTCGAGAAGTTCTCGAAGTAGAATCCCCGAAACATCATTGCTTATATTTATCTATTTTGGGTGGTCATGATAATATCCCTTCCGTATTGAAGGGATTCGGGCAGGTATCGGTTAAGAAGATGCTTTCTGAGTTATCCACCCCTACCATCGAATCCATTCAGTCTTGGTCTACTATGCAAAAGGGAAAGGGTAAATTGTTAGGAACTGATGAAGTTATTTCTCGTTTGAAACTCAATCTTGAACTTGTAGACTTATCGAAAGTAAATTTTGATCTTGATTCCCGCACAAGAATAAAAACTAAAATTTTAGAAAGATTAGACTATTCTCAAAATGAGATAAATGATATTATTCAAAGATATGAATTTTATAGTTTTTCTTCTGCAATGTTGAGTCAAAATATTAATAAATTATTTTATGATAGAATTTAAGTACATTAGTATAAAGAATTTTCTTTCAATTGAAGACATTACCTTACAATTCACAAAAGGTATAACTTTTGTTAGAGGTATCAATTTAGATGATACTAAATCCACTTCAAATGGAAGTGGAAAGTCCTCATTATTTGATGCAGTAATGTGGGCTCTTTACGGGGAAACCTCAAGAGGAAAAACTGCAGATTCAATTGTCAATCGCCAATCTGGAGGTGATACTTCTGTTGAACTTAATTTTGATTCTAATACTGAAAATTATACTATAATTCGTTACAGGAAGCATTCCATATTTGAAGACAGTATTAAAATATTTTCTGATGGAAAAGATGTTTCATTGAAGCGAATGAAAGAGAATCAGAATTTCATATTTAGATTATTAGGAATATCAAAAGATCTATTTGATTCTACAATATTTTTAACTCAGGGATTCAATTCAAGATTTTCTCTTCTCACAGAAACCGAACGTAGATTACTTTTAGAGAAAATTCGTAATGTTGAAGTCTGGGATAAGGCACGAGAAATAGCATCAAAAAAAGATTTAACAATAACCAAAGAATTAACACAATTACAATCAAAGATTAAAATCTATTCAGAAGAAAACATCCCATCATTAGAAAATGATATACAAAATAATAAAATTTTAATACAAGAATATTCTGTAAAACTCCAAGAATTAAAACCCGATCTTTCGAGAGTTCAGGGATTGTCCGAAGCCCTAACAGAATATCAATCACAGAAAAATCTTTTTTCAAAGAAAAAAGAAAATATCAATGAACATCTTCAATCTAATAAGAAACTTCTTTTGGACTTAGAACCAAAAAGAAACAAGGATAAAAAACAATTTGATACAATACAACAATCTTTTCAAAATATCGAATATGAATTAAAGTATATTCCTAATGGGGAATGCAAGATATGTGGGAAGAATACGCAAGATTTTTATAAAGATAAAATTAATGATTTAACTCTTAAGTTAGAAGAATTACAAGTTCAAAGAACTCAAATACAATCTCTTGTCCAAGAACAAGAAGAACAATATCAAGAATTAAATAATTTTATACAAAATTTATATCAGAAAAACTCATTAATTGATAGTACAATTACTACATTGATTACTAGTGAAGAAGCAACGAAAAGGCAGATTCAAGAGATTGAATCTACTTATGAAAGAAACCGCCAATTAATACTTCAAAAATTAGAAACATCAGAATCTTCCATAGAGGATTTATCCTTAAAAATTAAAAACTTAAAAAAAGTAATTTCTGAATTAGAAAACTCTTCTACTATTCTCAGTAAAAATTCCTTAATTTATAAGGAACTCGATAAAATATTTTCTCCACGAGGAATACGTTCTTACATTATAGCTCAGGATATTGAAGCATTAAATTCTTCTTTAGAAGAATATTCTCAGTTTCTATTTTCCAATGCTGTAGCTCGATTAATATTCAAAGGGGAAACCTTAGAGTCTTCTAAAATTTCAATAGAGTTAGAAGATTCCATGGGGAATATATTTGATTATACTGATTGTTCCGGTGGTCAGTCTCGGAGAATAGATATTTTAATTCAACTATCAATACGAGATTTAATTTTCAATATATCTAATCTTAATGCTAACATTCTTGTACTTGATGAAATATTTGATTCTTTGGACAGGGAAGGTATTCTCAATGTTCTTTCTTTAGTTCGAGAAAATTACAAAGATTTTTGTGTTTATATCATAAGTCATATTCCAGACTTACCCTACGAATATTTTGATAACCAGATAAACTTAACAAAAATAAACGGAATAACCGAATTATCTTAATTCAATCTGAAACGTTCATTACTCATAATTATACATCTTACATTTTAGGATTAATCCATGTTTAAGCCGAATCTTGACTTAGGAAAAGTCATTGTTGAAAATCAAAATAAATATGAATCAAAAGATTCATCTCAAAGAAAAACCTATAAATGGTTTAGTCCTGATAAGGTGGGGCTTCATAGAATACGAGTACTTCCTCCATATTCGCAACGGGGCGACTTTGGAAAAGATGTTTTTCAATTTTTTAAATTACCAACATTAGATCCTAGCAAAACTGCGAATCATTTTTGCGTTGAAAAAATGTTCCCAGAAAAAGGAGTGGAATGCCCAATAATGAAAGTAATTCGGGAAATTGATTATCTTTCTGAAAGGGGTAAAAAGTTTGCATTTGATGCTTGGAAAGCAAATCCAGTTCATCGTTACTACATGAATGTTCTGGTGCGGAGTAGTACTAATTTTCCTGAAGTTGATCCAAAGGTTATTCATATTGGAAATTTTCCACCAACAATGAAAGCATGGATATGGTCAAAATTAATGGATCCAGATTTTGGGGATATTACTGATCCTTTGAATGGAAGAGATCTCAAAATAACAAGAAATGAAGTCAATAAAAAGACAACATATGATCGGGACGTTGTACCAACAACTTCTCCAATAATAACCAATACTGATGAAATTGAAGAGTTTCTGAAAGATCTTCCGGATCTCGATGCTGTGTTTGCATATCCGAGTGCTCAAGTATTTGAGAAAATAAAAGAATCAGCAGAATTATATCGGAATAGATTATTAGAAAATTTTAATCTGGTTGGTAAGACTTTTGCTTCCGCACCGATGCCAGCACCTTCAATACCAGTTGCACCTCAAGCACCACCTTCGGTGCAGGTTAGCGAGCAATCAGAACCAACATCAGTTCCAACGACTCCTGCACTGGAGTTACCAGTGGTGCAATCATCACCGCAACCAACAGCACCAGTAGTGACTTCTACTGTTGATCCGCCAACAGTAGCTCCAGTCAAGTCATCCTTACCAAAGGACGCACCAGAGTGTTTTGGAAATAAAGACATTTTTAATCCCAAAGAAATGATTTGTCAGATTTGTGTTTATGAAATTCAATGTGCTGAGAAAATAAAGAAGGGTTAATAAAATAAGATGGATATAATAGAAGAAATTTCAGGTCATTTTAAGACAAGTAAGATAGAATTAAAGCCCGAAAACGAGGAAGGGGATTTGCATTGTAATAGTGCAATATCTACTGGTGTGGGCGCAATGGATGTTATACTTGGTGGTGGTTATTTTCTTGGTAAAATCTATGAACTCTATGGAGAAGAGAGTGCTGGGAAAACAACATTCACATACCAAAATATGGCTGAATTCCAGAAATTGGGTGGTGTTGTTCTTTTATTAGAGTCTGAGTCTTCCTTTGATACAGAGAGAGCAAGATCTCTAGGCGTAGATACGAGTAAAGTTCTACGCCCAAGATTCTCTTCGTTTGAACAAGGCGCAACAATAATAATGAAAACAATAGAGAAGATTGCTTCTCTGAGTAATTATCCAATATTAATTATTTGGGATACTATCTCTGCATCACCTTCCACGTCAGAAATTGACCGAGTGAAGGGTAAGGAAGGTTTATCAAAAGTTTATTCTGATAAACCAATTCTTTTGCGGTCATGGTTACGAGTGGTTTCTAACGAGTTATCAACGACAAATTCCTGCTTGTTATTAGTTTCTCAAGTCAATGATATCATAGGAGGCTCAATTTATTCTTCCCAGAAATATGAACCATCTGGTGGTCATGGGATACGTCATCATGCTTCCGCAAGAATTGACGTGAAGAAGAGTTCTCCTATTTATGATAAAAATAATGAGAAAATACTCATTGGATTTAAAACAACAATGACTCTTTGGAAATCCAAGCAGTCACCAGAAAAACAAAAGGTTTATTTATCTCAATATTTTGATACTGGTTTTGATTCTTTAGATTCTCTCATTGAATACATTGTTGCTACAGAATATCAGATCCCAGGAATTGATTTTGCGAAAGCAGGTTGGATAAAATTAGACTTCATGGGTATAAAGAAATCAGTTCGTTCTCGATCAGACTTATTAGACGAACTCTCAGCTTTACCTGGATTTCCAATTTTTGATTTTTTTAAATTTCATGCTTATGAAAATTTAAAACGTCTTCATCCGTTGAGCCATCTCATAACCAGAGTAAATGAATTTCAAGAATTACTCCAATATAAACCACCTGTTGCAGTCACTACTCCTGAAATATGATAAGAGACCGGAATTTTTGGATCAATGAATTTCAAAGAGAATTTAAGTTGAGTGTTGGGGACTCTTCTAATGTTTATAATATAGTTTCAACATATCTTTTAAATGTTGGAAGTAATGTTTCTACAACTTTGATTTTACGAATAGTCCGCGAAGGGATAATTCCAGGATTATCCTCAGAAGATAAGGTTATTTTGAAGAGGTATTTTACTGGTGAAAATTAAATCTTTTTCAGATGTTCTTATCATAGATAATAGAATTTATGAAAGAACCGATAAATATTTAATTCGTCAGTCTAATAATTCAGATTATTATTCTTCTGGTGTAAGAATACCTAGTGGTAATTCAGTTCTTGTTCCGCGTTCAAAATGTCCTTATTACAAGGTTGAAGCAACAATTATTTATAATCCTCAGAATGGAAAATCAATACGATTAGAAAAACATTTTTCTCCTGAACATTTTTGTACCCCATTAATTTTTATTCCCAAATATCATGACTTTGGTGGTACGGTTGCTAAAGGTTACTTATTTAGAAAATGTTATTATCTCTTGGAAAGAGATTTAGATTTTATCGTTTATAAAAACGATCATTATATTCCTCTTACTCCAAAGACTATAACTCATTTTGCGAGTTTAAAAAAGAAAACGTATAGTTATTTACTCAATAAAATCCACGAACATAAAAATGTTACCATCTTTAATTTACACAAAGGGATTGACCTCAGCAATCAAGACCTTGAGCGAATACCTTGATATTGCACCTGAAATTGATTCCCGTTACGGACGCACCAAAGAGTTACTACAAGTCGGAATAGCTGCCATTGACCCAAAGAATAGGCTCATTGGTTTTCACAGCAGGAAGGAGAATCTAATTGCTCAGATTGCGGAAGCAGTGTGGGTATTGGGGGGATCAAATGAAGTAAAGTACTTGTCACCATTTCTACCTCGTGCCATTGAGTTCTCAGATAATCCTGACGATGAATCCCCAGTCTGGAGATCTGGTTATGGAAAACGAATTCGGAGTTATCCCAACGATGCTGGATTGCCAATAGATCAATTAAAAGTTGTTATTGAAATTCTGAAAAAAGATTTATATTCAAGACGTGCCTTTTTGGTGATTTCTTATCCTCCAGTAGATTCTACTCCTGGTAAGGATATAGCATGCAATAATATGATTCATTTTTTAGTTCGTCGGGATCCAGAGGACAACATAAATAAATTATATATGACTGTTGATAACAGGAGTAACGACGAATGGTGGGGATACAGTGGAACGAATTATTTCGCGTTTACATTCCTTCAGGAGTTTATTGCGAATCAATTAGGGGTAGGATTAGGAACATATCTTCATAATTCAATGTCTTTTCATATTTATGAACCTCATTGGGATAAAATGAAAAAACTCTTGCAAGAAAACCTGCAGGATCGGGATGATATTTATTGTCCTCCTGTTCAATTTGATTCTTTGGAAGTCTTTGATAGTTGTTTCACGAATTACAAGAATTGTATTGATATTATCAATTCATTAGAAAATCCAAATGTTGATATTTTGATTGATATTTGGAACAAATTTAAAACAAGTTTAATTAATTCAAGTTTTCTAAAACTTTCTCAGGATTCTACGATTTATTTTGAAATCCCTATTTTATATTTATTGTGGAAGAAGTCTAGTGAATTTGTTTCTTATATTGTACCGTATCTTGAGTCTAATTATTATAATAAGACTGATTTATTTTATCAAAAAATAAGTAAGTTGTTTATTAAAGTTAGGTCTTCCTCACCATCAAAGCAGGTTATATAAATAAATTTTTCAAAATTAAATTTATAAAATGAAAACTATTAAATCAAATTCTATTTTAGATAGAATCCTTTTCTTAGAAAAAGAACTAGGAATAATTCAGGAATCTTTTAATTCTAAATCTGAGGTAGAAGAATATTTAATTCAGAAATCAGTACCTGCGAAGATAAAAGAATTAGAAATTAATCCCCAAAGATTTGTTGATTCAGGGCGGGATCTTTTAAAATATCTTGATTTAGACGACCCAAGATTTATTGATCACGATGGATTTTATGATATTCAAGGTGTATTGGGTTCTTTTGTTTATTCTGGATTTTGTTGTGATTTTACTTCTGGAAAATTGAATGTTCGGGAACTTAGAAATAAAAAATTTGTTCATACTCCTTGGGATGAGTACGGAGTATTTTATCTTACCTCTGTAGATAAAAAACAATTCAATAGTATTGAACAATTTTTAAAATTAAATTTTGATAGTATTAATGTTTTAAATTTTCTAGAAAAATATGTGGATGGTGAAGTTGCTTTAAAAAAGCGAAGTATTGTAATTAACGGGGATCTGGATCTTTCAGGAAAACTAGGAAATTTTAAAAGTATTAAAGATTTTTTAAAATCCTTGAAAATTAAAGAGATTTCAAAAGTCACTGGTAATGTTGATTTTTCTGACAATAATTTAGAATCTCTTTATGGAATGCCTTATGAAATATATGGAGATTTGGATATCTCCAATAATAGAATTTCTGGTTTTAGATATTGTGATAAACAGCTTGAAAATGTTGGTGGAAAATTTATATTTAATAATAACCCTATTGATGATTGGGAATTTCTGCCAGTTAAATTTATTAATAATTTAGAGTTAAAATTAACTTTTCTTTTTAAGTGTAAAAGAGTTGAGTTAGATGGTGATTTAATAAATGCTTTTGGTAATGTTTATCTTTCTGGTAAATTAGGTTCTTATAAATCTGTTCATGATTATCTTAAATCTGAATTTGGTTTAGAAGGGTTTGGAACTATTTCTCATCAAATAAATATTAGTTCTAATAATTTAGAATCTCTTTATGGATGTCCTAAAAAATGTCTTTCGATAAATGCGAGTAATAATAATCTTCGAAATTTAGAGTATTGTCCTGAAGTTGGGGTTCATGGAACATTAGAATTTTATTCAAATTCTTTAATTTCTTTAGAGGGTATTAAAGACGATATAATATGGGATTTCGATGTTATGGATAATAAATTAAAATCTCTAGATTTTATACCAAAGAAAATCAATTATATGGCAAATGTAATGAAAAATCCAGGATTAAACGGAAGAGGGTTTACGGAGGATTATGTTTTAAGTAAAACAGAATGTAAGGATATTCGTTTTTAAATAGTTATTTAAAATTTCAAGGAAAATATATCATGGCTAAAAAACCAACATCAACGCAGGAAGAATCAAAACCAGAAGAAATACTTCAATCAATACCCTTACAACGTCTGGATTTTTCTGAAGAGTATCCAGAGTTCGTGACTCCAACGGGTGCGAAGTTTGAAAGATTTTATCATCATGATTTTTCATTATTTCCTGATGCTCTTCATTTTGATAATGGTACAGCACCATTTTGTTCTCGATCATATTCTGTTCTTGAAAAAGATGAATATAGGATACTAATATCCTTATCAAAGGATAGTATGCACATCTTACTAAAGAATAAACGTTCTGAAGAAAGTAATCAGAAAACAATTTCGTTGGAAGATGGTTTGCTAATATTAGCAGAATTACAATTAGTAATTCCAATGGAAACACTAGAAAATCTAGGACTACTTTAATTCTATATTATAAATATATGCCAAAATTAAAAATCAAGTTTTATGCATGGTTGTTTTATATTGCTTCTTTAATTTCTAAGAAGTTAGCAACAAAAATGGTTTCTCTTACAAAAAAGGAAGATCAGGATTATTATGATCTTTATTACAAAGATGCCAGTAAGTAATTGTGATAACTGACGATTATAATTAATGCCCATTTTATGGGCATTAATTATTTTAAGATTATTGTTCCGTTCTTGATAGTATTTAAAGAATTTTAATCCAGAGATATTGTGATAGTATTATGTTAACAAAATATAATTCAGACGAATTATTAATCACGAAGGAACTTAATGCTTTTGAATTCAGGGATATTGCAGGAGTAGTACTTCAAAAGTACATAGCTGGAGATATTGATCATTTTGTTTTCGACGTTGAAACAAAACACTTAGATTTTTATAAGCCTGATTGTGGATTTGCTGGATTTTCTATTTGTGATCCTATCCATAAAATAGGTTATTATATTGGATATGATCATCCTGGATTTTATGTTCCAGAAAATGAAAAATCTATTATCCTTAGTTGTTTATTCAAACTTCTTTATGTTATTCCTGTCGTTGGTCATAACCTTATTTTTGACTTGAGTTACTTGGCATTTCAATTCAAACTCGACATGTCAAGAGTCCGAATTAAGGATGATACTTTATTTCTGGCTTATTATATTTATGGTGCTCGCCGTGACACCGGAATGCCGTTATCCCTGAAAAATATTTTCCGCCACACTTTTGACGTTGATCTTGTTTGGGAGGATGAACTTCAAAAAGAATTAAATTCCCATCGTTTGAAGAAAGACCGTCACTTTTTCAATATTCCCTATGAGATACTTTCCAAGTATGGTGCATATGATTCCATTGCCACATATTATCTTCGACTAGGCTTACTAGAGAAGGCAAAAAATAGGATTATGACTGCATATGAATACTTATTGAAAGCTATTCATGTTTTTGTTGAATTAAAAACAACTGGGATTTCTATTGATTGGAATTTTCGAAATTTTCTTATAGAATGCTATTCTAAAAAGATCCAGGAATTTGAAGACCATATTCAGAATTTGCCTTTTATTAAAAAATACAAGGAGGATACTTTAACGCAATTTAATATTGATTCAACAAAACAGGTAGGTAATGTTTTATTTGGTAAGAACTATTATAATTGCCCTGTTTTGACAAAAACAGAAAAAGGGTTTCCTTCAACGGATGAAAAATCATTATTGAAATTAATAGAATCTAATTCTGGAGAAGTATCAGAAGATGCTAAAAAATTCTGTTCTGAATTATTGGAAAATCGTAATTCTGTTAAAATGTTGTCAACATATCTTGAGCCATTAGATGAAAGAAGATTTGGGGATATGTATACTCCAGAATATAATTTGATTGGCACTGCAACGGGGAGACTGTGTTTTGTAGGTGAAACAAAAATACCATTATTAAATGGTACTGAAAAGAGATTGGATGAATTAGAAAAAGATAGTGAATTCTATGTCTATTCATGCAGTCCAGAAGGTGAGATCCAATATGCAAAAGCAATATCATTAGGACTGACAAAATACACGTCAGAATTGATCGAGGTCATGTTGAGTAATGGTTGCTCCGAAAGATGCACCCCTGATCATAAATGGATGCTCCACGATGGAACATACAAGGAAGCCAAAGACCTCATTGAAAATGATATGTTGATGTCAAAGGGTATCAATATCTATGTATCTAAAATAATGTTAGTTCTGTTGTTGAATCCTGTTCCAGTGTATGATATTTCAGTGTTGGATGGTTGGAATAATTTTTTGTTGTCTTCTGGAGTTGTGGTTCATAATTCATCGTATTTCCATACTTTGCCTTCTGGAAATGATATCAAAAGAATGATTGTGAGCCGTTTCGCAGACATTGGTGGTTTAATTATTTCTAGCGATTTTGCCCAAATTGAAGTAAAAGTAATCACAGCATTAAGTAAAGATGAGAAATTAAAAGACGCATATATAAAAGGGTATGATATTCATTCTTATGTGGCATCCCAGATGTTTAAAACTTCCCCAGAACTTGTTTCTAAACAGGAACGTAAACGTGCTAAGACAATAGTCTTCGGGATCTTATACGGAAAGGGGGAATACGGATTATCAAATGATTTAGGGATATCAAGGGAAGAAGCAAAGAAGTTAGTAGATTTCTTTTTTGTTGGGTTTCCTGCTTTGAAATCCTGGATAGAGTATCAACATAAATTTTTGAAAAAGAATAAATTTGTTCAAACTAAATTTGGAAGAATAAGACATTTAAGAGATGTTGATTCTACGGAGTGGAAGAAAATAGCAGAGTCCCAAAGAGCAGCACAAAATACCCCAATTCAATCAACAGCTTCTGATGTAGTTTTGGGATCTACGTTGAAGATATATGAGGAATTAAAAACAAGAAATTTAAAATCCAAATTAATCGGTACAGTTCACGATTCGATTCAGGTGGATACCCATCCTGATGAGATATTTGAGGTTTTGAATATTGTTCATCATACGATGAACGAGGGTGTTGCAGAGCGTCATGACTTTTTGAATGGAGTACCAATAACTGCTGATATTGAAATTGGTACGTCATGGGGGGGTGCGTGTTCTCTATCAAAATTCAATGACAAAGCATGGCTGCTAAAAGGTTGTGAACTAGACGCTAAGGATTTGATTGCGAGATTACGCATGACAAAAACGTTCTTATGTTCGGAGTTGACAGACGTAGAGGAAAATGAAGATATAATAATGAAATTTGTAGATCCTGGTAAGAAGGTTAAATTTAAAATAGTTTGGTAAATTTTGATGTTTATTTTAAAATTTTAGTTATAAAATTTTATATATTTTAACTGAGAAAATTGGATGAAATCTAACAAATCAATTGTTGAAAGACTTTCGATTCTTGAGAGAGAATTGGGCATTATTTCTGAATCTCTCACCTCTATCCCTGACATAGAAAAATATTTAAGAGATAAATCTCTCCCAGAGAAAGTTGATTCAATAGATATTGATGACCGTCTTACGGGGGATGATATTGTAGAGATGTTGAATTCTGATGACCCAAGATTTATTGGCCATACTATTTTTAATGATATTAAGGATGTACTAGGTACATTTTCTTATTCTGGATTTTGTTGTGACTTTACTCCAAAATTAAAAATAAGAGAATTTAGAAATAAAAAATATTATTATCCCCCCTATGAAAGGGGATTGTTTTATCTGACAAAAGTAAATGGTAAACCATTTAATGGTATAAAACAATTTTTAAAAGATAATTTTGATGATATTAATGCTAAGAATTCTTTACAAAAATTTGTTAATGGAGAAATTACCCTAATTAATAGGGATGTAATAATCAGAGGAGATGTTAATTTTTCAGGTCAATTGAAGAATTTTAAAACTATTAACGAGTATTTAAAATCTTTGAAAATTAAATGTATTTTAGAAGTTACTGGGGATTTTGACGTTTCTTTTAATAATTTAGAAAGTCTTTGGGGAATGCCAAAGAAAATTGGTGGGGATTTAAATATATCCAATAATAACATCGAAGACTTTAAATATCACACAGAAGATCTTAAAAATGTTAAAGGGGAATTGATCTGGGATGGAAATCCAATAGAATCTTGGGAGGATTTACCAATTAATTTAGCAGATTCTGTTGAATTAAAACTCGCATCTACGTTTAAATGCCGTAAGGTTGAATTAGATGGAAACATAATAAACGTCACAGGGGATGTTAATCTCAAGGAGAAACTAGGGTCTTATAAGTCAGTTCATGAGTATCTTTATTCAAAATTTGGTTTAGATAGATTTGGAATTATTGAGGGGAGATTGAATATTAGTTATAATAATTTAGATACTCTTTATGGATGTCCAGAAACTTGTTGGGGTGTTAATGCTTCAAATAATAAATTAAGAAATTTAGAACATTGCCCAAAAGTGGGTGGTGGAAGTTTATTATTTGAATCAAATCTTTTAATTTCTTTGAAGGGGATTAAAGATAAAAAATTAGATTTATTGAGTGTTCAAGATAACAATTTAAAAACTCTTGATTTTATTCCAGAAGAAGTTAGAGTTCTATTTGTAAGTGAAAATCCTGGTTTGGATGGTAATGGGTTTTCTCCCGATTATATAAAAGATATGACAAACGTTAAATACATTGAGAAAGGTTAATTAGTTAATATATATATTTTAATCAGTTATATAGTTTTAACAATTTTCATAAAAGGAGAACAACAATGATTAAAAGAAAATTATCTCTCAATGAGAGATTACAAAGACTGGAAAGAAAAGTTGGTGTTAATAGAAATAATAGAAATGTTAGGGAAGAGCGTAGCACTGGTGCAAGTTTATCGAGCCTTGTTTCTATTGTTCGTAAAAAACTGAAATCAGCACCAGAAAGTGCTTTTGAAGTGTTTGGGTTGAATCCTCAGAATTACACAGACAACACCCAAGAATTCATTGATACATTTGGTCTTGGTCAATATGGGTTTGTTTCTTTTTCTTATTTAGAAGAACTCGCTGACAAGCTCAGTAATGAAGGAAAAGATTTTGCCTATGAAGGTTATGACATCTATGTAGATCCTGTTGAAAACGAAGAAGATGGATTAGCACAGGATTACGATGGTAATTGGTATGGAAGACGTTCTCATGTTTATGGAGAAAAATATAAATCAGATAATTATACAGGGGAATATTTAGGTTTTGCATTTTACTTATCTAAAGTAAATGGATCAACTACCTGGTAATTACCATAATCATAGTTCAATTTAAATGCCATCCTCGGATGGCATTTTCTTTTTATAAAAATTAAAACGTTCATGTTTGTATCGTGAATTTTTAATTATTTTTATTTTATGCAATTTATAAAAACTTTCATTCTTTCAGATTTAAGAAAGATATTTTCTAGTTTACCTTGGAATTTTAAAAATTTTTTATTAAAATATAACAAGAATATAAATTTTCTGAGAGATCCTAATAGATTAGCATTAGAGGAGCTATCTCAAGATACAATGATATTATTGGAAATAGGCACTATTCTTCCATTAGAAGAATCTTTGAAAGATGCTATTATTACTTCTAATGCAGAGATAGTAAAACTTTCAGAGTCTATTAAGAAACATCAATTGAATATTGTTAAATATTCAAATCATTTAGAATTTATTTCTTCTGGAAAAAGTCTTGAAGAATTTTATGAATTATTATTAGAATCTTAAATGTTGTTTATTAAGGAGTCTAATTTTACTTATGTAAAGAACTATAATGAGGAAGAATTCTTTAAATTAAAAGATATATTGTCTTTATCTTATATTGAATATCCTAGTGGTATAACTTTATACAAGGAATTTTTATATACCCATGAAGACCATTGTAAGTTCTTTACTGGATTAGTACCCTATGTTCTATCAAAATTAGGCACTTTACCTTTATCTATTAAAGATAATATTATAGTAAAAAATTTTAATTTCGAAATCCCAGAAAATTTATTAAGTGGAATAACACTTCGTTATGATCAGATTTCCTCTATAAGAAAATGCATGTTGAGAACACGGGGCATAGTAGATCTTCCAACACGTACTGGCAAAACTGAGATTTTCTGTGGAGTATCCAAACTATATCAAGATAATGTTTCTTCTGAGAAAAAGATTCTTATTTTGGAAGAAGAAGTTGGGCTGATGGAACAAACTGCTAAAAGACTTTTATCAAGAGGTATTCAAAATGTAGGTTTATTAGGGGATTCTCAGAAAGACTATGATAAACAAATAATTGTCTGTACTATTGATACCCTATATAATTCTTTTAAAAAAGGTGCTAATAAAGAATTTTTTTCTACTGTTGGCGGTATAATTGTTGATGAGTGTTTTCCTGGTGATACTTTAGTAGATGGAAAACCTATTTCAACTTTGAAGACCGGAGATTTTGTAAAATCCTTTAATCATAATTCTAAAAAAATAGAATTAAAGAAAATACTTAGAATCTTTAAATCCGAATTAAAAACTAATTTGATTAAGATTCGATTTAGTAATGGTTCTGAATTTATGTGTACTCCAGAACACCCTATTTATGATTCCAATAGTAGGTCTTATATTTCTGCTAAAAATTTGAATGTTTTTCATTCAGCTGTTTGCATTAGGGAACATAGAATATTACACAAAGAACCTTATGTAAACAAGTGTTATCCAGAAAGTGTTGAAGAAATTTTAGATTTTTCTTGTGACTATGTCTACAATATCGAAGTTGAAGGAAACAATAATTATTTCGCAGAAGGGATATTAGTTCATAATTGCCATCATCTTTCCGCAACTTCTTATAAATCAATTGTTTCTGACTTTAATGATCTAGATTTATTGCTTGGATTCTCTGGCACTCCTCTTGAAAATAGAGATGATCCTTATAAGTCCCCAAAAGACGCAGCCATCATTGGATGCCTTCATTCTACTATTGTAAAAATATCACCTCAATATTTTATTGATCTCGGAGTTATTTCAGAACCTAATGTTTTCTTTATTCCTTATGATTTTAATAAGCAGAAATTTTTTATTAAAAATTATAGTAAGGTTTATGATAGATTTATAGTTAATAATTTCAATAGGAATACAGTAGCGACCCATATTATTCGATATTGTTATCCAAAGAATTTATCAGTTTTAGTTTCTGTGACTCGCATTTCTCATGGTAAAGAAATTTTAAAAATGTTAAATATGATAGAGGATGTTGTATTTTCTTATGGGGGAAATACCAACATTTCCTTATATAGTAAGGAACTTTATCTTCGTTATCAAAACCAGATAAAAGAAATTAAAATTGATGAAGAAACAAATCAAAATTATATTTATTATAATGATAATTTTGATTTAATGAAAGAAGTGAATGAAAAGAGAATACGAGTTTTAATTGGTTCATCTATATTCGATGAAGGAAGAGATATTCCAAGTCTTGACGGAATAATTCTTTTAGCAGGGGGATCTTCTCATGTTAAAAGCGTTCAGAGACCTGCGAGAGCATTAACGAAAAATTCTACTCGAAATAAGTCATTTATAATAGATTTTGAAGATTTGGTACATCCTTATTTGAAAAGTCATTCAAATACGAGGAAGAAACTTTATGAAGAAAATTGTTACAATATATATTATGGTATAGCAGATTTTATAAAATTTCTGAATAGTTTATGAAAGAGAGTTATATAGTTTTCAATTCAACAATAGTAGAAAGAATCAACAATGATTAATAGAAGAACAACTCTCTCTCTTACAGAGAGACTAAGTAGACTCGAAAGAAAAGTAGATATTCGTGAAAATAATAAGGTAAAATATACTTATGCAACTTTTTATTATGGGAATAATTATTGTAAATTATTCCTTTATCGAGTCCGCCCACAAGCTGAAGATAGTCCTGCAGATCTTATAAAATTTTTTGAAACAAAAAAGGAAGCGGAAGACTATTATTATAAATTAATGAATGCTGGAATATTGAAAATAGATGGTATTAGCCCAATTAGACCAAATAAAATTTTACCTATTAAAAATGATTTGGTTTTAAAAAAATATCTTAAAAGAGTAGACAAGATCATAGACACTATTTTTGATGATGAAGATTTTGGTAATCTTACTTCAGAATCCTTTATAGATGCCATAAATGCAAAGTTAATGGAAGAAGAACAGATTTATTTATTAAGAGATATACGTTTTAGAGATTTTTCTGATAGTTTTTCTGAGGAGGAATTTCTTCTTTTTAATTTTGAATTAAGTGATCAGGGTTCTTATGGTAATTCTTATCTTTTGAATTCTATAAAAGAAGCAGAGGATCTTAAAAGAAAAAATTTATTAAAACATGAATTTATATCTTTTGAAGTTGTTTGATTCAATTTGATAGAAATGAATTTCTGAAGTTTAATATGCCCTTTATACAAAGGGCATATTTATTTTTATAGAGTATTTCACGTTCTAAATTTATGCTACAGTTCTAGTTGTTGGAGCGTTATTTTTCATTTGTATTTAAAATTTAATTTATTGATAATATGTGTTCTATTTTAGCTTTCAAAGGAAAGTCATCTCTCAATAATATTGAGTTGATATCTAATTTTATAGTAGAAAATAGCATACGTGGAAAACATGCAACGGGTGTTTCCTATTTATTTGATAATAAAATTAAGACTCTCATAGAGCCAACCGATGGAAAATCTTTTTTAGAGAAACATTTTTCTACGATCAAACAAGATTTATTGTCTTCAGAATTAATTTCATTAATTGGTCATTCTCGATATTCTACTTCTGGCTTAGAACACAATCAACCAATAGATATTGGCAATAATCTTTCCGTTGCTATGAACGGAGTATTGACTCAGGCAGATCCCAAATATTGGAAAGAGTTATATGATATTGAACCTGTAACAACTAATGATGCTGAAATAATTCATAATTACCTACAAAAGGGAATCAATGTAATCCAGCGGTTTCCAAGAGCATCAATGGCTGTGGTAGGATTATGGAAACATGGTAAAATGTTTTCTTTTCGGAATTCAACAAGACCAGCATGGTCATGCCAGCGTGACGATTCTATTATTGTTTCTTCTACTCAGGAAGTCTTTAAAAGGTCTGGCATAAATGAGAATTTAATTCAGTTAAATGCTGGAGAGTTATATATATTATCTGAATCAGATTTTTCATTAGTTTCTTCTTATTCGGTTGATATTGGTATTGATTACCAGAATATTAGATTGTAAGTGATTTAAAAGATTGTTCATAATTTATGAACTAAGTTATATAGTTTTCAATTCAACAATATCTTAGAAAGAATCAACAATGATCAACAGAAGATCATCTTTATCTCTTGTGGAGAGACTAGAGAAACTCGAAAGAAAAGTGAATGAAGACTTTATAACAGAAACAATAAGTAATGTTGGGAAGTATCATTTCAACACTTATTGGGATGAATTATTATTTGGAAATATTGGAATATGTTACATAGATGAGGCAAAAAATATAATTTATAGTGTTTATAGAGATCTTCAAGGATCTAAAAAATGGAATTTTTGTAAAGAGGATGATGAGGGTAATCAGGATACAAAGGAATTTAAATCTTTTATTTTAGCAGTGAATAAATTCATTAGTGTAACTAAAATTAAAGATCCTCGTGTATTCTTTTTCAAAGGTCAAAAATTTAAAAAATTGGCAGAAATAGATCTTGAAAAATATCCATTTAATGTTTAGATTTTAATATTCTGGTTTTGTATTTAAATGCCTATCTAGTGATAGGCATTTATTTTTTATAAAGTTTTAATCGTTCTGTTGAAAACTTAAAAGAATATACAAAAGGGATTATGTTAGATTTAACAAATTATAGTTTGGGTTGTGAACTCGAAATTGGGGATATTGATGTTCGTACTAAACTACCAGAGGGTAGTAAGTTCTGTACGAAAGATGGTTCAATAATGAATTCTGTTAATGGAACAGCAAATGACCCAAAGCATGAATTTAATAAATTTGGTGGTGAAATCCAAACATCAATAGCATCTACTCCAAGTAAGTTATTAGATATTGTAAAAGGTATTTATGATACATTTGGTATTTTAGAAGATAACAATAGAGACAAATATTTCAATTTCACTACGAATCTTCATGTTCATATCCATATACCTGGATTGAAAAACAATTTACCCGCTTTAAAACGAATAGCAAAATACACACAATTTTATGGAAAAGAACTTTATAATTTAATTGAACCAATACCAGTTCCAATTAAATCTGATTATTCTTCTGAAGCAGAATACAAAGGTGCATGGGAACGTTATAAGCGTCGTAAGCGTTCACATCATTATGTTGTTCCAAAGAATGTTTTTACCAAAATGATGTTGGCTAAAACACCTCAGGAATTTTATGAGGCTCATGCAGCAAAAGACAAGTCTGGCAAGTTGTTATGGCATCTTGTTGTCAGAGAAGCAGTCAATTTGAAGCAAGTATTTTCTGAAACAGAAACAATTGAATTTCGACATTTCACAATGTCAAGGGATCTCAATAAAATGTATAATGCTTTATCCTATCCTTCCAGATTTTTATCAGCAGTATTTTCTGAATTTCAATTAACACCTCAAGAATTAATTTCTGAATTTTCTGAACATGGATTTCAGGAATTTCACCCCTATAATTATGAACTTGATAAAATATTTCAAATGACAAATATTTATCATAATTCCAGACCAGTTGCAAAGGCGAATTATGACAAACTAATTTCTGAAGGAAAATTAAAAAAGGAAGATTTAGGATTATGAATATTTTAATGATTTGTACTGGTAACAAAAATCGTTCTGCTGCAGCCCATTATATGGCAGAAGCTATGCTCAAAGGAACGGATCACAAAGTAGATTCCGCAGGAACAAAGTTCAAATGTTCTGGTCAGAAGTCTCCTATGGGAAAGAAAATTCGAGAAGCATTAAAATCTTATGATATCCATATTGGGGTCAAGGATCATCGATCAAAACATGTAACAAAGGAATTGATTGAATGGTCAGATAAGATTCTTTATATGATACCTGGACACAAGGAAGATATGATAAAAGATTTCCCGGAATGTACTGACAAATTAGTATCTTTAGCTAGTTTTTCTCAGGGGAAATATAATGGTATTGAAGATCCTGCTTGGATAAGTGGCAATGAAATTGCTCATATTGTTTTAGATCAAATTAATGAATGCCTCAATACAATGATAAAAGAATGGAAACTGGTTTAGATTTTCGACTCAGAGAAAATAGAATAGAAGCATTCATACGATGGTTTGTTTGGGGATTGAGAACCACTGATGTTGACCCACCAATAGCGTTATTAAATTACATTTTTGATCGGCAGGAATACAACATAGAACAAAAATTTTGGATTGTATTTCTTTATGGTTGTACATATCAACCTGTAACATCATATTGTATTTGGAATGAGATACCAGATTATGAGAATGTTAATATTGAAAGATTAATGATTTGGAATACTAAAAATTATAATCATTTACGCTATCAAACTGATACTCGTTACGCAAAGGGTTATTTACCAGAAATGTATTTATCATATAAAGAAGCTGTTGGGGAAAACCAATTGGATACGTTCATGGCTTTATGTTCTTCCCAAGATAAAAAAGAGAATTATAAGAAAGTATTTAATTTTGCAAAGACCAAATTTCATAAATTCGGCAGATACATGTCCTGGTATTACTGCCAGGCATTAGCGGAATGCGTTGGATTACCAATAGAACCCACGAGTCTGTTATTTGAGGATTCTGGCAGCGACTCTCATCGGAATGGCATGTGCCTAGTGGTTGGGAAGGATGAATGGACAAGTCGCTACTATGAGGATAATAAGAAGTTCTATAGGGATATCAAGTATGACAATGATAAAGTTTCCTATCTTCAAAATAAGGCTGATGGTATCATCAGGGAAATCAAAAGAAGATATCCAGATGTTGCCCATGACGTGAATTATTTTCGTATGGAAACTGCATTATGTTCATTCAAGAAACTGTTTCGTAAGCGGAGTGGAAGATATCTTGGATATTACCTGGATCGTCAGGCTGAGGAAATTCGTCAGGTAGAACAGGATCCATGGCCAGGAATTGAATTCAAGATATTCTGGGATTATCGCAAAGAAAGATTGTTATCAGGATTCAATTCTAAGAATGCAAGAATATCAAAGAAGAAAATGGAGACGTTTTTAGAAACTGGAACATTACCTGAGTTAGAAATCTATGAAGATCTAAAAATCTAATAATGTTGAACTCGTTCAGATATTTTACACAAGAAAATAGAGATATTAAATCATAGAGAGAATTATAGTAATGATTGAAACAAAGTTTAATTTTGATGTTAATTACCAGAAAAAAATTCTGGCCATGATGACAAGAGACCCAAAATTTTTATTTTCTTATGGGTTGGATTTAATAAAGCCAAGTTATTTCACTCATTTTTATTTTCAGATTATATGCAAGAATCTTGTATTTTTTGTCAACGAATGGAATTACTTACCTGACAAGGATTCATTTGCACGATTCATTACCCGAAATTTAAAACAAACAGAAACTCAACAGGATACAATTGAAAGTATTTTATCTTTGATGGATGAAATATTTTATATGGATGTTGATAAAATCGAAGACGTTGTAGATTATGTTCTTCGATTTATTCAGGAACAATCCTTGAAGCAAGGGTTATCTCGTGTTGTTTCAATTCTTGAAAGGGGTGGAAATTTAGAAGATGCAATTTCCATTATTCAGGATTCAATATCTATTGGTAAGCCCTTATCCTATGGATTATATTTTAATAGCAATGTCAATACTCTTCAATCCCGATACAGCGAAGAGTATGCTGTCAAAAATAGTATATCAACGGGTTATCCTAAATTAGATAAAAAAATGTTAGGAGGAATGTTCCGAAAATTTCTTTATATTGTGGTCGCACCACCAGGCAGAGGGAAAACAACATTTCTTTCTAATGTTTCTGCTTATAATATAATGGCAAAAAAGAGGGTTGTATTTTATACTTTAGAAGTCCCTGAGGTAGAAATAGAATTTAAACATGTTTCTAATATTGCAGAACTGAGTCATGACGATGTTTTGAAATTACCTTCACATGTCCTCTTGGAAAAATTCAAAGTATTTGAAGATTGTGGGATGTTTTTCATTAAGTATTTTGATCCTCATACTGTAACGGTTTCCGCTATTAAATCCCATTTATACCGATTGAAATATAATTATGGATTTGAACCTGATTTAATAATCATTGATTATGCGGATAATATGAATTCTCTGAATACTGAGAATAGTAAAAATCAGAATTCATATGAAGAGCGTGGGAACTTATATTCAGATTTAATATCCCTTGCAGTTTCTTATAATTGTCCTGTGTTGAGTGCTTCACAGCCCAAGGTTGATGCTTGGAATAAGGATACAATCACGAAAGGGGATCTAGCTGAATCCTCGAAAAAAGCACACCTTGCCCATGGGATTATTTCTCTGAATCAAACAGCGGAAGAAAAGGTATTAAATCAAATGAGAGCATACACTGCCAAAATGCGAAAAGGGATAGAAAATGAATCTGTGTTTTTGACAACGAAGTTAGAACATTCTCGAATACTAGAAAAAGAAGATAATTAATGATTCTATATATATTAGTTATATAGTTTTCAATTCAACAATATATTAGAAAGAGTCAACAATGACCAACAGAAGATCGTCTTTATCTCTCATGGAGAGATTAGAGAAACTTGAAAGAAAAGTAGGGGTCAAAGAATCAAGTTACACAACTACTTTAAATAAAGTATTAAGTTGGTTAGTAGCAGAGCATCAAAGTCTAACAGTTAAACATAAAATTGAATTTTTAAAGTTGGCGGATGAGGATCAAAAAGAATATCTTGCTTCTTTTTGGAAATATTTAAAGTACCAATCAGAGAGAAATTCTGATTTAAGATTAACTTCTAGTCAAGTTGGAAAATTAAATTATTATTTAGAAAATTTTGTATTTTCTGTTATAGAAGGTACGAATTCTAGATTTCATTATGAAGATGATGAGTTCTTTCTTTGATTTGAAATACTAACTAAATTAGTATATATTTATTTAAATGCCTATCGATCGATAGGCATTTTCTTTTTATAGACCATTAGACGTTCTTTTAGTAAAGTTGTTTAATTACTATTGTTTTACTGCTATGGCTAACATTGTTGATAATATCTTTCTTTCAAGAAATCTGAATAATATTCAGCGATATTCTTTAGTTCGAACAAATAAGTCCCAATCAGTAGCAGAGCATTCTTATAATGTTTCTATTTTAGCTTCATTGGTTTATAAATCTTTGTTGTTCTATTTTAATTCTAAAATAGAGGATTCAAATATATTAGCAATTGGAGAATTATATGTACTTAAGTCTTCACTATACCATGACCTTGGGGAATCTGTAACAGGGGATATAGTTTATACGTTTAAGAATTCAGAATTTTTTGAGAATTCAGGAGAACGAGATTATATATTAGAATGTTTTACGTCATCATGTTTCGCGGATGAATTGCCTTTGTTATTAGATTTTTCAAATACTCCAGAGGAAGTTAATTCAAGACTGAAATATTTTTGTGGGTTATTCGCTGATCCTAGTACTATAGATCAAGAACTTTATAAGGAATTTGTGAATGAACTTGATCTTATAATAAAGTTCTGTGATTACTTAGAATTATTATTTTATACATTTGAAGAAATAAAATCAGGTAATTCCTTAATTCGTCCAATATCCAAGTCAGGACTAGGAATAATAACAAATTCTAAATTTGATTTTATATATGCGAATTCAGATATTGTTCGTTTCATTGTGAAAGAATTAGCAGAAGGATTGGCTCAGTGACTATAGATTTTGATAAGGTTCGTGCCTCAGGTGGAAAGGTTTATACGTGTTGTCCCTATTGTCAATACCGGAAAACTGAAAAACCTTTTGAAGAAAGAGCAGATACTCAGAATCATTTATTAGTCAACATATTTAAGAATTTTTATTATTGTTTTCGATGTGGTGTCCAAGGAGAACTCAAAGATCTCGATTCCTTGATTGACCTCCACTTGGACATTGACCGATATGATTTGACAAATATAAAAAACAGATTATCAAAACTAAGTTTTCCAGAATTCAGGAAACCAATTGTATTTGAACAATCTGAAATCGGGGATCCAATTGTTCGAGGGTCAGATGCTTTTGAGTATCTTTGTTCTCGAAACATAACGGAAGATCAGATAAATCATTATAAGTTATTATCTGGAAAGAATAATCTCAAAGAAAGAATTGTTATACCTGAATACAAAAATTCTTCTATTATATATTTTACTGCTCGTTCCTACCGTCATGCTATCCCAAAGTATGTGAATGCTGCTGTTCCCAAAACTGATATCGTTTACAATATCAATAACGTGACAACAGATCATTGTATTTTGTGCGAAGGTTGCTTCTCCGCAATTGCAGCTGGAGAATCCGGTATAGCAGTTTTGGGTAAAAAACTGTCATTCTCGCAGTATCAACAAATCTCCTATAGGTTCAAAACAGTTCTCGTTTGCTTGGATCCAGATGTTTCTATTAAAGACCGCGAGCGTGTGCGTAATACGTTCTTGCGGTACGGCTGCAATGCAGGTGTGGTGGTGGGTTTGGACGGTGACCCAAATGAAGTTTCTCCTGAAATTTTCAAATCCGCTTGTGAAAAATCTCAGGTTTTCAAGCCGGAACAGTTACCATTCCTAATGTTCCGGCAGTAATTTTAGATGCTGAGAACAAAATTTTAGGTGCGTTTTGAGCCAAAATCAGAACTTTTCTAAACTTTTTTGAAGAAATCTTGTGGTTTTGCAAAAATAAATTTGCTTCGTATTGGAAAAAGCGCGAAGTTAGTCCAAGAATTTCTTGTGGAAGTTCTAAAAATTCACTCTTTCCAAATTTTCTTATAGGATCAACGATGAATGCAGCATCAATGTTCTCGAATTTTGTTTCAACAAACTCCTCTTTCTTGGCCAAACAAGCACATCGTATGGAGAATCGAATTCTCTCATATGAAGATGCGATGCAGGAACTCTATCTAAAAGCGTTTTCCAACCTGTCCAATATGGATGACGTGATGGTGAATGATCCAGAAGAATTGCGTTTCACATCTTTGCGCTCAGTTCTTATTAATTTCGTTTCCGATAAAATTCGTGCGTCAATCGTGCGTGATGATTCTCGCAACGTAACAATGTTGGAATCAACCAGTATTGGTTCTGATTCCTCTGAGGAAGACTCTGGAAGTTTGGGAACGTTCGATTATTATCTTCATTCCCATTCCTGCGAGAACGAAATATCAACAAAGATATTTGTAGAAACTGCTCTTTCGTATCTTGAAAAATACGAAGAAAAGTTGCCAGGAATTACTTATTTCTTTCAGGAACTGGTTGAACCTAGTCCTGAAACTGGTGACAAGTTTAACACGTATCGTGAGTCGTTGAAACGCCAACGAAATATGAAAGAGGGTTATATTCCCATGGTTGTTCTTGGGCGTATTCTTGACTTCGATTCCAATATTGTTTGGAAATTCGAAAAAACAATCAAGCATGTGATGAAAACCGTATTTAATTTGAATGAAGATTCTTTAGCAATATCCTGATAATACCCTTCAAAAGGGGATTCCTTTTCAGGAATCCCCTTTATTTTTGATTTTACTTTTAGATTATACTATGAATAATTCTTTTTCTTCAATATCTGAATTTATATCTGTTTTAACTTCCGCTGAAAATGTTTCAGGAAGAAACGAAAAGATAAGACTTTTAAAATCTATTTCTTCCAATCAGTTTTTAATTCAGATTTCTCATTTTGTATTTAATAACTTAATTACTCTTGGGGTAACTACTTCTTCTTTTCGAGAAGAGGATTTAGATATTAAATCCGAAAATGTTTTCAAAAATGATTCTGAAATTTTTACAAGTTTTTCTACTTTTGTAGAAACGTTATCTACAAGAAAAATAACAGGGTTTGAGGCACGTGATGTTTTATTAAAATTTCTTAAGTCGTTACCTGATGAATCTTATAGATTTTGGTATAAGAGATTTTTTGATAAGAAATTTGTCACTGGTGTATCCGTTGGAACTATCAGTAAGGTTTATCCAGAATTAAAACCAAAGTACGATGTTCAGACCTGTGAAACGTGGAATCCAGAAATGAACATAGATTTTGAAAACGAAAACTGGATAGCAGAATATAAAATAGATGGCATGAGATCGTGTTGCATAAAACATAATAATGCCATAACATTTTTGTCCCGAGATTTTAGAAATTTACCAGAAGAAAATTTAAATCAGTTTCTACCGTTAGTAGAACCAATTCTCAATCGGGATTATATTTTAGATGGGGAATTATTTGCGGGGGATTGGAATTCAACCGTATCAATAGTAAAATCTTTGCAGGTTCATTCCGATGTTTCAAAATTAAAATTTTATATTTTTGACTCAGTTCTTCATTATGATTTCTTAAATGGAAAATCAAATATCCCATTAGAGGATCGAAAACGAGTTTTAGAGGATATAGAAAAAGATAATAGAATTGTTATTGTTACTGGAACAAAGATACAGTCTAATCAGCATTTATTGGAATTACTAGACAAATCAATAGAGGATGGATTCGAAGGTCTGGTGATTAAAAATCTTGATTCCCCCTACGAGGGGAAACGATCTTCAAATTGGTTGAAGGTCAAGAAATTTTATACTGAGGATTTTACTATTGTAGATGTTGTAGCAGGGTCGGGGAAGTATTCATCCCAGCCAACCCTAGCCCAATGCAGAAAAGCAGTACTAGAACTGAATCTCCAAGAATCTGCAGAGGAGTTATTCTCCCATGTTCCTTCTTTTCTTGGCGCAGTGACAATAGAATCTTCAGATGGAACTAATTGCAATGTTGGAAGTGGTTTTTCTGATTCTCAGAGAATATATTTTTCTTACATTCATACTTGTAAGGAATCTATAATTGGGAAATTATGTGAAGTAGAATTTCAGGAAAAAACAAAAGATGGTTCATTGAGATTTCCAACATTCAAGAGATTAAGGTTAGACCGATAATACATTCTGATTATTATTTAAATTATGTCAGCACCAACGTTAAAAACTCAGATAAAAAATCTGAAATCCCAAACTGTTGACTATGAATTTTTAACTGATTTTTATTCAGTTTATACCCAATATTGTAAAACTGAGAACCAAAGTGAATTCTCGAGATTAAAGGTATTATCCATACCACTGGCTAATTCTTTCCTCTCTAGATCCAATAATCGGTTCAATTATGAAGGTGGAGAAGAAGTATTCGAGGATTTATTTTCTTATTGTTATTCAATGTTAATAACAGATTTGGAATCCCGAAGATTAAAATTTCCAGACGTAAAACAACTTTATGCGTATTTTGATAAGAGACTGGTGCTTGGCATCCAGTCTTTTTATGTTTCTGAGTTTTGTAAGAAAACAATAACATTAGAGGAAGTTGACAAGGAACTCATTCAATCGGAGTTTGAATTAGATACTGATCCTCATGGTACGCTTTCTTATTATATTAGGGTTTTTTCTTCATATCACGAGAACTCTGAAGTACTATTTCAATTAGCGTCATTCATGGTAGAAGCATTATTAGATTCTTCTACGTTCAAAAGCAGAGCAGTAAATAAATATTTACTTTCTTTAAAATTAGATCCTAAAGTTTCTTCTATTATTTTATTGAAATTAAAAGCGTTCTCTATTGCACGTTGTGCTTTAATATTTACGTTGGATCCAGAGTCTGATCCCTATAAGTGTATTCATAAGGATAATAATTATATGTTAGATAGTCAATTCCTTTACGTGATGTCCTTGGAGGATAAGTATCCAGGGATAATGGAATTATATCATACTCTTGGTTCTGAAAATATGAAAAAAGTTTTTCTTCTTTTTGAGGGAAGACAACTCACGTTTCCTCGAATAAAAGATTTCAATAAAACACAGATGTATATTGATTCTTTTCTTCATCTTGTTAATGGAAAAACGTTAGAGGAAGTTTCTCAAAATTTAGACGTTTCTCCTGAAAATCTCCGCTATAATTTGAGAAGAAAATTCAGTTCTTTGAAGAACTTAGATTTTGTATTTGAGAATTTACCTGATAATGTTAAGGAATTATTAAATGAGTAATGGAACTTTATTGACTATTGATGAAGATTTTATTCTGAGTCTTACGTCGCGTTCTCCAGAGTACAATAAAATAAAGACTTTATTTGAGAACGTTGTTCATGATAAAGCACAACGTCATTATGTCATATTTCTGGCATTATTGAATCAAAGAATAAATTCTATTCTTTCTCATCTTACTCAAATAGAGGAAGTAGAATCTACTTCTGTTCGAAAGATTTTGAATAAAAAGGATGACGTAGATTCTCTTGTTGAGAATATTGGTTCTTTGAATTCTGAATTCAAAAAAGCATTAGATGAATTAAAATCTATTGGGAAAGATTTATTAGAGTCTTCTTATTATAAAGATACATTAAAGACGTATCTTAAAGATACGGATTCCAAGTATTTATCTGCTCGTATTTATAATAAGTATGGGACTCCAATGCCAAAGAGAATGACCCCATTCTCAGATGGCTATGATGTTTTTCTTCCAACAGAGGTTATTCTTCTTCCAAATACTCCAGTGATAGTTGATACGGGATTGATCATAGAACCACCATCAGGATTTCATATTGAAATTCAAGTTCGATCGTCATTAGCTAAAGCTGGAGTAACCATGCCAACTGGTGTAGGAATAATTGATTCGGATTATTGTGGAAAAGAAGACTTCATAAAATTTATATTTCTTTATCTTGGCAATAGGGAAAGTGTTGTCCTGCAGGCAGGTATGAGGGTAGCTCAGTTGCGATTCATCAAAAATACTCCGTCTGTTGAGTTCATTCCCATTTCATTATCAGAAATTGATAAGCCCATCAGGGGTGGATTAGGAAGCACCAAGTAAAATAATTTATTTATGGTTAGATAATATTTGTTACAGTAGCAGAATCCATAGAGTTATATGGGTAAACTATTTCTAAATATTGATAGTTACCCATGTCTGATACTACAACAGTTAAGGTTGTAAAACAATTATTTCTTGATTCTAGAAATCTTAATGAAAATTCAAAATTAACTCTGGAAGTTCTTGAATATGAAGACGGAGCTAGAATAGCTGTTCTAGCTAAAAAAGGTCATAATAATCGCAATTTAAACGCAACACTTCATCTGAGTTATTCTGGAGTTTTATTACTTAAAGAATTTTTATCAGAATTAGATACCAATAAATTAGAATTTATAATGAAGAAAAAAGATATTAGATTTGAGTCTATAAATGAGTGATTTAATCAACAAAGGATCATCAAAGACGCTGGAATTAAAAACAGCCAATAATTATATTAATAATCGTGAGTTATCACGGGAAGATCTTGATACTATCAAATTACTCGTTCATGATTTTAAGACAAATTTTTCAGGGTTTTTATCCCTAGTTGTTTATCGTCAGATATCTCGTTTATCTAAAATGTTGGATAAAATGGAAGAAATTGAAAATCATTTTTATGACAATTTAATTATTGAGAATCTTTCGACTGAAGATTTTGAAAGATATCAAAATACTATAAGTTATAATATAACAGCGATACTTAATCAGTTAACAAATATTGCTTCAAATCCAAATATGAAATTATTTTTTGATAATAACAATGGACTTTTTGTTGAGAAAATAACCCAGAAATTATTCCATACTGACAACCAGTTAAGACCTGATCTCGAAATAAATTCAGATAACATTTTGAGTAAAGAAGGTCGTTTAAAAGTTCAAAAAGTATTAACAGAATTAATAACTTAATAATTTAGATTAGAGGAAAAATGGAAAACTCATTCTCAACACGTACATTTGGTACTTCTCGCACGAAAGCTGCTGCAACGGCAAATCCCGGATCAGCAGCTAATGGCACATTAAAAGCGTTCTCAGGAACAACAACTAATACTTTGTTAGTTCCTGGTTCTGTTACATTTACCGTAGTTGTTTCTGCTGCGTCAGTACCAATTACTGACGATGGTAAAGGCGTTTTGACAGGAACAGGAGTAACAGGAACTCTTAACTACGTCACAGGTGCTTGGACGCTGACCTGCACTACTGCACCTGACAATTCCAGTGCCATCAATGCAGCATATCGTTATTATTTCACAACACCTACGCAAGTAACTTCTGGCACAACAGGCATTACGGGTGCAACAGGAATAACAAAATATCAAGGTGCTACTGCCTATGGAAATATTGTTCCTGGAACAGTAACATTGACAATTAATTTTTCATCATCTGGTCATAATGTTACTGACGATGGGAATGGTAATTTAACATCAGCGAATACCACTTACGGTTTTATAGATTATAAAACCGGACAAATTGTCATTCAATTTTCTTCAGCACCTGACAACGCTGCAGCCATGACTGCTACGTATAAACATTCATTAGAAAATTCTACAGCTATTCTTTTAGCTGAAAAGGACTTGGAATTATCTGGTGTAAAGTCTGTTAAGATAACATCAACAGCTACTACGCAAGCAGGTTACCTTGTGTTCTCTTCTCCTGACAATGGTAAGACGTTGAACCTGCAGTTCTCTGGTAGTTTGTCCGCTGGAGGAACAACGATCGAACGTCTTGCAGGTAAATATACTCTGCTACTTATGTTAGCGGAAAAGGGACAATTTGAACTCCAGATAGTTTAAATTTAATAGTATTGAAAATCGTTCTTTGCAGGGGATTAGAATTTTTAACAAGTTTTAATCCCCTTTTATTAAATCAAATAAAAGGAATTAAAATGTTAGATGTATCAGAATTTTTGCGAGATATTGAACAGGAACTTCCTTCTAATAATTCTCTCTTAGAAAAGAGGATTTCAAATCTCGAAAGAAAGATTGGTATAAGAGAATCCTCAAATGATTGGCCAGATGATGGCTATGAATTTGAATTAGGGGATGAGGTTATAATCCATGATACTGGTGATCGAGGAAAAATTGTTAGTTTCCATAAAAGTGGAAGTCCCATTGTAAAAATTGGGTCTAAAACTTTTCCTATTGATGCTTCTGAATTAGAACCTGCGGATGCAGATATGACTCACAGAAATTGGTAGGAACATTTTAAATGTCTCGAAAACATTATATAAATATTCCCAACATAATTGAGTTTAATTTTGGTAAACAAAATTATTCTAAATTTCTCCAAGTTGCTGTTGCCAATGGAGCAACAAAGGCATCTGCTTCAAGAGATAGATTGACAGGGAATATTGTATTAACATTTTTTGCTACAAGAGAACAAGCAGTTGCTATCGAAAATGCATTAAATGCTCTTGGTTGAGTAGATTATAATTTATTGATAATAAATGAAAAGAAAATATAAGCATGCGTATTTATTAGATGATCTTACGCTTGTATCTGAATCCTTCCAATACAACGGAACTCCATTTATAAAAAAACCAAGATTTCTTGATTTTAATATATTTGATAGAATATGGGGTGCATGGGGTGTTTTGATAGGAAGATTTTATCCAATTTATTTCGCAGATGATTTTTTAAAAGATTCTTCAAAGGAAATAGAGATATAAGTTCTATTTCCTTTTATTTTACTTTAAAATTATGTATTGCATTTATCATTCTAAAGATCTTGACGGTTTATTCTCTGGTGCAATAGTTCGTTATTTTAATCCAGAGACTATTTTAATACCCTATGATTATGGAGAACCAGTACCCGAATTAGAACCAAATAAGCCTGTTGTTATTTGTGATGTTTCTTTTCCAGTGGATATTCTCGACAAGATATGTTTTAATTCTTATTTACAAACTATATGGATAGATCATCATAAATCCGCTATTGAAGAGTTTAATAGTAATATCGAGAATTTTAAATATTTGAAATATGTTAAGACTGTTCTTAATTTAAAGAAATCTGGTTGTGAATTAACATGGGAACATTTTTTCTCAGAAATAGAAGTACCATTCTTAATTCAATGCATTGCCAAGTATGATACTTGGAAAAATTCAGAGAAAGAATTATGGGAAAATATAATATTACCTGTTCAATATGGATGTAGATTCTTTTTTACTTCTCCTTATGATATAAATTATTTCTATGAAAAGATTTCATTAGAGCGTCAAATTGAGATCGTTTCCCAAGAGTTTGGTTCTGTAGGTAGTTACATATGGGAATATATAAGAAGAGGATATGAAACTTTAGCTAAGAATGCTTTTAAAGGTAAATTTAAAGATATTGATAATACTTGTGTTTTTATTAATACATCAGATGGTAATTCTCTGATATTTGATTATATTGAAGACAAAGAAATAGATTATTGTGTTATTTATAGTCGTCGAGAGAACGGTTATAAGTTTTCTTTATATTCTCCGTTCAGGCATTTAGACTGTTCTGCTATTGCGAAGAAATATAAAGGTGGTGGTCATCCTGGTGCATCCGGATTTTTCTCAAAAGATTTTGATTCAATTTTCACAACCGAAGGATTTTGATTATGATGTATTTAGATATTGAAACCAATGAAAAGGTAGAAGCATTACCGTGGAATGGTGAAACTCTTATATTTCAAGAATGGGAACGAAAACACGGAAAGTTGCCGTTCGTATATTCCAATTTTCCAGAATTGAGAATTCAAAATTCTAATTCTAATATTTATGGAGTTTATTCAATCAAAATTGGTGATTGGGTAGTTCGCACTAGAATGAATGAATATATTGGTTTCAAGGATTCAATTTTTAAGGTAAGATATAAAGAGATCTGAATCAACAATGTATATATATTAGTTATATAGTTTTCAATTCAACAAAATAAAAGGAAAATCAAATGAATTCAATCGAAAGAAGAATATCAAGATTAGAAGAAAGTGTTCTAGGTGAATCTTCTGATTCACCAATAATGAGTTCAAAACAATTATTCTTATTAGTGAAGAAGAATATTTATTATAAAAAGATATTAGAATTGGGATATGAAGTTGATGACTTAATTCCTGCTAGAAATAAGCGAGGACATGTTGTTTTTCGGAAATCATATGGTGAACATATGCGTTATCCAGAAGGTGGTGTTCCTCATCCTGGTTGGAAAGGTGAAGATCCTTATTTAGATTCAAAGGACAGAGTGATAACTATTAAAGCTGATGAAAAGTGTGTTGTCGTTGCTATTCTTTGGTCAGATTCTTATTCTGGGTCAGGAAAAAATGTTATTAAGAAAATGGGAGGAAAAACAATCTGGAGAACAGGATTAACTTCAGACCCCATAGAAGGAACTATATATCCAAGATATTCTTTAATGATGGAATCTGATATTCCAGATATCATGGAAACAATATATTCTTATTGTAGAAAAATGAATAATAAGAAAATTTGATTTATTTTGTTGGTAGTGTTTTTGTAAAATGTCCTATTTGAAATAGGACATTTTCATTTTAATCAAGTTCCTACGTTCTTATCAATATGTACAAAACATTAATATGTAATATATGAAATTCATATGTATTGGTGGAGAACCTGGAACCGGAAAATCTGGAATAGTAAAATCTATCCTAGAAAAATTAGGAACAGGTTATGATTTTAAATTTAATCTTCTTAGAGGATATAAGTATCCAACATTAGATCCCAGAATTATTGTTCTAGGGATTTATGAAGATGGTGTTTTATTTTCTGGAACAGATCGTCTTTCTATGATTGCTATAAAATCAATAAAAGAATTAGTACATTTCTGTGTTGAAAACAATGTTTTCATGGATTATACTATTTTGTTTGAAGGTGATAGATTTTTCAAGCAGAATTTTTTTGAGACTCTTGATTCTTTGAATGTTGATTATTCTTTGTTTATTTTAAAAGTCGATGACGATGTCTTGAATTCAAGACGAGAAGCAAGATCCGATAATAATCAATCAGATAAGTTCCTTAAAGGTCGTAGGACAATGTATTCCAATATAGAGGAACATTATCCTCATAAATTGACTTTGTTGCCTAGTAACACATTAGAAGACCAGAAAAATAATGTTGAGTTGATTTGGAATACTTTATTTTCAAAGTAGGGTTATACAGTATTATATATGAGTACTTTTATGCCAATAGAAATTCCTAGATTCTGTCAAAATCCAACATTTAAAAATGAACTCGAAAGTTTATTGGAGGATTTTATTTTATCTGGAGAATTGTCAGCACCAAGAGATAGTATTCCACAAATCATAGAAATTATTTCAGAAGTTTTATTGAATGTTGAAAATCGTTACGCTGGTTTAATTTCTTTGTTAAATATTAAATATGAAAATGATAATAATGAACTTAGGAAGTTCATTATTAAATTGAAAGAAGATTCAGTTATGAATTATGAATTTTCTAAAAATTAAGTTTTCAAAGGATATCATTGATGTTATAATTAATTGTGTGATTTAATTTGTAAAGGTCTATCTTCTTGGGTAGACCTTTTTATTTTAATCAATTTGGAACGTTCTTTTGAGTATATTTAATACTCAGAGGATTTATGAATAGAGAAAAAGCAGCAAAGTTAAAGCCTGATAGGGCAATGGAATTATTCCCAAAGGAAATATCCGAACATTCTTTATTGATTCAATCTTTATCAAAAGATATTTCAAGAAGGCGATTAAATCCAAAAAATTTTAGAAAATTTGAAAGTGATATTCAGTATTCATTATATCCTGATTTTTTCCCTAAAAAGTTATCTCTTTTATTAAGAGAATCCTTGATTTGTTTTGAGGAGTTAGAAAATGATGACCATTATGAGTTTACATTATCATCGTTTCATTCTGTTTCCCCTTTAAATCGTTGCTGCTGCGTTGATCTCGTTGGTTGCCTCATGGCAGTCCGATATCGGTTTAATTATACCTTAGACGTCATGCCTTACTTGTTCCTTGCACCAATAGCTTCGAAGTTTGAAGCAATAACATTGTTTTCTTCTGGAAAACTTTCTCTGGCATTATCAAAGTTGTTTTTTGATTTACCAGATGATTTTCCTCCAGTAATTGAAGTACCTTCTGATAAGACCAGATTTAAGGAATTTGTTAAAATTTGGATATCAAAATTGGAACAGTATAATCTATGAGGTTTAATTTTGAAATCAAAGTAACGAATAAAATTTTAAATTTAGTAAAATTAAATACTAAGTATTTAACTTTATCAGAAAATTTACCTCAATTAGCAAAGTTATTGTTTTCTTTTGATTTTCTTTATCAAGTCGGAAGACTGTGTTATGGATATCAAGGAATAATACAAAAATATGGGTATTGTGAAGACAATTTTTTAGATAAAGTTGAGTGTTGTTATTCTGGGGATCTAGAAAAAGATAATTTGATTTATGGTGCTTTTGGTATTCATATTACGAATAAGATTGAAATATTACCCATGTCTGATTTTTATAAGATTCTTTTTGGTTCAAGTTTGTTATCACTTCAATTTTCTTCCGTTCTTGAAACAAAAGAGTTAAAGAAAAATAAGACATGGGAGGAATGGGAAGAAATATTTTTATTGAAAGATTATAATTTTATAGGATCAGAAAAGCGTAGAATTGCGGATCATATCCTTTGTACTATTGGTACTGGGTATGAATATAAAGATGGTTTTATTTATGAAAGAGTTGCAAGGGGTATCAATAAGGAAATTTATGGAGATTGGAAAAATTCTATCTTAAATTTTAAGATAGAAAAGAAACTATTAAATATCGTGAATACCCCTGAAGTGGCATCTGCTGTTAACATATCTTTTGACTATATTGAACAATTTAAAAAAGAAGAGGAACGGAAGAAAATAGAAAAAGAAATTAGTTTATTTGGTATGCCTCTCAATCAATATAGATTAAAGAATCCAAAATTAATTAAAGAATCTTTAAAAAGTTATGAGCCTTATTATCCAATTTGTGAGTATTCACCAATTTATAAATTTGATGAAAATAGTCATCCATCTTATCTAAAAATTGGTTCAGAGATTTGTAAAGATATTTTAAATCACAGAGAATTAGAGTCTTCTGAAAATATTGAATTTGCTGAAAAATTTTTAAACAGATTTGATTCCTTGAATTTAGGCGTTATATAGGCAATCATAAACTATTACTTGGAGTTGAAATGAATTTACTTGATGAAATTAAAAATCTTTCTGTTGAAGAAAAAATAGGAACATTATCTTCAATTAAAGATATTATAAGAAAAGATGTTATTAAATCTGCACCTTATAAGAAAGGTGACTGGGTAAAAATAACTTATAAAATAGGTAGAAATAGACCAGAAATAACAGAGCAATTTATAATTGAGTCTCCAGATATTGATTGGGATGATAAGAAGTTTTCATATCGTTGTTACCGATTGAAGCAAGACAATACTAGAACGAAGCGTTCAACTTTAATTTCTAATATTATTTCAATTGAATTGGTTCAACCAGAATTAAATTTCAATGCTTAGTCTATCTTCTTTATCCAATAGAATATATTCTAATCTTGAAGATAGAATTTTACCAGAATTAATCTCTCAGGATTGTACTGAGAAAAACATTCAGGACGTAAAGTCAAAATTACGTCAGGAAGCAGATTCTATTGCTGCAGGGGTAATAGATGAAATACACCAGAATGGTGAGGTAGTCTTGAAAGAGGAAGTAATGATTTTGAAGTCAATTGTTTCTGGAATAATCGATGCTATCGTTTCTGCTCCTGTTGTTCCAATGGACGGTGGGTTATCTTTCAAGATGGGATTGATTTCAATGGTTGTTCCTTATAAAGCCCAATTGGCATTGATTCTTGGGGATAGTTCTATTAGTTAAACATGCCACAATAAGATAAATATTACAAAACTTGAATTGCCTAGTATTTTAATACTAGGCAATTTCTTTTTTAATTTTAGTACAACGTTCTAATCAATAATTATTCAGTCACTAAATTTTTCTAAATGAAATCAAACATTGAATTATTAGAAGATTCTTATAAGAAAGAATTAGAATCTATAATCGGGAATATTAATCTTTCAATAGAAGAAATATATCTTATATCAACAATTTCTTCTAAATTTTTAAATGATTTGAAGTCTTTAATTCCTACCAATATTCCTAAGCAACAGCAGAGATATACAGGATTTAATGTTGTTATTGGTAACATTAAAATTAATTTTCCTAATAAAGAATCCTATGAATTACATTCGTATTCTATTCCATCGCCTAAACCAAAATTGAAACCTACATTTTTTAAATCTTTATTTTCTAAAGTATTTTCCTTCAGTATTAAAAATAAATGAAGAAAGAATTCATAAGTAATTTTTTAACAGAATTACTTCCGGTAGTTCAGGAAGACCATACCTCTTGGTCATTTCCAACATTATACCCTGTATTGTCAGAATACTTTGATAATTTTAATAGTTTTCCTTCAATTTTAAGATTTAAGAACTCTTCCTTAAATCATATTCAATTTTCAGAAATATCATTTCAAGAAATTTTTGATAAGTTAGAGACTGTTCATCCCAAGTTGAATTCGTTCTTGGGGGAATCTACGTTAATTTCTTCAGACGAGGAAAATGAATCAATTGTTCAGATTTATAGATCTTCTTGTAATAATTTTTATTATAAATTTTGTTACTTTGAATCCGATTCAAAAATTTTATTTAGTGAAATAAAGATTTATTTTAATCCTGATGCACTTCAGAGTATTTCCTCTTATAAAGAGTTTCTCAAAGAAACGTTTAAATCTTATTTTTCATTGGCAGAAATAACTAATGATTCTTATGAAATAAGTCTTGTAACTCTTAACTCTACTGGTGGGTTGAGTAGATCTTCTGTTCGATTAAATTCTGAAGAATTTAAAGAATTAGATCTCCATTATGGGAATGGATTTTCAGAATATTATTCTGAATTGAAACAGAGACTCCAAAGTACCAACAAAGGTCTAGTTATTTTAAATGGAGTTCCTGGTTCTGGTAAAACCTTCTTATTAAAGAATCTAATAAAAGAATTAACATCTTCCAAGATGGTTTTTTATATTTCTTACGATATGGCAGAGAATTTAATGAGACCAGAATTCCTTGAATTTTTACAGGGAATATGTCAGGAAGCATCACAGAAAAATAAAAATATTCTTTTGATTTTGGAAGATTGTGAGAAATTAGTAATAAACAGAATGGAGTCAAACTCTTCTGGTGTTGGGGTATTGCTCAATTTATCGAGTGGTGTTTTAAATGATATTTTCAACGTTCAAACTATTTTGACTTTTAATACAGAAATATCAACGATTGATCCAGCATTTCTTCGTTCAAATAGGTTAATTTCTCAGAAGTATTTTGGATACTTATCTTCAAAACAAATTAAGAAATTTAATGAACTTTATTCTTTAGATTTTGATGTTGAAAATAAGTCTATTTCTGTTTCAGATATTTATGCTAAAAAGAATAATTTTATGCCTTTGTTAGACGTTCTCGATAATTCGAAGGAACAAAAAATATTTGGATTTCATACTCAAAATTAATATGAAAAAATTTATTGTTATTGAAGGTTTGGATAAAGTTGGTAAGTCAACACTAATTGAGAACTTAAAGAAATCATGGTTTGCTTCTAAGTCTGCCTTTTTTAATTTTCCGTCTTCAGATTTTTCTTATTTAAGAAATCTTACAAAAGATTTTGAGAATACGACTCAATATGTTCGAGATCTTGCTCATGCCTTATCTCATGGATTAACATATATTGAAATCAAGAAAATTAAAAATTCAGTTGATTATATTATTTGTGATCGTTATTTTTATAGTTCATTGATTTATTCTGATTGGCATCGGCAACTTGACATGGAATTCATGTGGATGGATCCATCACCACCAAAACCTGATGTTATAATTTACCTTTATTCGGATAAAGGTTATCCGGATTTTGCGTCAACACGAGGGGATGATGATCCTAATGATTCAATGCCGTTAGAAAAAAGACAGGAATTACATGAAGAATATCTTCATCTTTTTTCTGAAAAGACTATGTATTCTTTTTATGAGAATGAAAATCTGATTGTTAATTTGATTTGTGTTGATGGAAAAACTCCAAATGATGTTTTTCATGAAACTTTGAGAACAATATTTAAATAAAATATTACACTTAAGGATTGTAAATGTTTACTGCAAATCAAATTGTTTGTCATTTAATTGGTGACTACATTTTTCAATCTGATTGGATGGCTACAAGGAAAATTTCAAGTTCTCTAGTAGCATTTATTCATGCTTTAACTTATTCCATTCCATTTTTATTTTTAACTCAAAATGTTTACTCTTTGAGTTTTATAGTAGGAACTCATTTTTTGGTTGATAGATTCCGCGTAGCAAGGTATTTGATCTTTGTCAAGAACTTTCTGTCTCCGAGGTCAGATTGGCTTACCTGGCAGGAATGTAGCAAAACTGGGTTCTCATCAAACAAACCTGATTTCATGTCAATTTGGCTACTGATTATAGTAGATAATATTCTTCACATTTTATGCAACGCTGTTGCATTAACATTTTAATCCTATGAAAATACTAACTAAAATTGAAAAAGAAGAACTGGATAAATATCCAGAAGATATTCTTTGGGTATTTAACAAACTAAATAATAGTTCAGATATTCCAGGGTCTTCAAAACGAAGAGCAATGAGAATATTGAGTCGTTACAAATTTGTAAGAATGCCAAATAAAGAAGAAAAGAATAAGGATAATGATAATCATGCTAATCCTGAAGAATAGTAAAAGTTTTATAATTGTAGAACTTGATCAATAAAACCAAGACAATTAGTTTGATGAAATGCTCTTTGTGAAAAGAGCATTTTCTTTTTATAGAAGATTCAACGTTCTGTATTCATATAGATTATATTGTATGAATGAGATCAAATGAAAACAATTATTTTAGAAAATGGATTTGAAGTAGATATCCCAGAAAGACTCCAACGATATCTTAAGTCTTTTAATATTGATTATACACTATTAAATACCAGTGAATTATTTTATCCAGAAAATTTAACTTCTACATTACAAAAATTCAATCAATTTCCAGATGGTCAAGAATTTTTATGTGACACCTGTTTCTATTATTCTTATCAACTGGAAAGAGGTATCCAATTATTACATTCTTTAAAAGACAAGAATTTTAAGATTCAGTTTATTTCTTATTCTATTCCTTCAATATTCTTAAAATATTTGAAAGAACAGGAAAGCGGAATAACTCCAAAAGAGTTGTTCTATCTATTAGATAGTTCTTCTTCCAAAGAAGAGTATGAAGAAAAATATTCTAAAATAGAAGATTTTAAAAGAGAAATGAATAAGAAATTTTTTGAAGTATTACAATATCACAGAATATATCTCTGGTTACCATTCTTACCTGAGCCAAAGCGTCTTCAATCCATTCAAGATTTAGAAGAGTTTCAATGAGAACTCATAATTATTTTATAAGAAAGTACGTTGATAATTTACGTACATTAACCCAAGAAAAGATTGATGAGATCTGGTATGATCCAGAATATTCCCCTATATCCCCATGTGGTATTGTACCTCCAATAGAATTAATTGATAGGTCTTTACAGTTAATAGATTGGTTAGATTCTTTAAATCTAAATTTTATAAGAAGTTATATTGGACCAAGTGGAGAAATATGTTTTATTATATCTTCCCCAACTGAAAAATTTGAATTAGAAATTTTACTTTATCCTGACTTAGGAGATACGTGGGTACTCTATGACAGGGACATCCCCTCTGCTATTGATAGTGGTGAATATGACTTAAGTATTTTATTATATTTTATAAATACCTTCGAGTAATGTTATTATGGAATCTGAAAAGTTTTTGAAAGAATTTTTACAATATTTAGAATCACAGCAATTTACTTTAGTAAATACTACTGAGACTATTAAGGTCTATGAAAAATTTGATAAGAGACTCGGAGACTGCAAATTAGAAAAACGATATATTGTTTCTCCAAAGTTTCAGATGATAAAATGTGAGTTATCCATATTACTTGGCAGTACTATTTATAGCCAAAGTTTTCAATATACTATCGAGCATATTCTTTCAAGAAAGAATAATTCTATTTCTCAAATATGTTCTGAGTTAGAACAAGATTGTTTTTTATCTATACTCAGAGACAATTCTCTCAATAACCCACAATTAGTTTGATTCTTATGAATACTTGGCTGAAACGATTTAATTATTATGGGTATGATTATACTATAAAAATAACTATTGTATCTCCGAATTCTGTTAGTCTAGAGATCGAAGGTTCAATATTCTTTGAACGACATTTTCTCAATTCAGAAGAACTTTTTGATTTTTTACCAACCATCCATAAAAATTTTGAATTTTGGGCAGACAGGCAAATTTCAATTCATTGTGGTCTTGTTGGTTCTCAACTATATAAGTTAGGTTATGAAAAGGTATAAGATAAGAGTGATTAGTATTTTAATTTTATTTGAACGTTCTGATTCATAAGGTTGTTTGATTTTTCTAATTCGGAGTATTTTATGAATCGTGTTGATGTGTATCAACGAACCGTTGAGTCGTTGAGAAGTAACCTAATGAATAAGAAAATTCAGAAAGGTTATCCCTGCAGTTGTCCTACTGCAGTAGTTATTGCCGATGCGAATAATATAAAAACTGTTCGCAATAATAATAAATCAGGATGTACGTGGGAAAATGATTTTCCGTATTGGGCGACTTTGTTTTACCCTGATGTCGCAGAAGAGGTAGTGGGGCAAGATTTTGAAACTCTTGCGACCAATCAAATTACTTCTACGGGTTATACTGTAGAAGAAATTGATGCCTTAGACGCTGCTGCAGAATCAGCAGAAGATCTAGGAAATTCTATCATGAATTTTTTACGAGTTTTACATAAAATTCATGAAATTCCGAGTCAGTCCTACACTGTTCAGAAAACAAGAAAAACTATTTCTTGTCTTGTTTAAATCTAAATATTAGGGCTTGGTTACGCAATCAAGCCCTAATGATACTATAAATATTTTGTTTTATATAGATAAAGATTCTAAAATAGAAGATGATATTATGATAATAAATTTTGTTAAAACTTGAATATTGTTTTTATACAAAGATATTTTAGTATGAAAATAGAAATAAAATTTATACAGAAGTGTAATCTTCTCAATGTTAAAAGACTTTTTAGAATCTCACCATTACAAGAAAAGTGAATTAAGTTCCAATGACTTACTTCCTTTTCGAGAAGAGTATTCAAAAGGGTTTACTAATTCTAATGATCAGTATTATACTGTTTTCTTTTATATCTATGCAGATGGAAGATGTAATGTCAAAATATTGCCAAAGAGTTTTTTGAATTATCAGAGATTAGATTTTTTCTTTTATGAAAAGAATTTATCTTATATTAAGTTATTAGAATTTGAAGAGTTTATTAAATTTATGTTTGATGCACCTTTATAATATTTACTATGGAAGAATCCTCAACAACAATAATTAGTAAATTATTGACAGAGAGTTTAACTAGGCAATCTAATCAAATTTCAGAATTGCAGTCTCTTCTTACGAGAAAACATTTAGAATATGAAAAGAAAACAAAAAGACTAAAGGAACAAGAAGAATTTTGGAGAGGTAAGTTTCATGCAGTAAAACATGAAAATAACAAGTTGAGAAAACAGTTGAAGAAACCTTCTCGAATTGTTTCCAATATGAAATATTTTTCGGTTATTCATGAAGATGGAACAGTCTCTACGGTATCTTCCCTACAAGAGTTAGATTTTAGAATTTCATTATTCGGTAATCTTTCTACCAATGTTGAAAACGGAGACTCAGCCCATAACAGTCAAGTTCAGATATTACTAGGATTAGGTATTGAAGACGGAGCAGATATTGTTCAACTCATTGATTCCCTTTAATTTTATTAGGTTTCGAGGATTTTATGAATACACTCAATTCTTATACTCAATTTCTGAACCATTCTGAAAAGAGTGGATTCTTTAAAATCAAGCAGGTTCAAATCTGTCAACACCCAGCACACAAACCTCCAACGTACATGGTTATACCACAAGGGGAAGCCTATAAGCATGTTTGCCCTGGTTGTGGTAGCGTTGCGATCATTCGATCGCCTTTTGTTTCTTTATAACAAAATTAAGACCTAAAACATTCTTCTGGCACTAAGTTTCTTTAGTGCCATTTTATTTTGGGTATTGCGTTCTTTCCTTTATTGTTTCTACGTTGTTGATTTCATTTTAAAATAATTATGAATATTGAGAAAGAGTTACTCAAAGTTTCGGATGAAGCAAAGAGTGAAGGTCTCGTTGTCAATTCAGAGTCTTTAAATCATGCAAAGTTCTTTTTAAAGAATTTACCAGATGAAGTAATGAACCCTGAAATTTCAATAGATCCTGACGGAGATTTAAATTTTACGTGGCCATATCCTGAAGTTCCTAATAGCAGAGATATATTTTCAATAAGTTTTTCTCCTACTGGAGAAATGAATTACGCAGGAGAATACAATCAGCATGGATTCACAGGAAAAGAAAGTATATCAGATATCCATACTCAAGATACTATTATTTTTAATATGTTAATTCTTCAAAATTATATGAAGAGAAATTTGAATGATTAAATCTTTTCAAGAACGTCTTGATATGGTGTACCAATCCTTGCCTTATTATTTGAGCATTGTTCATACTTTAGTGGAGACCAAGCAATTCCCAGATTCTGATGTTGAGTTTCTTTTGATATCTCTAGATAATTATTATGATGACTCTATTCCTTATGATAAGATAATCTTCAGAAAAGGCACGTGGATATTTCATTATCATACCCAGTCAACAGCAGGTGAGATTCTTTGCAACGAGTACGACGTAACTCCTGTTCCTAGAAACAATTAGATTTTATCAGTTTTTCAACGTTCTTCATTTCAGACTGTTAAATTAAATTTTTAAGGAAAATCATGACTGCAGAATCCTTATTGATAGAGATTCAAAAGATAACATCAATTCTTGACGAATTGACTGGAGACAATTTTGACTCTAATTTGAGTGCGTTGAATATGGAGGAGAGAGGATCAATTTTTGATTCTTGGAATGATTTTAAAAGAATAGAATCCAGAATAGAATCTGGATTGAAAGGTAGGAAATAATGACCAAAGATCCTCAAAGCGGCGAAGACGTCATGATTCTCATAGAGAATTATTGTAAATTACGATCAATTGATGATCATTTAAATTCAATTTTAGAATTGAAAAATGATTTAAATGATCAGTTTCTTCCATCTGAGAATATTCAACTTTTCGATGGAATATTTAAATCCTTTAAATTAAATAAGGGATATCTCAGAGATATGAGGATAGCCTTATATAAGGAACTTGAAAAAATCAATATTAACTTTGATCCTTCCTTTTGAGGGATTATCATGATTATGTATCTAATGATTTTTATTGGATTAGTAATTTTTGACATTATTGCAATCAGTTATTTTATTGTAATCTACAATAGAAAATGGAATGCCAAAAAAGGACAAATTAAAGGAATCGATATATCATGAATAAGGTTATTCTAAATCCCAGAGGAACAAAGAGGCAGGATAACATTTACCCTACCAACAATCCTTTGCCGGAGAGTCTTGGGAAAAATATCAAGATAAAACTTGAGAAAGTCAATGCTAGTTATTCAAAAATAATAAAGATTGATTTAACTAAATCAAATTGATTATATGAAGTATTTAATAGAAAGAGAAGTTATTGTTAAGTTCCGAGAATACCAGTATGTTGAGACCGACTCTCCAGAACATTACATAGAGTCCACACGTAGCAATTTCGATATATCAAATCCTCGTAATACTATACTTGACATTCACCAATCTGGAGAGTATTCAGTTTCGTGTCCTGAGTCCCTTATCGAGAAATTACGTTGCTTACCATTCAAGGATATTTATTCAGCAGTTCTAATACTTGCGATATTAGAATGTTCACGAGCGTTCTCTCTTTCTAAAAGAGATATAATTCAATACATGTTCATTTTAGATTTATTCTTCGCCTTTAAGCAAAAGGAATTTCATAATGAAATCATTTATAGTAAAGGTCATTATGGAGTCAATTCTGATAAAATTGAAAAGTATTTGAGGGACTTATCAGAAGAAGGTTTTATAGAGAGTAGCATCCAGGGCGCAAGTCAATTTTCAACTGGTTATGAGTGGTATTCATTATCAGAACCTTATATTGGAAAAGTTAGAGAAGTTGTTACTGATTCTACGTTTTCCTTCATAACCAAAATAATGAATTTGTTAAATACATTAAGAATATCTATTGTAGTTCATTCAACACCTTATTGGGATCAGAATGATTTCTTTTCTCCGATTTTATTTAAGGAACGAATTTCAAAGAATCCGGATGAATTTCAATCTTGGGTAAAATCTATTTTTCCACAATTAAATCTTTCTTCAATAATAAGTCCCACCAATGAATGACGTACAAAAGGAAGTACTTATTAATCGTGCTCTCCAGATAACAGAATCTTTAAATTTTCAATTAAAGTTATTAAATGTAACACGTTCTTCCTATTCGAAATATTCTCTAGAATTAGATGGTATTTTAGATGTTGGAACTCTTTCCGATATTCATGTTAAAAAAGAGCAGGAGTGCATTGAAAAAATCAATGCTTATCGCCAGCAAATAGAAGACCTATTAGAAGGAATGCCTCTTAAATATTTATAATTTTCTTCATTATTAAATTTAATAGTTATCATGGATAAAATCAAAGAAATACTTCAAAGTTCTGCGGAGAATCTGGAAGTTAATTATCTCAGAGTTGCTCAGTTCGTTATGACGGCTGACCCGATTCAAGACGTTGATAAGTTAAAAGAAATATTAGATCTTATGAAGGATCTTGCCTATGAAATGCGACGTTTCAATGGTACATTATTTTCGTATGAAACTACCCAGTCATAATGATTATTGATAGGTCTATTCTTTCTGATGTTTATGATACATTGAAGTCAAATCATGATGACTTAGTAGGACATGTTTTAAATTCTTATGATTTTCTTCATTGTTCACAACAAGAATATTCTATGTTGGTATCTTTATTAGATACCATAATTTATCCTATGAGAAAGTTACTCGATGAACTTCAAGAATTCAATTCATCAGAACCAATATCAGAGACCTGATTCCGGAATAAACTGGATTCTTGATTTCTTAGATTTTCTGAAGAATCCTTTTACTTATTTTGATCCTCCAATCCGAGTTCTTACTGACGAGGAAGCGTTCAGTATCAATACTAAAAGTATTCAGAAAGATTTTGAAACAATTATAGGAAAATGGTAATCATGAATAATCTAATTCCCATTAATAAAGATGATGAATTCAATGCAGTAATTCATAAGCATATCACTACGGTTTCGAAGAAGAATAAAGTATCTCCGTTTTATTACCGATGTACATATTCCTGTTATGGTGCAATAGTTCATATACCTCAATCGTACCAATGTGGAATTGAAATGAAGAACTCGACAAGTTTTTTACCCTGTTGTTTCAACAGCCCTAAGGAAACTGCTAACTGCAGAGAGGCAGTATAATCTCTACGTTACTCATACGTATCCATCATCCTGCAGCGGTGACTAGATCATGCCCTTTTAGGTGATCTAGTTTCCATGTGTTTTTGCTTCATGGGGACACCTTTTCCGTAGGGTGTCCCTTTGTTTTTATCTTATGTTCCAAGAAACGTTCTACCCGTCACAATCAAGTTACTCACGTTTCCAGATCTAATGAGAATCTATCAATTAATAAAAGTATTATCGAAATTAGATTCTAGCAGAAGAATAAAATTTCATAATCTTTCTGGTAGTACTAATCCTAGTATATCAATCAACGCGATTCTTGAGCAGGGAAACGTTTATATTTTCAGTTATGTTGATCACCCTAAGTGCCTTCTTGACCAGATGTCTGCGGATCAACGCTTGATCTGGTACAATCCAAATCTTTCGAATTTCAAGTTAGTAAATAAGTATTTCCCATATTATACGGATATTATCAATGAGTAATCTTGAACTCGAGAAACTCCAGGAACAGAAACTTGAGACTGCAATTGATGTTTTTGCATCAAAGTTTATAGCTCCGTCTGGTTATGATTTTGATTCTTTGCTGACATGTTTATCAAAGTTTTGCCGTCTTGACCATTCTCCAATTACTAATTTGGACACCAATACCACGGTTCATCATTTTCGAGTACATAGATCCTCCAGTAAAAGGCACGTAACGAGTGTTTGTTACTTACCCAACAAATCTTTTTCTTCAGCTAAGAAGCTGATTAATTTTCTGATTTCCGCAGGTGTTCCTTATTTCTTAGACTCCGACGATCAATTGAATTTATATAAATTCAATTCTTGCATCAACCCTGCCGAATACCGTTGTATTTTACGTCAGATGTCTACAATCATAGATTATGCACCGTTTCATAAGTATCTTTCCCCCATGACAAAGCATTGTACTTATGAAGTAGTAAAAATAACCAAAGCCGGAAAAGTTCTTCTTCGGCAGATTGGAAGTCAGCGATATTTCACCGTCAATCCCCACAGGGTTCTTGAAGTCTTTCACCTCATGCAACGAGCAAAATTTATGAAGAGTTGTGGTTACAATCCCTAACAATTACTCATTATTCTACGTTTTATAGGGCATAGCATAATTCCAATAAATTTCATAAAAAATCCCACAATGACATTTCAAGAGTATTTCAATAAAGAGTTTCTTATTGTTTCTCGCCTCGCAGAGTCTCTCAATATTTCTGAGGAAGAGTACCTTCAGAAAACTCAGAAATTATCTTTGTCAGAATATGAAGAGTCCCTTCAACGTCGTTATTCTCAGAAATCCTGTCATTCCTTCTGGTACAAAGAGTGCGTAAATCGCAACGTAGAGTGCGAGACCTGTTCTCAGTATTATTCTCTTCATGACGTCGAATATAATTACCCAATACCAGAGCAGAAGAAGGCATCACCTCTTCAGTTTTCAATAAAATCAAGAAGTCAGTCTTAAATCTCCATTACACGTCAAAACTTAATTTCTCACCCAATTCCACCTTTTCCGTCTTTTCGATTCATAGTACTCATTCTATCCATCAAATACAATATCCCCGATACTCTACTTTCAATTCATTTTATAGATTCCTCTTCGTTCTTCATTATCATACTAATAATTTTCAGATATTCTTCTACCCATCATGATAAAAGATGCTCAGATTTTTTCCCCTACAAAGATTTATGACAGTGAATTTTTAAGAGTTCAATACGATTATCATTTTTACGCAGATGCGTTCTTCCATTTCAAGCCCAATAATCCTTATCGGTTTTCCCTTGTTTCTGGAAAGCTGAGTCATGCTTTCTTTTCAATTCCATCACCCTTACCATTTTCTTTTCTTGGTACGTCAGGATCTAATCTCCTCTTGGAACCTGATTCGGAGTCATCTCTTTCTGGAAAATGGATTCTCAGAGTTCCACTGGAACAGTTCCCAAAGGAACTCCAAGATTTATTTCAACAATTCCAGGAGGGAAAAGAGAGTAGAAGTCGGCGAATAGCGGAGCATCCTGTGATTTATAGTCCAAGACTCCCATCAAAACCCTATGATTATTATGATTGAACCCAACAAAATAGCCAACAAAATAACTGAGTGGCTCTGTTCCACGGGTTTTCTTTTCCCACGAAATGAAGTTGAACTCGAAAGATTCAATCTCCTCTACGAGGATCAGAACCCTGAATTGACAGGTACAGAAATTGACCCTGATGTTATTCTTAATTCCACGTTCAAGAAAGATAAATCATGATAGTAGAGTATTGTTATTACCGTCGTCATTTCTATAAAAAAGTAACTATATTTCGTAATGAGTCGGTTCTCAAACCTCAGTATTTACTTTCCGAATTAGATTACAAGCTGACTCTTCGTAATATTTTTTATTTCCCTATTGCTTTTTTATGTTTTCTCCATGAGTACAGGTCTTCTGCTAAAAATGTTCCTGTTCGATTTCCAAATATCTTAGTCTGGATGAAGCCAACAGTAACTACCATACCGACTCTCGAGAAGTATTTTGTCAATCCTACTACAGTGTCTACAATACCTTATAAAATATGGTAATTTCAAATGAAAAGCATAACAACGTGTTCTTTCAAGAGTTCTTCCCTAGCACTTCAGTATGATTCTGGAGTCAATAGTCTTACCGTGGTATTTGATACTGATAATCCCTATTTTTATACAAGAAATCTTCATACTGAATACGAGTATTCCTTACCATCTTATATTCCTTTTCAAGTATTTTCCTATGAAGATCTTTTACAAAAAGTAATTCTTACATTTAATTCAGACTTCTTTTACGTAGATATCCTCCAGTTTCCTGAAGGAATTCAGAATATATTCCGAAGTTTTCAATCCGCAAAGGAAACTACCTTCAATGAAGATTTCAATATATCCAATATTGATACTACGTATTACGTAGTTACTCCAATTCCTGATTATTATACTTATGAATATTAGAAAAGGCGTGATCTCAGAAATAGCTGAGATAAAAGAGCAGTGCGATGATCATTGTAAGGTTTGTTATCCTAATGAGGAAATAGAACAAAAAATATTGAAGAGAGTTTCTCAATTAGAAGAGTCCCTTCAACGTTCTGAGACCTGTGAGATTTTCTTTGTTAGTTTTTTAAAAGATTATGTTTCTACGTCACTCGCCTTAAGATTAAGGAAACAGAATCGTTATCGTTTCCTCAAATGAGGCTTATATTTTACAGGGTAACCTCCTTTAAAGAAAACCTTTTCCTAGAATAAATAACCATTTAATAATTCAAATAGTTATAGCGCAAATGTTTAAAACAGTAAATATGAAGGTTTTTATTGGGGTTTTCTGTAAGTTTTCTTATGCAGTAATTCCTTATAATTCAAGGAATTATGTTGTGTTTCAAGAGGTCACTGGGAACACTGGTAGATCTGTTACTGATTGTGCTAATGAGATAGCTACGTACGTCATTCAGAATAAAAATCTTGATCCCAGTACCTGCGTGTTTATTGAATACAGTCCTAATGATAAGTCTGAGTTCTATGTTGTTACATATAAGTGGCTTATGTTGTCAGACAAGCGGTTACTAGCATCTCATTCTCAATATAAACTTCCCCTCAAAAATGAACAGGCATTGTTCAAATCATTATTACAATTATGAATCATAGTAGTTTAGGTCTCAATTGGGAAGTTCATTCCACGACTCGTATTTCTGCGAAGAGTAGTAAGTATCTTTATTCTATGAATGTTAGGTCTGAATCCTCAGTAGATTTATTAATTATGAAATTGGATCCATTGTTGGATTATCAATCTAGTGGTTCTCGAACAGATCATGTTTCAATTTCAGAAGCAAGATTATTTGCTGAGAAGTTTTATGCTCAACATGATAGGTCTAAGCCAAAAGTGAAATCTATATGACTTCACAATCTAAGTTCTCATTAATAATAGAATTATAATGTTTTTATGTCATTGTTAATCATAAGATTATAACCTCGTTGATAGGGTTTTGCTAGGAGCATCTAATAAACTTTTAATTGAAAATAATGTTAATCTGGTCAGATCGTTCAGTTCCTAATGTGTTTGAGAAGTATGATGCCAAAGCATCAAAGTATCAGTTTAAAATTTTTAAATTATCAAAAGAAACAGAGTATTGCCTGACAATTAAGGATGTTACAGATATGAGAACAATTTATACTGAGTATAATTCTCATATTATGATCCTTCTTGTTCGAGCTGAAATGCATTGTTCTTCTGAGTCGTTTGACTCAATTATAGCGAAAATCCCTAGGGTTTTATAAAATTTTTACTGAAATCAATGAAAATCATCTCAGAAATTCATTTTAACTGGTTTGCTTCCGTTCATGGTGAGGAAGTTACTCGATTGATTGTTGGGTGTGCTAAAGAATATTCTCATTCGCCTACTGTTACGTCCATTAAAGATACTTCTTATGATAATATTCCACGATTCACAGTTCATTTCGATGATGATTCAGAAGAAGATATTTATAATATCAATAGGGTTTTCTATAAAGTTAAAACTATTGATTCCAATGACTCTATTATCTAGATAATAGAGTAGTAAAATCCTATTAAAATCCTGTCAATTTTATGAAAAATCTAAAATACTTATTCTATTTCCTTCTTGCATTTTTGATAATGTGTTCTCTGAAGGGATCAATTCAGGATGGATTGTTCTCTCATATGGATGTTTTCAATTATACTAGTGGGGACATTGTAGCCATTGTGATTGTTTCTGCGTATGCTGTTGTTTTTCCAATTGCAATTCGGGAGAAAATCCGTGAGAATAATTCAAAATTCTAATATCGTAGGATTCTTGATATGGTTTTCTATAACATTTCTCTTGTTTTGTTCTATTCAAGTTATCATTTATTATTTTGTTGGGAATAAATAATGACTATCAAGAATGCACTTTATGAGTCTCTTCATAAGGAGATAGAAAATTCTAGATATATCTATGATTTAGAGTTTGATTGGGATCAAGAGGGAGCACATACTATTTCTAGGGAACTCTGGGAAATAGCAATAAAGTTTCTTATTTCATATGCAGAATACGTGTATGCTAATTATGGTGTTGAGATAAGTACCCCGTACATAGATCCGGTTTGTAGCGGTTCAATAGACTTCTCATGGAGGAGACAAGAGGAGTCCCAGAAGTCTGGGATGTTATGCAATATTAGGTTTTCAAAAGAAAATATTCCCGTTGCAGGATACTATGGTTATGTTGGTAATTATGAAAATGAAATCAAAGATATCATACCCTGCAGGGGTATTCATGAACCATTGGCACTTTGGATGAAAAATTTAGCTAAAGATTGATTTTAAAATAATGATGTTTTAAATTTCGATTTATGGAGAAAGAAATGACATTTGATGAAGTATTACAAAAGCATTTTATTGATTTTGACAATGGTTTGTACGTCAGGAACACAGCAATAGGCACATTCCTCTATGCCGACCTAGAGGATGATACTCCAGAGGAGGATGAGATAGATGGGGTAATAATTTATGCTAAAGTCCCTAAAACCACTTACGAATGGTTGCCTGTGCAATCCTTCCAGTCGCCTGAAAAACTCGATCAATTCCTTATATTGTTATTTGAGGGGTAGTAGAATGCAGCAAGCAACAAATATATTCATTGTGTGTATGGGGAAAATCTTTGGGATTTATTCTTTCTGTTATTGAGTTCGGATTAGATTATTTGAGTAAAGATTAATAGTCGGAGTTATATTACAATACTTGTTTAACTTAATTTTAAGAAAATTATGAATCATTCAAAATCTTCCCTAGAGAGAAGGATCGAACGACTTGAGGAAACTATTGGTGTTTCTTCTTTAACTGAAGGTCTCCATGATGAAGAAGGTTATGTTATGGGGGATGAGATAGTTGGTAGTGATATCCCATTTAAAGCAGTACTTGGGAGATTTATCTTAGAGGTAGAGAAAACAAGAACTGTCGGGGAAACAGCAGCTAGAAGAGCAATAGAGTTTTTTGATATTGAAGATCCTTATGAGCATTTGAGTACCAAATTAATAAAGACCTATATGCATGAGTTGTCAAAATATAGAACAGGAGCATTGCGTTCCTATAAGATTTGGTCTAGAAAAATAAGATAATTAAAATCTGAGTCAGTTTAAATCCTTACTCTCTTTTTGCAGAGTAAGGATTTTGTTTTATTGAAAACGTTCTATTTGGTATCTAATTCTTTTATACTCCTAGGTTATTCTATGACTCGTTATCATTATTTTATTAATTATACGTATTGTGGTTGTAATACGGATTCTGTTATTTATATTTCCAATGACACATTAACACATTCTCGTAATTTCGTAGATTTATGTTTTGATATTGATGCTTTTTATTCTTATGAAAGAACTCCTATTAGTATCAATTCAATATCCCTGTTGTTAACTACTGATTTTGAACCAAGCGATAAACCCGATAAATCTTTCACTAAACATGATAATGAAAGCGTGAAATATACTACTGAAGTCATTTATTCAGGATATCATCTTAAGAATTCTAGTAAAGATTTTCAACAATCAGATTCTAAAAAATTATTGTTTGACATTTCAGAATATCTTGCTCCTATCCTGAGAGTAAATTCACCTGAGGATTTATCAAAATTTTTTAAATTACTTCTCAGTAAATCTGGGAATAAACAAATCATTTATCAAAATGACATAGAAGGTTTTCGGGCAAGAAATGCTATTATAAATTATTTTGAACCTGATGATGGTGAGGAGATCAAAAATAATAATGAATCAAAAGAGATTTTAATAAAAAATATTATAGATTCTCTTGTTTCTCTGTATGAAGATTTTGACTCATTTTCAAATGGTGGAGAATTACATGTAAAATATCCAAATGGAATGTTTATTGATTCAGGAATTCGGATGGGCATAGAAATGTGTTTCACAACTATTAGATCCTTATTTTATGGATACTCCAAGATTCAATCTTGAATTGTTTCTTTTTAATTTACCAGAAGACATTCTCAAGACTGTTTATACCTCTGAATCTTCGTTTGTCAAAGATCTAGCAGAAAGTGTTTTGTTATCACGATGGGAATTAGATAAAAATTTAAAAAATTTTAAATCTTTAACTAATTTTAGTCTGGGAGATCTGATTTCATTTCTTAATTTAGTTATTGAAGCTGATGGTGGTTCTAAGCCCTTAGTATTTGATTTCTGTGATCTGTACCCGACGGAATTAGTTCTATTACCACCAGTAGATGGAAGTAGTATTATTGCATTGGGATTGGGATATTCCCCTGTTGAATCAAAACTCAAAACAGTTCAGGAATGGTTTGATTACCTCTGTGAAAATGTTACGTATGGTTTAGATAAATATCCAATATATAAACATTCTGGGAAAGACCGAATACTCTTAGTAGCTGCTGATACTGAAAAATTTGAAAATAATCAAACTGCTATAACCTGTGCTGTGCATCTGGACATTTGATTGTTCTAATAACACAGAATATTATTTTCTTAGCTATCATAAAAAATGAAAATCTTACAACATAATTTTAAAGTACAATAATCTCTCTTATCTAGATAAGAGAGTGCTTATTAATATTGTTCTATGATGCATACTATCCTTACTCGAAAAGACGAATGGAGAGATCGAACTTTTGAAGTAATTGTTTTCCTAAGTGAAAACGAAACTAGGTCTCTTGCTGATATTAAAATAGTAATAACTGATACATTTAAAAATAAGGATTATTTTGATGATTTGTCTTTTCGGAGCAAAAGAAGGGAAGATGATCTTTTATTTTTGACATATAAGAATTTAATATATGCTTGCATCGAAGGAATAGCAGAGGAACTCCGAATTCAGATGAATCATTCCGGATTATTTCATAGAAAGTTTATTGAAGAGTTAGGTAAAATTAGATTTCTTTATAATAGGGTATCATGGTTCTTATAATTGTTTATGTTGCTCTCTACGTTCTTTTCCTCATGGTAGCGGTTGGAAGAGAATTGTCGAAAGACGTCATTCATACTTCAAACCCTAGCGACTTTGCAGGTTGTGATGATTATGAATATTATATAAGAGAGGATTAACCCGTATGACACAGTTGGATGAAACATTTGTTCGAGCAGATAATTCCAAAGTAACAGTTCACATTGAATTAGAAGGTGGGAATTGTTTGGTAGAAGTTCATCTCTATAGTTCAAATGGTGTCTGTTATTCTAATAAAACCTATCAATCAGATCATATACCAATTGATACTATTTTAGATTATGTTAAAAATACTTTTTTAAATTAGTATGAAAGAACATCTTTTCGCAATTCGAGAGATAGTATTGGCATCTTTAGCTTCTTACAACATAAGCAAAAAAGACTTGGTTATTAGAGGAGAGATAAATTGTTGGGCTTCCTGGAATTTTGAAGTTGGGTATACGAAATATAAAAGTTCATTCGAAGAATATCTGTATGTTTCAGATGAACTCGTCGAATTCCAAAAGTCTCTCCAAGAACAACTGAAGAAGTATTTAAAAGAAAATAATATCCAGAAGTCTTGTGAGTTTCGCACACGAGAAACAATGGTTTCACCAAAGACTGTTTATATTGGTTTCAGGGAAGAAGTTTCACTCTAGTGTCAGAGAACTGTGTTTTATCTCTCTACAGACGTTCTTTGATGCTGCAGGAAACTTTTACAATTTTGAGGATCAAACCAATGCCATCAGAACAAGCAGAAAATCAATTGACCTTAGAACCCGTACAACTCTATCAATTTGAGGATCGGTTACGTTCTTTTCTGGACGTAGAATATGGTTGGTTTAATGGTATTGGAAGATCTTACAAAAAAGACGAGATAGAAAGACTGATTTTTAATTTTAAAAGTATTTTGATTTTAATCTTCCTATACCTTATTGTTACATGACCCCTGACGGGCAAGTTCTCATGGGGTGGGTATTAGGAGAATATGATATAACAATATATATTGATTTGGAAAAGGAAGTTGGAACGTACAAAGCAGTTCATATTGAAACTAACGAACAGATTGGGGAAACTTGGTACTTATTTTTTCTACTAAGTTCTATTGGGGGCATCTCAATGAATTGATAGCAGCTAACTTAAATAAATCCTAATGAATCTTATTTGGAATCCTATACTTTATGGTTATGAATTGACACTGAACACTATCCCACTATTTTTAGTGTTGGAGCATCAGGTCAGTACGTGGGTATTCATATACTTACCGTCAAAGTATATAAGTGATTCTTTTCCAACAAATAAAATCTATGAAAACATAGAAGAATTTTATAATTTAAATCGCTAGAAAATGGTTCAGTTAGAATATCACTTACATGCTATCCAGAAAATAATTGAGGAAAGACTAATAGGAGAAGTTGGCATTTTTAGAGAATACTCTTTTAATTCTGTTAATTCTCATTTTGATTTGTCAGGGCAATTTCAATCTTATGATATAGATTCTAACATTTTTATTCCTTGGATTATTCCAAACAGGGAAACAATAGAAAGAGATCTTAAAATATCTATACTTAAATACTTAGAGTATAATTCTATTAGTAACCCGTTAATTATCACTACAGAAGCAGCATTGGGATGTTATCCAAATATTTGTCTTAAATTTATTGTCGAATCTAATTTTAGTTTATCAAATTTGTTTCCTAAGGAAGAGAAAAGTAATTATGGTAATTAAGCCCTATTCTCATTATATTTCTGAAATTATAAAAATAATAACCACCAGTCTTTCCGATATTGAAAAGAATCCTGATGGATTTCGAATATCAGGATTTTTCAATTCAGATCCCCCTTCCTTTTTTACTGTTTATGGAGTAGGGGAATCTAAGCCAATTCTGAAAGAAAAAATTTCAAAATTAATATCTGATTATTTACTTCTGAATGAAATAACCGACCCTTTAATCATAAGTACCCGTCAAAATAAGAGTATTGAGGTTTGTTTTCTTTTGAGTAAAACATTTGATCTATAATTTTATGAAACTAGACGTTACCAAACCTTTGGTCATTAAAATCCGTAGTAATGAATATCCTATAACGATTAATATTCAGGGTGAAAATCTTCGGGGAACAACATATTATACTGGATATTATACTATTGATGATTCTGTTAATTACCCCGTAATGTTCACGGAACATGGTTATGTTCTCAATAATAAAACAATGTTACGTCAGGGATATAAAAGAATCCGAAATATTTCTGATAGGGAAGTTCTTCTTAAGAATGTTTTTAAACCCAAAGATCAAATATCTACTTTTAATGCGTTCAATGAAACTTTTCTAAGGGAAAAGGCAGAATTGATGGATCTCTACAATCGGTCTCTTGCTTCCTTAGATATTCAATCTGGAATTATTGATAATCTAAAATCTCAGATTCAGTCATTGTCAAATCAATATCAACTCAGTCAATTGACTTGTAAGAACTTAAGTAACAAATTGATAGAAGTTGAAAGACAACTTCATAATTTAAAAAATGGAATAGCGTTCTTACAGGAAAGAAAAGAAATCAACATTGACAGTTTAAATACTTACTTAGATCTTATCAATAAATGAAACTTGATTTAACAAAACCTTTGTGTTATAGGGTTCTCAATAATGAATATTTTCTCAAATTACATGAGTTAATTATTGTTGAATCAAAACGTTGCAAATTATGTTATTCTTATTACAAGAATGAGAATAATGAACGAGTTCCATTAACATTTACGGATTCAGGCTATATCATAGATGAAGGGAAGCGTCAACATACCCCTAAAATTTTTAATGTCAATGAAGACCCAATAGAAATTGAAGAATTAAAAAGAGAATTAGAAGCATCTAAATTTTTAATTAAAAAATTGGAAGGGGATTTAAGATTAAATTTACTAAAAAATTCCCGCTTAGAACATCTGGAACGTGATAAAGAATCTTTTGAAACTAAGTATAATGAAGCACTTCAAGAAATAGATTATCTTAAAAATTTAAATAGTATTTATCAATCTGTATTTTCCGACAATACTCGTTTGAACGAATCCTACAGGGATGAACTTTCAGTATTGAAATCTGAATTGGAACAATCAAACCAAGAATTAGAGAATTTAAATTGTCAGAACTTTGAGTTGAGGCAACACGTTCATAAGGTAGAATATGACATTATTTTACACCCACTTAAGAATGTTTGGAAAATTCTGATTGGTACATTTAGATTAAGAATACCAGATTAAACCTATACTACTTTTTAAGAAAATAAAATATGGATAACGCGGTAAGAATAGCAACGTTAGCTGACAAACTCTTGATTCAAGGAAATCTTCGAAATATCTATAATTTATTTGAAGATTGTTTTGGTACTAAAGTCCTTACGGAGGAACAATGTTCCATAATAAATGGAATGATGACCGAATTAAGGGTTAAACTCTACTTACCCTTGGTAGAAGAAAACAAAAAAGAAATGTCAGCAATAGCTGAAGCAGCATCTTATCATCATAGAAATTAAAATTTATACTCAAAGGAAAATTTAAATGAAAACTCAAATAAGAATGAACGTATTTGAAACAAATTCATCCAGCACCCATAGCATCTGTATTGCCGATGGAATTGAATTAGTAGAGTTTCCACAAACTCTCCGGTTTTCTTTGGGTTCATTTGGATGGGAACACGATAGGCTCGACTCCATTGAAGAAAAAGCATCTTACCTTTATACTGGATTACTTTGTAATGGTCTTGAAAATGAGTTTCAAACTATTGTAGAGATTTTGAAATCTCATGGGATTGAAGTTTCTGTTGACAAACCTCAATACAATTTCTACGATAGTACCGATAGTATCACAGGGGAAAAGATAACTATTCAATATTTGAAGCATGGTTACGTAGATCATGAAGATGAATTAGGAGATTTCTTAAATGCCATTCTAAATTCTGAAGAAAAATTAATGAGTTATTTGTTTTCCCCGTTGAGTTTCGTTCTCACAGGCAATGATAATAGCAGGACAGACGTAAGCATCAATGTTCCGTATGAACACTTTGAATATTACAAAGGAAATTAATGATTGAATATATCAATGGTAATACTCATGTTTCTATTTTAGATGATGGTACAAAGATTCGAACGTATGAAAACGATCCTATTATAATTCATCCAGAATCAATAGATATTAAAATCACAGATTATTGTGATATGGGATGTGAGTATTGTCATGAAAGTTCTACTATGTCAGGTATTCATGGAGATCTAGAATATCTATTAACTGTCATCAAAGACCTGCCAGCTGGAGTTGAAGTAGCTATTGGTGGTGGAAATCCATTATCTCACCCAAAATTAACTGAGTTTCTACACGAATTAAAGAACAAAGGTATCATTGCGAATCTCACTGTCAATCAGGGTCATCTTCAGAAGTATTTTGATTTATTGAAATATTACCTGCATGAAGATTTAATCAAAGGATTAGGTATATCAATTATTCATACTAATTTCAAGACAATACGAGAACTAAAGCAATTATCCCCTAATATAGTCTATCATATAATTGCAGGAGTACATTCTCCCAAAATTTTAGATGAATTGATAACTATAGGAAATTGTAAAGTTCTTATTCTTGGCTATAAGCAATTTGGATTTGGGGTGAAGTATTATTCACCAGAGCTAGAGCAAGGCATACTTACGTGGAAGAAAACCGTTCCTGCATATATAGGAAAATGCTTACTTGCTTTTGACAATTTAGCGATAGAACAATTAAGCATCAGAAAATTGTTCACGAAAGAAGGTTGGGAAAAATATTACATGGGAAATGATTTTCAATTCACGATGTACATTGATGCTGTTAAAAAAGAATATGCCCCAACGAGTAGAAGCAAAGATCGAGTATCCTTTCATAAAATGAATTTATTAGAATTCTTTTCTACAAGAAATAATGGAATCAATCTTGACAATTGAAGAAATTCAAGAGGGTAATAAGTTAATGGCTGAGTTCATAGAAAGATATCCCAAAGATGCTGACCTTTCAGAATACGAAGACCCTGTTGTTTTGGATATAAAATATGATGGATTTTCTGGAGTAGAAAGATCTCGTACTACGAGACCATTTGAATATTCAGATTTAGAGTTTCATACAAATTGGAATTGGTTGATGAATGTTATCAACAAGATCTACCAGCAACCAAAAGAGAAATTTCTTGGTTTATCTCTGACTCCTAATATTGATGAACAATATCGAATAGTGGTTTCTTATTTAAAGTATTATAATCAGAATAATCCAGATACAAGAAAAATGTCGAGAGCAGAGTTTATGAAATATAAATTATTTGGTGAAACCAAAGAGAGTTCTTTATGAAATATATATGTTTTCAATTAACAATGCCTGGAGTCAATTCCTGGAATGGCAAATGGTCAGGCGAAGGTAAAAAATACTATGCGATAAGAAAAGTTTCTGACCGATATCTCAACAGTAGTGAACATTTTAAAGCATTACGAGAAAATGCTACTGATGTTTTTTCTTATGATTTTGGGGATGGTTGGGTTGCTAATGTTACTTTAGAGGTCATTGACAAAGAAGTTGTAAACCAGAGGAAAGAAGAATCCGCAGGATTCGCAGGGTATGATTGGATGATTGACTCGATCATTCTTCATGGAGAAATACGAACAAAGCTCCGAGGATGATCTCTATGCAATTTTCTTCCTAAGAAGATGAAAAACTCCAGGATTGATCTTTATATTTCACTATGACGTTCTATTGAGCCAAAATAACTATTGAGGTAGTAATGAAAAGATCTCAAATGAAAGAATCTTGGTTTTCAAAACGAAGAATAAAAGAAATTGAAAACTTTAAGAAAGTTCCAATTAGAGAAAAAGAAAAAAATTTATTGAGTCCTCTTCGTAGGGGTATATGGTTCAAAGAATTTTTCAGAGATATTATGGATCAGTAATACCCTTCTATAAAAGGATCTACGTTCATTGGATGGTAATTCAATCTTATTCTTTTCTTAGAAAGTGTTATCATGCAGATTAAAAAACTCCACGTAGATCCCAAACCAAGTACTTCAAAAAAGTACGAAGGAAGTCATAAGTATCTCGACTTAACAATGCCATTGAGTGTTGAATTCGATAGTAAGAATGGAATTGTGAAACTCGAATCTAATGGTGTTTATCAAGAACTCGTGTGGGGATGCACGGATGATTTCCCAAAATTTTATGATGAATTTGTTGAATCCCGTATTAAAAGTATAATTTATCCTACTACTAGTGATGAGACATTTGAAGAATGGAGAAGATTAAAAGAAGAAATAAAATTAAATAATACTGAAAAATTCGTAGGAACTTCTCGGTATGCTTTCAAAGACGTGGAAGCGGAATTGATGAAGCAGGATTTCTTAGAAGATAAACTTTATAAGGAAATCCCAACAATTGGTAATGAGAAATTTGCTTTTTCAAGAGTATATTATTATATTGCAGGTTCTTGTCTCCGAATTAAAATAAGTTATTCTAATGGTTTAGTTTTCATTGATGAGTTCACAACGAAGCAGAAAGCAGAAGTATATCATCCATGGGTTTTCCAGCAGAAAACCCCATTCCCAGAATGCGTGAAATTTATTGTTGAAGATTCTATTGTTCGTTTCAAAGAATATATAGATTATTCAATCCAACAATATTGTGAAAGTATTGCTTCAGACTTATTAAAAGCAGGATTCAAAGTAGCGGAATAATCAAATAACTAAAGTGCCATCTCAGGGATATCGCAGAGTTCCTGAGATGGCTTCTTTTTTATAGAGTGTCAGACGTTCCTCAGTGCATAAATAATATATCGATTTATAAGGAAAGTGTCCCAATGATAAATTTTAAGAAATTTTATAAATACGGAATATTTAATTTTCCGATTACAGTTTCTATTGATGATATTGAAGGTATTGTTGAGGTATCCGCAAAGGATTTTTCTACTAAGTTTCTACTTGATGACAAAGAATTCAGTGTTCAGTATTTTGCTTGTATCGAACATTTAAAAAGATCTATAGATAGTTCACCCCAATTAAAGAAATCAAAGAGAGACCTGATAGAAAACCATAAATTTGAACTCATAGATAATCATGAAAATAATACTGGTTTTACTCTTCGAAAACAGGTACTTTATAAGAGTATAATATTATTTACGAATATACGATATTCTTATGGCCAGATAATCATTGGTGCAAGTACTGTAGGAAGTAGTTTTGATATTCGTCAGGAAGTTTTTGATTTCAATAATATTTACGCAGCATTTGATAATGTTGTTGCTCAATTCAGAGATTATGTTGATAGTTCAATAAAACAAGGAACTGCTACTTTAGTTTCAAAATTAGAATCAATAGGATTTGAAAAAATGGAGGCAGAACAATAATGTCACTTTCAACAGAACCAATTGATCCTCTGGTACTAGAACAGGCATGCACGAATTGGATAAATCAGTTTATTTATCCAGATGAGACTTATTTTCTTGGATATGTTTATTATTCGAAGGATAAATTCCGTTATTACCATTTTGCAGATTTTGTATCAAAATTCGGGGTACAATGGCGATGGAAAATGGTGGATGATAACCCACAACGGAGGAAAATGAGATTTTATTATAATTCGTATTGTAAAAAGATTTTTCTTCCGGATTTTCCAGAAGATTTAAAAGATATGAAGTTGATTCCCCTTGTGATGATTGAAATGGGAATACCCTATTTTATAGCGAATAACAAACTCATATTTTATAGAAAGAATTTTAATATCAATGCAGTAGATTATAGGTTCATTTTAGAGAATATTGGGAAGACCATAACTACGACTTTAGATTTGAAACCTAATAAATTATACTTTAGAAATCTCAATATCCCAACATGTGTATGGGATCAGGATCGTGATGTTACGATGTTTGAAGATGAATCTGATTATACTCAATTTGTGTTCAGCCCTTATTTTCATAAATTTGAATATTCGAAACTTCCTATTGTTGAGACTACGTCAGAATCTGGAGAAATTATCAAAAAGCAATCCGTTCTTAAACTCCGAATTGAACACGTCAATAAGCGTGGGTTAGTTGTTCTATCAGAATGTAGGAAGGGTAAGTATTACCAATATTCGTTGCCTCCTCGATTTGTTATTTCAAAATTAAAGGAAATTGGATTATGAGTTATGAAGGATTCTTATTCTCTCAGGATAGAATCACTCCGAATAAACCAACGGATTTCCCTGATTACGAGGACTTAATAAAGTCTTGGAATAGAAATTGTATGATATGGGGCGTAAATGGTCAATATGGATTTACTGAATATTCAGAATCAAAGAATGAGGAGGATTCTGATATTTTGCGGAGTTTTGATATTTCGAGTTCTGTTGCAATGAAACTAATTGAGGAACTTGAATTAAAATCTTCTCCATGTTTTAAGATTGGGAAAATCTGGTATAATAATAATTTTAGAAAGATTGAAAATGGAAAAACCTAAACCACCTTTAAATAAAATACTTATTGAGAATAGATTTGGTTGGACTGGTACTTGTGTCAATTGCCATTCCAGTCTAATAAAAATTGGATTTCTCGGAATATTTGGAGAAATACTCTGCATCAATCAGGAGTGTCCAAATAGTGTTTCCAGAATGTCAAAAAAGAAGGATTACTATAATGTATAATTTTGTTAGAATTTGTTCCAATCCTTTATTTGAGTATAGTACTCGTGTTAGTTTTGTATCCAAGGATACAGATTTCATTTTGGTTCAAACTTCAATGACATCTATTCTAGTAAAAGTTCCAAATATTGGTAAGCATTTAGAATTAATTGTTTCTTCTAGTGATCCTATAAAAATATATATCCAGAATTTAACATACAGTCAAATATTTCAAATTATTCAAAATTCAGAAACTAAATATTGTAATCAGATTTTAGATCAGATTGTTGATTATTTTAAATATATTGCAATGTCTGATTTAAGATTCCAATTAGTAGAAGAATCTACTCACTCGTTTTTATTGTCAAAGACTCTTGATTATAAAAATGTAAGTGAAACATTTTATATTCTTTATAAGAATGCCACGAGAGTAGCACAGTTTTCCTCTAGAGTGGGTACTGAGAATGAAGAAAGATTGACAGTTCCAGATTATCGAATATTCGAATTATTAGATGCCATAAAGGATCAGGAACGGTATTGGAAATGTCAGATTGACAATGAAGAGATTTTCGAACGAGACTCGGAAGACGTAGAGGAAGATCCAGAACCCAAGGACTTACTATCGCAGTTACAAAACCAACAATTCCTAGAATTGGTGAGAATATTTTAGATTTAAAATAACAGAAACGTTCTCCACATTCTAGATTTAGAATGAATAACAGTAAGGAATTCACATGACTTCAAATCAAAGAGATTTTGCTTGGAAACATTATGATAGGGAATTAAGTATCCCAAGTCATAAAATTCGTTACTTATTAGTGGGTTCAGGCGAAACAGGACAACAAGTTCTTATTGGTTGTTTCAAGGGGATAAAAAATTCTGGATTAGAATTGACGGATGAACTGTTCAATATCTTCGTAGACGTTCTTCAATATAACCTCGCAGATAATCCAGATATTGAATACGAATTCTCTTCGCGAGAATGGACAAGCATTCAAAAGATAAGAACTTCTATGATAGAAAACAATTCGATTAAACTCTAATTTAGGAGAAGATCACAAATGCTGATATTGATACTGATAGTGGTGATCGTTATCGGATCAATTGTTGATTATTTGCAGGGAAAGGGGAAAATGTGATTTTTATTAATTTTAAGGTATATTGGAACTAATGAAAGTATTATTCAAACCAGAGAAGGTTCATGTCCGGAGTTTTAATGTTTTAGACTTTTCAGAGAAAAATTTTGTCAAGGACTCTGAAGTAGTTGTGATGGATGACCTCAAAGAATTATCATGGACTGCTCGTGATCTTAATACTTTTAACTTTAATGATTATATTTCTGATTTTTCTGTTGTTTTAGGATTGAAGGATCTTCACTCTCTGGTAGAAATCTTTGAAGATATCGAAAAGAACGAAAATACTCATAATGTAAATCCCGAGGGAGCAGAGAGTTTCATAGGTGTGAACATTACGAGTTGGCCACAAACTGTTCATTTCAATTTCCTGCGATATCGAAGCATTGACGTAGAAGAAGATTTTCAAATAAAATCTAAAATTGCAGATTTGAAGAAAATAAAAATTGAATGTGAAAAATCTATTAGAATGAAAACTTCGATTTTATCCGATATCAATAGGAAGTTACAGGAACTAGGGGATACGGAAAATGAATCCTGAGGATATATAACAGCTATCGTATTTATTACACTTCCAGTAGGGATTTCTGGATTTGAATGGCCACTCAAAAAATTTACTATCACTCAAAAAACTATTTATATTCAATATGAATCCCCCTGAATTACAATTCAGAATTTTAAAAGATATTTCTTCTTTGCCGGAAGACTCTGGTTGGGAAACTATAGGTGAGGTACTTTGTAATGACGTACTAATCGTAGAAATAACCTCAGGCATATCTTATGATAGCCCTGGAGTGCAGTATCGAGTATTTGGGCTTGATTCTTCTTGGGTTTATGGTGATGAATGTTGGGTGAGGCTCAATTCCATTGAATTGATAAAAGAGTATTGTATTACGAATTTTGCTAAATTTTATAAATATTTTTATCCCATTTTTAATTCAGAAAAAACTATATGACTTGTATTGTAGGATTCGTAGAAAAGAAAACCAAGAAGGTAATCATTGGGGCTGATAGTATTGGAATATCGAATTATTATAATAAAGTAGTTCGTAAAGATTCTAAAGTATTTTTCGTAGATTCTTTTTTAATTGGATGTACTGGTTCATTCAGAATGGCTCAGTTGTTACGATTTTCTTTGAAGATTCCTCCAATATCTACGAAAGACTCTTATGAGTTTATGTGTACAGATTTCATTGATGCTGTACGAGAGTGTTTCAAAACCGGAGGATTCATACAAAAGTATCCCAATGGTGATGAGAAAGGCGAACCATTTCTTGTTGGTTATAAGGGAAGATTGTTTTCTGTCAATGAGGATTTTCAGGTAGGTGAAAATCTCAATGGTCTCGACGCTATAGGTGCTGGATTCGCCTATGCCCTAGGTTCTCTTCATTCTACCAAAAACACCAGCCTATCCGCAAAAGAACGAGTCAAATTAGCATTGGAGGCATCAGAGGAATACTGTTCTGGAGTATCCAAGCCATTCAACATATTAGAAATATGATATTCCTTCTAATTTTTACTACTATATTGATAATATATTTCAATATTAGTTTAGTTGTTTTCTTCAATGTTTCTTTTGTTCAGTTCTTTTGTTATGTTTTGGATCGTTACTTACAGTCTCTCAGGGACATAGTTGGCATGTCAATTCAGAGTCATATTTCGTTCAATATGCGAGGACAACAATAATGGAAAATTCTTTAGAAAAATTTCAAGAAAATGTTCTTTCTTTAGTACGAGAATTCAAAGAGAGCGTAGAGGAACAGTCTGAGTCCTCGGTTTCAGATACGTTGATCGTCATAAGAAAACGACATTTTGATCATTTACTAAATGATCTTTATTTTCAGATAAAGAATTATGATGGTCTTCAATCTGAAGAAGAAATCCAATTCATCTGATATAATTCCCAAATAAATTTTCTCTTAGTATTTTAAGGGTTATTCAATGTTCTGGTTTCTTTTTCTTATTTGGGTTGGCGCGATTCTATTTCAAGCAGTATTCGAATCCGAGGATTCAAATTTACCTTATTAATATAGATAATTATTTATGACTATTATTGAAATGTTGAGTTCTGCTCGATTTAAAATCGAAGGGACTCCAACGGAGAGAGTGGAAGCGTATCATCTTGTTAAAAGGTGCATGATACTGTTGGCTGCGGATTATCCTGCTAAAATGGATATTCCCGACAGGGACTTAGAAACAATTGAGAAAACAGATCATATTTCTACTTTTAAATCTGAGACGAGACCAATTCAAGAACCTCTTCGAAAGAGAATCCGGAATTACCTTTCTCAGTTTGCAGAGTTTCCTTCCTTATCAAAAGAAGCACAAGAATATTCTATCTCAATACTAGAAACACAGTTCCAATGTGCAGAGTCTGGTTCTGAGTTGTTACTGGAATTAGTATGCCTACATGACAGATCAAATCCAACAAAAGAAGTTTTAGAAGAGGTAGGTAAATTATTTCAAACAATCAAAGAAACTGGAAATACCCCTAGTATTTAAATAATTGGAGAGGGGAACAGAGAACATTCTCATAAAATGAGTTTGTTCTCTTTTATTTTAGTAGAGATTGTACGTTCTTGTCAGTATTATTATCACATTAGATTTTATGGAAAAACCTACAATACGAAAGAAATATGCTCATGTTCAACTCGAGCATAAAAACTCTGATGGTTCAATAGTCCATTATACCAAAGCAGTGGTTGGAGTTGATGAACTTCATAACTATAAAGGTTGGCATATAGAAGGATATTATTACAAGGCAGAGGACTCAGATTGTTTCACAGAAGACATATTGGAACAATATAAGGATAAGTACGAGTTCTTGAGATTCATGCCTCCTGAGCAATTAGCAATAATAGAACAATTGTTAGATCAAACTAATCTCTATTCTTATGCTGAAGGCATGGCTGTAGGAGCAGCAGAAGAAAGATTTCAACAATATAGAAATCAATTATCAAAGGAATCTAATGCGTAAAGTATTTGTGATTCAGGTAGTGTCCTGTTCTCGACATTCTTCTCTATATCTTTCTAGAAAAGCACAAGAAGGGGATGTTTCCATATCTAGTTGTAGAAGTGATAAATGGGTAGAGTTTACGGATTATGCTGCTAAGTTTGACACTGTTGAAAAGGCAGAAGATTTTATTGAAAGTTACTATAGTCAGAACCCTATATATAATTTCTATGCATCTGATCAAGAATTTAGTGTTGTTCCAATTTATGTAAGATAGTAGATTAAATGAATACAGTGAAAACAGAATTAATAGGTCAATTCTTTGATACGTCTCAGAATTCTAAAATTGTAGAACCATTTGTAATTTCTTTTCCAGACAAAGACAGTAATTGTGATATAATAAAATTTGTAGTTTCTGGAGAAAATAAAGATTCGTACTATTGTCTCATTTATGAGAATTTTGAATATAGAATACCTTTACCAGAAGGTAATTGGGTAATTATGAATCATAAAAGATATTCAGATTTTATTTCTGTTTCATTACGAAAGTTGGAAAGAATTAAGACTCAGAAAATAGTACAAGAATTTAAGATACCAATAAATCAGAATATTGAGTATTCTACTTTAAAGGAATTTTCATCCTCGTGTTTTGTCCATATTTATAAAGATTATCGAAATGGATTGAAAGTTTTAAGTATCCGAGAACATTCACCTGAATCCGATTTAGAATTTAATGAGAGATTGGAAAGATTGAAAAAATATACTCGTGTTTTAAACTTTCAAAAGGGGAAATAAAAATTATGGAACTTACTATTGTAGTCCCGAAGGACACAAAATATGTTTGCTTACGAGAGGATGAAGAAGGTTCATATTTTTGGGCAGAGAAAAGCCGTGAGCTCACAGGGGATGGATATTTCCATATTATCCTACCTCAAAAGGGTAATTGGATTATTAAAAATGTTATGGGACGTAATGTTACAGTAGTTACCACAGAACCCAAGCATTACCTTCTTACTGTTCATGACATAACTTTACCTATACATTCAGAAATAACAATCTCGTTTTTGAATACTTTAAATATTGAACCAACAGATATCATTGATATAGATGTCGTTGTTCGTTCTAATATAAAGTATTTAAGAGTCAAGAGACCAATGGTAGAAACGCAAGAAGAGTTCAATACTAGATTATTAAATAATCATGAGTATATTTTCTAAAATCATGGAAAGATTTTCTAATTATCCTCGGTTCGAAATTCCTGGTAAAATAATAGGAACAGAACCCACAAATAAAAGAGTTCCATTTCATGTATTGATTCCAGAATTACTTCAGCTCGGATTTGAACAACAGATTCACAATGGTATTGTTACCTATGATAAGAAATTTGGAAATGGTTTTATTCTAATGTATAATCCAATTGATCCAGAAAATGTGTGGGTATTGAAATATCAAGATAAATCAATACCTGCAATTATTGAATCAAAAGTAGATATACATATATATATTTCGGTTTTCTACTTTTTAGACCGATATAATTTAAAATCTCAATGATTAAAACAATAATTTCAGAATTAGTTGCTGTTCCTCTTTTGTCACCATTAGAGAATGTTAAATCTCTCAAGGATGGATTAAGTTATTACAAAGAAGCTGATAAGTTTTGTTGTAAAATTTTCGGATATTCTTTTAAAAATTTTCAGAGTAGAAGTTTAAGAAATTTATTGCTTTCTGCGAAGTTTAGTAACAGAATGAAACCTGTTTATTATACTTTGAATACGTTTGATAAAGATGGAGATTTAATATTTAATTCTGAAGAATGTTGCAAAGTCTGGGAATATGATGACGACAACAAAGGTAGTATAATTGGCACTTTCATTATTTCAGATACTCCTGATGGGAGGATACTACGAGAACTTTTAGATTCAAAAATTGAACTTACTTTTTATGCTAGAATAAAATTTTATGATTATTACGTCGTTCCTGAAATAAGTTCATTTGGAATTGGCTTAGAATTAATACAACATTAAATTATGGATTCTTATTTTCTTGGGTATTTTCATTCTAAAATGGAGTTATTGAAACTCATTTGTTTGTTATCAGTTATTGAATTCATAGGTTCTATTATTTTATTTCAATCAACATTCCTAATTGAAATACTAAATGTTTCTTTTAGTATGACGATTCTCCTTTGTATTTTGAATTTTTGGAGTTTTCGGAGTCATTGTAGAAATCTACTAAAATTAGGATCTGGTATGAAATTTACATTTTTAGAAACGTTCGATTTCCTTTGCTTGATATTGTTCATTTTAAATTCCATTGTGTTTGTATTCAATTTTATTGCTAGTAAATAATGATGATACAAGAATTAAAATGGTTTTCCGTTCATGAATGTCTTCCAAAGGAAAGAGTTCAGGTCTTAGCCCTGAAGCGTGATGGTACATATTGCGTTGCACGTATCAGCATTGGGATAACAATAGCACAACGCGAGAAGATGAAATTAGGACAAATACCTTGTCCTCATATTGAGCACCCAATCGGGATTGATAGTGTTACTGGAAAACCCTTATATGAAAATGTCCCACGTTGGAAAGTTGAGAAGTTTTGTGACGAACATGTTGGGAATTTCAAGCCATATTCATGGTGGGTAGAAGGCAATGAGGAACAAGGGACTTCCATAACATATTGGGCAGAATTAGCAGAACCTAATGACGTAGATCCTTTTGCCCATTCTACTCCTAAATTTTCTATTGATTTAACAAGCTATATTAGAACTTTTTAATACCATGGGTAATAATCTTTATTCAGTTTGTCATAAGTGCAAAGAAAAGATAATGCATTGGCGTGGAGAAGAACATCTGACGATTCTACCATTTTATCATGAACACAAAAAGTGTTTGATGGAAGACATCAATAATGTCCAAACAGTAATGGATAATGTTGAGTATCAAAGATCTCAAGAACCTTTTTGGATGTCCAGTGATGGTGGATATAAAACAATTAAAAATGAATTTTAGAGGTTAAATGAAAAAGATTTCAATATGTATTGGTTGGTATTCTTTTTTAAATCTATTTGCTTATACTTTGGTTTCTTTTCTGACTGGGAATTTTGACTCTTATAATTGGGGTATTGGAGTGAAGGTCATATTCATTATAATTTCTATTCTTATATTATTACCTATTAGTATTGTTCCAGCTTTAACAATTTCAGATGAGTAATTATTACGATGATACAAGAGACTATCTTTGTTTTGATGATGTTGATGGCTCAACTACTTTTTATTCCAGATTTCAATTTTATTGTGCTCTTTTCTTCTTAGCCGGATTGGGTTGGATACTTGGAATATTTTTATCCCTGCCTCTTTTTATTATTTATAATTTAATTTTTAAATGAAATCTAAACAAGTAACTCTCTATTTTAGAAAGTATGATAAATGTTATAGGATTTCTAATCTAAAATTAGGGTTGATATTTTGTTCTATTATAGGTTCATTTTTTATACTAGGATTATTGTTTAGTTTTATTGTTATTTTCTCACATTCTAAATAATGATTACATTCTTTTTCATAGTGAGTTCTGTTGTTTTCTTGTGTGGGATTATTTTAATTTTCATAGCAAGAAAGCAAATGAAGGATTTTCGTAGAGAGAAGAATAATGTGGAAGACGTAGATTTATTAGAAGCTATAAAATTAAAAATGGAAACCTATTTATCTGCCTCTTTTAAAACAGGTAGGGATAATGCATGGTTAATTTCTTTGGAATTTAAAGAAAATTATATAAATATCCACCATTATCCTGATGCTTCAGATGATAAATATTACATTAGTATAAAGAAAATCTCTAGTAAACATGGTTCAGAATCCCACGAAATAATAAGAACGACCAAGTCTGTTGTTCTGAAATTGCGAGAAGAATGGGAACGAATAAACAAAACAAGATTATTTCAATCATTACCCTTGGAACATGAAAGATTATCGCAGTTTTAATGATTACACTGTAATCAATCCTAACGGAAAACGTTCCTATTATTCTAGATTTATTTGGAATTTGTGTTGGTGGCTGGTTTATGGTATGGGTATTATTGTTGGTTTAATCTTATCCAAATTCTTTAAATTATATGAATAAAATAAGTAAAGAAAAAAGATATGTAATGATTGAGGATTCAACTCGAGAAGTGTTTCCAGTTTTCTTTTCCGATGATGGTGTTTTGATTGTTTTCAAATTGTTTGAAGGTAGAGACTGGGATGCTATTTGGTTAGATTCTTATGGTAGGTCTCTTACTGGAACAAAGGCACAATATATATAAAAGAAATGGAATCTCATCGAGCATGGACTCCAAATGAAGTTCTTGTTGGTGCAATAGTTCGGGGGAAAGCATCAGGAGATAGGTACGTAATCACCGGAGTTCAATCGGGTAAGATTTATATTGGAGGTAATAATGAGTATCTACCAGGAGAAGTGTTAGAACAATTTGAAGTATTTATTGGAGGTGACTGGAAGCCCTGTGGATTTATCAATATTTTAGAAAAATAAAATGAGTTACCTTAAAGCAGAACGAACATACAAATGTTATGAAGACTGTAACCCACAGGAAGGATGTCCAGGTCATAAACTTACAGTAGAATTCTTTTCTGCTTCTCCTTGTTATTTAATACTCGATGATGGTAAAAGTATTTCTGGATTATGCCCTAACTTAATGGACGCTTTAATTGATATATTAATTGAATTTGGAGAACAGAGAGCAGATGTTGTACAAATAATGAGGAAAACAAAATGATGAAATCTTATGTTATCAGGAGTTTAGTTTCAGAGACTGGATCTGACTTCTTTTTTACTGGTGTAGGTTATGATGGAAAGGTTAAATGGACATCTGAGCCTGCATTACCTTTCCCTACTCGAGAATCCGCTGATGAGTACCTGCGAATAGCAACACAGGAAAGAATGTGTGAACTTGTAGAAATCTATATTGGTTATGTTGGAGTTCGGAAACCCGATGGATCAACAGGAATATTAAAAGTATAATATATATATAAAATGATAACATCTTCTTTGAATTTTACTACTATTTTCTTGCCGATATCACTTGTGTTGGTAATTATTGGATGTGTTTTAATTTTAAAATATATTAGATCGCAAGAAGCATCTCAACAAAAGGTTCTGCAAGGTTTTCTCTCTAAATTAAAAGATCCAGATTCGATTGTAACAAAATACGAATGTAATTCATATTTAGAACTCAGTGTTAAGTATGAGGAGAATGCGAGTTTCTGCATTGTTTGCCCTTATGATGATTTTACTTTACCTTCCTTGAAAATTTCTACTTATCACCGTCCAGATTATATTGATATAAATGTAAAGATTAATAGAGAATTCACCGATGAATTCCGTAGGGAATATGAAAAATTTAGTAGGAGCAAAGACTAAAAGATTTTAGATTTGCTGAAAACGTTCTATCATAGGTGTTATTCGAATATTTATTAAAGAGTATTGATATGGTCAAAGCAAGTGAACTTGAACAATATATTATTAAAAATAAGGCAGAGGAATTCAAGCAATTTATAGTTACTAATAAATTAGAATGGTATTATCATCGATATTTAGATGGGGTGTTTATTTCTATACCTCTTAACCTGTTAGGGGATTGGAATAAAATAATTTCTGATTACTTTGTTACTAATTCTGGACTAACAGTTGAGTTAAGAAATAATTATCTATTTTTATGGACAAAAGATATTCTTGATTGTTTGGATATTGATCCAGCGGAAATTTTTGGTTTGGATTATGAGAAGCATCTTTTGAAGAAAGACTAACTATGAATGCCAAAGACCTTTTGGATAAGTTTGATAAAATTACAAAGACCAAGGATAAAGAAAGACCATTATATTACTTACTGCGAGCATTTGAATCTGAAGTCCAAGTGATCTTAGAAAAGTGTGGTATAGAGGATTTTCATAAGTATTTTCGAGTTTCTAATGTTACAGGAAATCCTAATATTGATCTCGCTATTTGGGTATTGTTAAGTGAATCTGGATTATTTTGGGACTTAGTATTTTCAGAAAATGGTGATCAGACCTGTTAAACCAATATTTACACAAGAGGAGATAATAAATGGAAAATGACAAGAAAATAATAAAATATGATGAAATCTTTCAGTATGCTAATGAAATATCCAGTCGTATATTGATTAAAGATTTACCACTAGAAAAATTCTTACCAGATGATGTATTTTATTTTTCTGAAGTCGGAATCATTGTTTGGAGACCTCGCCTCGAAACCGATGAGGAATATCAGGAAAGAATGGTAAGCAATCAAAAAATGGAAAAGAGAAATAGAGAAGATAGATATAGAAATTACTTAGTTCTCAAAGCAGAATTTGAAGGAAATTAAATGTCATTATTGGAAGTAGAATCTCGAAAACTTAATCCAGGTGGATTTACTGTTAGAATGTTAGAATTCTTAAATGCAGTTGATCACTTATGTTATTTATATCACTATGAAATATATCCAAATACAAAACAACCAGAAAATGATTCCCCCCATCCAACCTTATTGGTAATGAGCATGGAAGGTGATCCAGGGGACAATGCTGCCATCTATAGAATAGATGGAGACGGGGATTTCAACTTTGGCGATTGGATCGCGGATTATTACCATCATCCAAATGAAATTTATAATAAAGGTTTTACAATTTCTGAATTGTCTTTGTTTGATTTAAATCTTGAACTAAAAGAAACTCAAAGAAAATTAAAAGATATTGAGGAAGAAATCGTTCGTCGTGAATCTGAAGTTAATTCAGAAGTATGGAAAATTAAATCTATAGATAATAGTGAAAATCATTTAAAATGACACATCAAGAATACTGTCAAGAACTTCAACGTTTGGTTGATGAAATCCAAGGACTCATCAAAGAACAACAACATTCTCAAAGATATTTTTTTGTAAAAGACGAAAACGGAAATGAAGAGTTCCTAGATGAGCAGGGGAACAATATGTTTCCAGAAGGGATAGAAGCAAGAATTGCAATTCAAAATTCTTTGATAGAAAATTAATAACGAAAAATAAATTTTGTTATTGTTAAAATTTTAGAGTTATATAATTAAATCATTTACTGGCTCGATATTTCCTCCGCTATACTCCTGAATACGTTTTGAGTAGTAAGTGATAATGAATCCCAATTGAGTGAACTGTGCTGTAAGTTCCTTGATTGGGATTTTGTTTTATCTGATGTTGTACGTTCTCGGGGTAGCAATTGAAAATTTTCAGTTCTCAAAGGTTCAAACATGACAGCATCAACATTGAATCCAAAATCTGTTACTATTGTTGAAAATTGGTTTAGCAAGAACCAAAGAATCTCACTTTGGAGAGAAGAGGATTTTGGGTATCTTTCTAAGATTGTTGTTTGGGCATGTAATGAAGAAACTCAAGAAAGAGTTTGTTTAAATTCTGATCAAAATTGGAAAGCATTTTATGAATGTTTATCATTTGGATTTCAGAACTATTGTAATGGACTCATTAAAAATGACAAATTTGGTATCATCCCTGATGAATATAGAAAATTTGTTACATTGGTTAATCCTGCAATAATCCCAAATTGGTAAATCATTATTGAAATCTATGTTCTTAGAACTTATATAATACTGGACGTTCTTCTTGTCCTAATGTTGTTTTACTTATTTAAAATCAAACATGCCTAACGTACTAGATGTAAAAGAAATAACAGTTGAAAGACTCCAGTCAGAGTTCTCAGCCGATTCGGGTTATGCTGCTATCCATTGGGCAGAAAATCAATATGGGGATTATCCACGACCACCAAAGAAACCAACACCTCCAACTAAAGGTGTGGGGCAATTGAGTTCAGAAGAATTAAAATCTTTTACCAAAGAAGTTGAATCTTATGAAGCAGCATATGAGGAATATAAAATAAAAAGAGACGCTTATCAGGAAAGAGAAAATCAGATACAATCTGTTATTACTGAGTACATAAAACAAGAATCCGGACTTTACTCTATTCCAGAAAAATATCAATCAAGAGTGTGGAATCTGGCATATGATACAGGGCATTCTGATGGGTTTCATACGGTATTTGATCAGTTGTGCAAATTCGTCAGTATTTTTGATTTATAATAAATTATAGGATAATAAAATGAAAGACGCAGAAAGTTCAACAAATGATTTTGACTCTGCCGATATCCCAATTAAATTTCTGGAATGGGTCAATGCTTACGTTTCAGACGTATCAACTACGCGACGATTTGTAGCTCAGTTGACAAAAGTTGGCGAAAACCTTGTATGGGTAGAGTGTGGGGCATCACGAGGATCTCACACGTCACCAAAATTTTATGATGCAAAGGAATTGTTCCAATTGTTTCAACAAGAAGTTTTAGGTGCATTTTCAGAACTTGATCCAATCCCAACATGGGTTTCAATACGGAAACGGCTTGAAGCCGTGCCCGATGACTCGCACTATAGTTCAACTCGAAAAATAATAGCGGAATTGGAAGCCCTGCGAATTTCCCCACCAGAAAAACTGAATATCAAAACTGTTTCTGGAAAGAATCTTGCTGCATACAAAAGCAGAGTAGCTCAATGTGAAGCAAGAAACAATCAGATCAATACGTTGTTGCGATCAGTGGTAGAATTCATGGGAAGAATGGATTTTGTTCCACCCGCCAATAGAGCAAAAGTGTGGGACATGGCTTGGGAACGAGGTCACTCGGAAGGGTACTATCGGGTGTTTGAAGAACTGATTGATATAACATATCTTTTCAAAGTATAGTACAAGTTCTTAAAATCCAAACATTTCAGGAACTCCGGTTAAGATTCTTTTAGAATTTTGAATCGGAGTTTTCTTTTTATAGAGTGTTAGACGTTCTTTGATGGGTAGTAAAAATTTAGCAACATCCAATTGAGGCAATCCAATGAAATCCAAGAAACCTAAAGCTGTAGTAATGGAATCTTTGTACCAAAATAAAACGGATCGTTGTTCTCTTTCCTCAGAAAGAAATCCTGAGGTTGTTCGGTTTGAAAATGGGGATTATACGTTCAAAGGAAAATCTATCACCGAGGAAAAATTCAGAAAAATGTTGGAGAGTGAGGAGTTGTTTTGGATGAATTGGGAAGCAAGATATCTTGTCAATCATGATTTTGATTACGATGCTCTCTCGGACTATTTGACAGATAAACGTCTCTATGCTGAATACTAATATATCCGATTAATAATTCTGGGGGAATTACAATGTTTAAATCTAAATTAAATTTCATCTTTGATGAAGACGCGTTACCTGGAGAACTTGTTATTTTCTTGGTAGAGTCTGAAGAAGAAAATATTTCGAGCCTCGTGGCTCAACTTCAAGCAGATGAGGATTTGAGGTCTGAATGGTTGATAGGCAATCGGTTACATGAGGAAACAATATGAGGTCACCAGATGAAGTTTCTATTATAAGAAACAAACTTCGAAAATTGGAAGATTCTCAATTACATCTTGTTATTTATATTCTTGAAGTTTATTTCAATAAATCAGAATCAATAGGAGATTCTTCAGAAGAAGGGAAGAAACTCTTGAAGGAACAAAACCTTAATTTCCCTGAAGGGGAAATTTTAGTAAAAGATATAGAAAAATTAATCAAATCGGAAATTCAAAGAAGGGGAAGATAATGGTAGAGATATTTAAGAAATTTGTCACAACATTGCAAAATCTGGTAGAAGAGAGTTATTGTGATTCTCTCGCGGGTACAAAAGTTTTTTATGAAAAGAACAATTCTGTTGCGCTTTTAACAGATGCAATAAGAACAGAGATTCAGGATCTTTTCATCAATCCAGAAGTTCAGGAGTCTTTTGGTTCGAATTTGAACCAACGAATTTATAATTTTGTTATAAAAGTCCCATTTGGGAATGGAAGTCAAACAGCAGAGATTTCATTATTTGGGGAAAATTATTCACAAGCAGAACGAAAGTTATCAAGAATCTGTTCTGATTACATAATAATATCCTGTAATGGTCTGATTACATAATAATATCTTGTAATGGAATGGAGTTAGATAGTGTTGAACCCTATCCTTTAGAGAAAATTGAACAACTTGCCAGATTCTAATAATTAATTCGATGGGGAAAGAATGAAGTTAGTTTTTACACAAACACGAGGAGGAAGTTACATTGCGAATAATAGCGTAACGACCTACACAATAGAAGAACGCAACGATAAATATACTGTTGATTCCCCGTTCTTTTACATTAAAGATAAATTTGATACTCTTTCAGAAGCGGAAAAGTATTGTCAAGAAATCGAAAATGAAGTCTTTGACAGAAACGCTATAAATACTGCTTTCAAAAAAGCAATTGAAACACTAGGTGGGATAGAAAAATTCTATAATTTTATAGCAGACAAAACCACAAAAATAGTATTGAGAGAGGATTGTGACACCTTTATCAATATAAAGTCAGATATAATCATTTGGAGTTTTAGTAATGATTTGATGCGTAGATTTAGTTATGAGGTATTAACTCATAAATTTTCTATGATAAAGGGTTGTGATATAGGGGAGTTAATATCAAAGGAATTTTTATATAAAGAAGTATATCTATTTCCAAAAGAAGACTCAGAGAAATCTGATGAAAACTAATCGAATTTACTGGGCTTCAATAACTACTTACATACTACAATGACTACTTTATATCAGGAATTTTCTTTTGTTTTCAAATCAATGATAAAAAATCCTTTGATGTGGGGATTAGTTATCTTGGCTGAATTAATGATTCTTTCCCAAAGTAAAGAATTATCTATGACAATCAAATTGTTTCCTCTCTATGTAATCATAGTGAGTCTGGTTGGGCAAACTTTTGGAAATTATCTTCACAATTATTTTCATGAAAAATGGATAACAAAGAAAAACTCAGAAGAATAGTAGCAATATTAGAGGAAGACCAAAACTATTATTTTCAACATTATAAGTATCCAACAGAGAGATTGGAAATATATCTAAAGATACTTTCTATTATTGGGGTTTCCGAAGATGTTGATTTGATGCAAGAGTCTCTTGAATTGTTTGGTCATACGAAGCCATTGGGTGGTAATGCAAGAGAAATCTTGAGGGAAGTAATGTTTAAGAGTGCTTCAGACGTTCCTCCATATCCTGGTGCTTAATAAATAATTTTAATTAGGTTCTGAAATGATTTTATCTGATGGAAAAATAACAATTCTTTTCTCCTCCGATGGAGCAGAAATTACTTTATATGATGGTAGTACCTTGCAACACTTCCTAAAGGTGTTCCTGACTCCGGAGCAGGTCGTAACTGCATTTTCGAGACAAAGTCACACGGATTGTGTTATCGAGGCATCTAACCTCGAAAGAGTAGGAAAACTGATGGAGTCAATTCCGTTTGTTTTTGAGATTACGAAAATACGGAGAGAATATTTATTACAGAGGGAACATATATCAGAAGAAGATTTTAGAGAAAAAGTAGCAAAAAAGTGTTTGGAAGAGATCAATACTCAGGGGTATTCTTCTGATTGGATACCGGATTTGGGCTTCCGTTCTCGAGATTCTCTTTTCGACATTGGCGGAAAAGATTTTGCCAAAACTACTTTACGTAGATGGAAATAAAATATTTAAATAATATGGATACAATATCAGGGGATCAATGTGGTAATCCAGATTCCTGCAAAGATTGTAAGTGGTATTCTAAAATAGAATCTATGGGGGAATGCCAAAACCCCCAAAACTTAATTAGAATAATGGGCATGGAATTCAAGCCTGTAGTTTTCTGGTATTCTCGATGTTACTTGTTTGATGAGAAATTATGAGGACTCTAAAGAAAGTTTTGATAGAATCAGTTTACGTAGAGTTCATACCAGAAATTTTAGAAGAGAATAAACTTTATATTTCTGTAGAATACAAGGTATGTTGTCACCTGTGTTTTTGTGGTTGCAAGACGTTATGTTGCTTACCATTGAAGCATAATGAGTGGTCGGTATCGGATGTCAATGGAAAGGTATCAATAATACCGTCAATTCTCCAAAGATTTGATTGTAAGTCTCATTACATCATAACAAATAATATTGTTAATTTTGTTTAACTCCTAATCAAACGTTCTTACCCTAACTATGAAAATTCGTTATGCTATTCAAAAAATAGAATTTGGAAGATCAAATGACTATAATCTATTTTATCCATTATATTGGAATAATATATCATATGCATTTGAACCAATGAATATCTATTGTCTTTTGGCTTCTCATGGAGAAGCCATTGGATGTCTTCCCGAAGCAACAAAACAATCCCATTGCAGTATTCAAGAAATTTATATCGAGGATTAAAATGGTCACAATCAGTTCTCCAGAGTTTATCTATAATGTATTGAATGTTATTTTAGGTTCTATTATTCTTGGGATTTTTCTTAAGAATTTCTGGAAAAGCCGAAAATTATCACTAGAGGAACAGCAGTTATTTGACAGGTTAGTTTCTAAATTATATGATGAATGTTCTGTGACTTATGTTCCAGCTACCAATCACTCAGATGAGTATGATTCTTGGTCAACAGATTGGGAGATTGCACTAAAAAGCAGCACTGATCTCATAGTTCTTACTCCGAGAGTTTTAGAATTTCAGGGAAACAAGATCATGGTTTCAAAAAGATTTTCTACTTCTTTCTTTAAGTTGGTTCAAAAGTATCTCAAATTAAATGCAATTAAAATGCTGGGATAATTTTCTAGTGTTTCAATGATATTGGATGAATCAAATTATGACTAGAATAAAAAATCTATTGAGATATCGAACAGGATGGGTTCTTTTATCTATAGGTGTATATGGAATTATTTGGTGGCTATTTTCATGGTTTATTACTGGAGAAGTCTTGTACATGTTTAGTACTCTTAAGGCGAGAGCAGTATTTTCCGGATGTATAGTACTACCGTTAGTTGTGTCAGCTTTTATGATAGATGACTACTATCATGACTATATTTGAATATTATAAATCTTGTTCTGATCAGATAAAAAGTAAGGGAACAGATTATAAAAATGAATCAGA